GTGACCCCAAAAAGTTAGACTTTTAAGCGTAGCAGTTTTATTGGCTGCTACGCTGTTTTTATGCAGCCAAGAGGCTAAGCCTGTATTGCACAGGACTCATCCATCCTAGTTTTTCTTTTATTCGTTGTTCGTTATAATACTTTATATATCGTTCTATTTCCGATTTCAATTCTTCATAGCTATAATAAACTACACCATAATAGATTTCTTGTTTTAATAGTCCGAAGAAATTTTCCATCACTGAATTATCGTGACAATTTCCCTTTCTAGACATACTCTGAAATATTCGTTCTCCTTTAAGGCGATATGAGTATGCTTTCATTTGATATGCCCATCCTTGATCCGAATGGAAGGTTCTTCGATAGGGACAATCAGATGTTACTTCTATTGCTTTTTCTAGAGCATCCATTACATTCTTGGTAGACGGGCGTTTATCAATACCAAAGCTTAGTATCTCTCCATTACACATATCCATAAATGTATCCAGATAAAGTTTGTGCATAGTCATATGTCCTTTAACATCAACTTCATAGTATTTAAACTCTGTTGTATCTGTGGTGATCTTCTGATGAGGTATATGTGTGTTAAAGCGTCTGCGAATTCTATTAGGCGCAACAGTTCCAACTTTTCCTTTGTATGAACTATATTTCCTACTCCTACGTGTAAATGAGGTTACCTGTAATCCGAGTTTTTGCATGATTCGCTGAACTTTCTTTTTATTGATAACATATCCCTGATTGCGAAGTTCTCCTAGCATACGACGATATCCGTAATCCTTGTGAAGTTTTCTAATTTCAAGGATTTTTTCTTCGATTTCCTTATCAGGATTTTCTCTATCAAATCTTTTTTGCCAATACATATATGTTGCTTTAGGCATTCCTGTATATGAGAGAAGATATTTTAGTTTGAACTGTCTTCGGAGGCTGCTGATGATTCGCGCCGTTCTCTCATTTTTGCTTCGTCCTCTAAACGCAGTCTCCTCAGTTCTTTTAAAAAGGCATTCTCTATCCTTAACTTAAGAAGTTCATCCTCTAGTTCCTTTACATGTTCTACACTTGTATCAACAGGAGATTCTACAAGTGGTTTGTTTTGTGTATTGTTATCTGGTTTATCCAATATTTTCTTTCGACCTTTCTTACGTGGCCTCAACGCATCAGGTCCAGCTGCTCGAAAGCGATTAACCCAATCAACTATCATAGACGGGTTAGTAATTCCTTCTTGCAGAGCTAAATCTTGATATGAGATTTCACTTGATAAATATAACTCTACAACAAAAAGTTTCTTTTCGAAAGAATATTTTACTTGTTGACGTGAACGTTTTAACCCATCATCTCCAAAAGACTTATAATTATCCACCCATAACTTAACTTTACTATGAGAAGGAACGCCGTATTGCTCGGCGAGATATTTATAACCGCCTTCTCCATTCAGATAAGCATTTACAACTTTCTTTTTAAATTCATAACTATATTTAGACATAAAAATACCGACCTCCAATCGTTAGATTTTTTGGTCTAACTTTTAGGGGTCGGTACACAATAACTTGTCCTTTCATTAATTTTATATTTATTCTTCGTAAATAATTCCAGTGTATTCCCATAATAATTTTGGACTAACATAAAAATCGTAATGAGATGATTCTTTTTCTTCATAACTACCATTTGGGATTGTTTTTTTAAATGCAACTCCAATCGGCAAAATCCCCCTTATTATTCCCTGCCGAATAAACTGCTGATCTTTTCCCATCAGTTTAGCAACTTCTTTAATAGGGATATTCTTACCTGAAAACTTTGGAAGAATATAATAGATTTTATTATTAAACTTATTAGTTTGTTCCTGTACTTCCAATTCCACCTCTGCTCACCTTTTCTAAATGCTCTACTTCCTCAAACTTAATCTCTGGCTGAATCTTATTAATTCTAAACTGACAGATTCTATCATTCTTATTAATTGTGATATCTTCCATAGCAATTACTGGTAACTTCCATTCATCTGTATCTCCACTATAGCTGTTGTCAATCACGGCAAAACTATTTGTCTGCAATATTTTAAAATTCTTATATGTACTGCTGCGTGGAACAATATTAGCTTCATATCCGTCCGGCAACTTCATTCCTACACCTAATGGAATCAAACGAAATTCACCTTTCTTCAAGTGTATTGTTTCTGCTGAACGAAGGTCAATCCAATTAGATTTACCTCCACCAATGTATTCCAATTTGTCAATTTCTTTGTCAAAATATTTAATCTTAATTTTTTGCATGTCTGTATATACATCTTCAACACATACATATCCACTTGTTTCGCACTTAGCAAGTTTAACTATTTTTTTTATTTCTTTAATAATACTCATTTTTATAAATTCTCCTTTAAATATTTAATATAGTTACTCCACTGTCCAATAGAAAAAATATATTCCTTTCCTTTTAAGCCTTTTAATTTCATATCTGCTTTTATATTCTCTATTGGATTCTTTTTTGTTGCTAATGTTTTAATAAAGTTATTCGTTATTATTCCTATACTTAATCGCTTGTTTTCAGGTATATTTGCTAATATATCCTTATAAGGTTGCAATTCTTCATCTGGAACTTTAAAGTCTTTATTTAGTGACAAATTCTTTGATGAAAATGGGCTTATATTAGCTCCGCTTGTCTTCGGTTTTAATAATGGAATAATTTTGTCAGAATCGGCATATTTAAATTTGAAGAGAATTTCTGAATCGGTTTCTTCTATATCAAAGATAATTGACTGGTCAATTTCGTTAATTGATTTTAGAATATTGTGACCTCTTCCAAGTGAAGGTATATATGCTTGTAAAACATCTCTGCCATAATGAAATACTTTATTACCATACATACAATCAATGTAACAATCTACATCTTCGAGATTTCCATTAAGTTTTCGTGTGAAATCTTTTGTCCATTGATTATATGGTACTTTAATACGGTAAATACCTTTGAATTTATCTATTATGTAACTCGTTATTTCTTCCTCCTTTTAGTATTAAAATACAATCTCAAATATAAAAAATTGAAATCATCATAATTGGTATACCGTCAATTTTTTATCCCAGTGTGCCATCCAATTGATAATATAATAAACCAAAAAACACTCATTCCGCATTCACCTCAATTTTCTTTTTTAATCACAATACAAGACCGTTTTATTCTGAGCAAGAGACTCTTTTACGTCAATGCATCTTTGGTTTTTTGAACCCCTCCACTTAAGCGTGAGATCTTTCTGCTCATCTATATATTCTCCATCTACAAGTACATTCACTAGCTTAATGATGTTTTTACGTTTAATCATTTCAAAATCTTTCTTCATATGATAATCAAACAAAACATCTTCCTCTGTAAAGTCGCTAGTAAGTTCATAATTCATAATGGAATTCCATGTATATCCAGTATATAACCAAACAGTTTTTTCAGGAAAAGAAATACGGATTTCCTTAATTAAATCTAAAACCACATCTAAATTCTGTTCAGCTAAACACTCACCACCGAGGAATGATACTCGTTTAATATATGGTCTATCAATTAATTTCATAAATTTATCTTTTACTTCTTCTGTCCATTCTTTCCCACCATTAAAATCCCATGTTTCAGAATTGAAACAATTTTTACAGTGAAATGGACAACCTTGGACGAAGAGGGAGACTCCAACTCCCTCTCCATTAGAAATATCCATAGATCTAATCTGTGCGTATCTCATTATAAATCCTCCGCAATATCTGTCATATGAACATATCTCTCCTTAATTTCCTGAGTACGTCCTTTTCCCCAGTAATTAGTTCCAATATATCCACAAGTCCTTCTTGCTACATTCATCTTGTCTTTATCTCTATTGTGGCAATTTGGGCATTCCCAAATAAGTTCGCCGCCTTCATCAATAATTTTGATTTCACCGTCGTAACCACAAACCTGACAGTAATCAGACTTTGTATTTTCTTCTGCATACATGATATGGTCGTAGATGAATTTATTCATTTCCAAAATAGCATCTACATTATTTACTAATCCATCTGTCTCAACATAAGATATCGCACCTCCAAGTGATAAAGCTTGGAATTCTGATTCTTTAGCAAGTTTATCAAATGCATTGATTGGTTCTTTAACAAATGTATGATAACTATTGGTAATATAGTTTCTATCCGTAATACCTTTAATAATTCCAAAGCGTTTCTGTAGACACTTTGCAAATTTATACGTTGTATTTTCGATTGGAGATCCGTAAATTGAAAATCCAATATAATGCTCTTTATTCCACTGGTCACATTTATCATTCATAAACTGCATTACTTTAATACCAAAATCATGACCTTCCTGTGAATCAATATGTGATTTACCAGTCATATATTTTACACATTCATATAACCCTGCATATCCAAGAGAAATACTTGCATATCCATTATGAAGTAATTTATCAATCTTCTCACCTTTTTCAAGTCTTGCAAATGCTCCATACTGCCATAATAAAGGTGCGACATCAGATAATGTTCCTTCTAATCGTTTATGTCTGCAAAGTAATGCTTTATGACATAATTCTGTTCTCTGTTCCATCAAATCCCAAAACTTTTCATAATCGCCTTCTGATGATAACGCTACATCCACAAGATTTAATGTGACAACGCCCTGATTTAGTCTTCCATAAAATTTATAATTACCATTTTCATCTTTATAAGGTGAAAGGAAACTACGGCAGCCCATACATGGGAAACAGTTGCCCTCTTTATATTTCTTCATAATCTTCTCTGAAATATAATCAGGGTTCATTCTCTTTGCAGTACACTTAGCTGCAAGTTTTGTTAAATACCAATAAGGGGAATTTTCATGAATATTATCTTCTTCTAAGACATAGAGAAGCTTTGGAAATGCCTGTGTGACATAAACACCTACTTCATTTTTAAGACCAAGTAATCTCTGATTAAGGAATTCCTCAATAATCATTGCAAGTTCTTTTTTATACTCTGTAGTCTCTCCAAGATACATGAATACACTCAAAAAAGGAGACTGCCCATTTGAGTTAGACATAGAATTGCACTGATAATTAAAAGTCTGAACACCATCTGCTACTTCTTTTTTGGTATCAGATTCTGCATATCTCTTACAATCTTCGTCAGAAAATCCCCATGACTTATATTTCTCATAGTATTTGTTGTAACTATCTCTTACAAATGGTGCTAAATGTGTAAGAGTAATTGTAGCCCCTCCATACTGAAGTGACGTAACACCAAGAATAATCTGAGTGGCGATTGTACAAGCAGTAATAAATTTATGTGGTTTTTCAATCATTACCTTGTTAATACAAGTACCATTCTGTAACATATCTTCAAGATTAATAAGTGAACAGTTACTCATCGCATTCATACCAAAATAATCAATATCATGGAAATGAATAATTCCTTCATCATGTGCTTGTACAATTTCTGGTGGAAGTAAAAATCTACGAGAAATATCCTTACTTACAATTCCTGCCATATAATCACGCTGGGTATTTAATACCTTTGAATTCTTATTAGAGTTTTCGTTATTCCAATAGTCGCTTTCTCCACTTAATAATTCTGTGATTTCTGTATCAATTGTATTTTCATTCTCTCTTTGGAATTCACGAATACTTCTATATCCCTCATATGCTTTTGCAGTAAGTCTCTGTTTCTTAGTAATCAATTTATCATAAACCATTGATTCAATATCAGAAATACTTACTTCGTCTTTGTCCTTACACTCTTCTTCAATCTCATTTGCAATGTCATCTGCAATCTTTGGTTTTACAATACCTGAACCATTTTTCATAGCTTTAAGAATTGCAGTTGAGATTTTTGATTTGTCAAAATCAACCTCTGAACAATCTCTCTTAATTACTTTTGTCAATATTTATATCTCCTTCCTCGATTTTGTTTATAAGTCCCTCAAATGACGATTTAAGATTTAAAGTTAGTTCTTTCCAGAGTTTACAATAAGCTTTTTCTTGTTCTAGCTCTTTTTGTAATCTATTTATTTTTCCATTATCTTCATTTGATTTCTGTACATTATCAGTATTATCTAACACTTTTAAATAGCCATAATACTTATATAATTCATCATAGTGTTTATTACTTACTCCTATAAATAAACCCTGTTCTATGCCTTCTAAAGTTATCATATAGATATCTTCTTTATTATACGTTCCCATTTATCTCCTTTCTCGATTTCACGAGAAATCAACCTTTCATTTGAATTTTTGTACCCTGAAACGCCCTATTTATAAGGGTTTCCTAATTTGCATCTTTTATTTTCACCTTCAATTCTTCTAATTTTTTGTAAAAAGAAGAATCGTATGAAGTTGGATCATTAAGAATCATTTTTGTCTGCTTGTTACAAATTAATTCAATAAGAATCATTTTGTCATCATATATTTCTCTGTTATGTCACGACTCTTCATGTCCAAATACATAAGCATCTCCAATTCCCATAATTTTCACCTCTTATCTAATAATATTGCCATTAACCTGTTCTTCGCATACAAGCGTTTTATGAATTACACCATCATCAATATTTGCATGTGTTTTAACTGGCTTTATGTGGTCAATACTATATTCTCTATTTTCAACTGTAACTGTTAAAAACTCATCAGGTTTATCTAATAATTCTCTTGCTAAACCATGAGTTGTTTTAATACCACTTAAATAAATTTTCCTACACCTTCTTTCATTGCATATAAAAATCTTTTATATATTCACATATATCTTTTACGCAAGAATCTGTTCTAGTAATACAACATTTAATCCATGGATGAAGTATTCTGTACCATCCTTTCTCATCATAAGCTATTACCGGAATATCGTTTTTATATGCTTCATAAATTTCAATTACAGAACCAATACTACTATTTAATTCTGTTGTATTTACAATAACAATGTCGCTACTACGAACTAAAGAAATATCAAAATTCATAACTTCTTTTTCATTCTGCTGTCTTTTCTCTTCAAAATTAAAATAGTCACACGGAGAAATGACATTTATTTTTGAATTAGTTGCATCTGAACAATCTTCTAAATTGTCCCTAAACATGTTTCTCCATTTGGTCATTTCTTCATATGTAAGTCCTTGCATTTTCCCAGCAAGGTATATCGTAAGTGCATTATTTCTCATTCTTATTCAATAACCTTTCATATTGTGTCACAATGTTTTTAACAACTTCATCAATATTAGAATTCCAATTGTTATAAATAATCTTATCTGCTAATAATTCTGCTTTATAAAAGTCACTTATATCAGATGTAACTCTTCTATCAGCTTCTTCTTTATTATCACCACGCAATGCCAACCGTTTCTTTATTGTCTGAATATTGGAAAAAACATAGATAATCTTTGCTGTATAATTCTCCTTTAAGACCTCTTTTACTCCTGTTGGTGTTAAAATAACAATAGTTCTATCACCAGAATTTTCATAACTTTCTTTAGAAGATCCATACTTCCATATACCATCGCTAGTCACATATTCCTGCCATTCTAAAAAGAATCCATTTTTTACTTTTTCGTTAAACTCATCATCTGAAATAAAATGATATGTTTCTCCATTTATTTCGCCTTTTCTCATTGGTCTTGTGGTATATGTAACATTTTCATGAAAGCCAAATTCAGATATTAATTTGTCTCTTATTAAATTTTTTCCACTACAAGTTTTCCCGATTAAAATTAACATTTCTTTACCTCAAGTTCTTCGTCCACAAATCAAATAATATGACCATCATTTACAACAATCCTTCTATTTTTATAGTTGTATCCATCAAGACGATCACCAATTGTTACATTATCAAGTTCAATATAATTTTCTTCATGCATAATAATATTCTCCCTATTTGAATTTCTCACAAATATGTGCAAAATATGCAACTTCTGATAAGTCATCGCTATGAATAACTACTCTAAGTGGATGAATTGCAATTGACATTACACCTAATAATGACTTTGCATCCACAATCTGTCGGTCATAAATTGCATCCACATCACTTTTAATGTGATAAGTTACTTCGTTAATAAACTCCTTTAATAATGAAATATTATCAAGATTTACAATATGCTCTTTACTCATTAGAATTCCTCCTTTTTGTCGTAAACAATTATTTGCGTTATCATACTTTCCCAATCTTCACATGCAGTAGAAATATCGCCTGTATATCTAACTGTTTTACTCAATGCTTTTGTATCAACAATAAATTCAGCCAACGAACCATCACTGGTACAAATATTATTAGAATCAGTATGAATATCAGCCTTACAATCCGCTAAAATACACGGAATGATTGTCCCGTCTTCTAATACTAAATCAATATACTGACCGATTTTTGTGGTATATGCAGAGCCAACCGCTATACAATATCTCCCATTTACCTGACGAATACCATAATTGCCGGTATATGCTATTTGCTGCATTTTATATTGGTCACTCGATTTTGATGTTATGGATTTGTAACTCATATAACTTTTAATTTTATTATAGGGGGTATTATATGATAAGTAGTCGGTTGGACTTTCTGAAATCAGTGATTTATACACATAAAATACATTTTCATCTTGCTCTATGCATACCCAATCTTCATCATAGTCATAATATTCAATTTCTGTATTAAATGGCTTTACCTCAACAACATAAGATTCAAGATTTGGCTCAACTCTTATATTTGTTGAATTATTCAAATAACCAATTTTTGTTTCGTTATTTGGTAATTCAATATAACTAAGTAATTGATTAATATTTGTTACTATTTCTGTGCCTATTTTTAATTCTTTTCCTATATTACTTTTATAATCGTGTCCCCAAACGGGGACGACAGGAAAAGATATTACAAACAAACATATTAGAACTGCTATACGTTTTTTCATTTGTCCTCCTATTTGAATGTTGACTGTTACATATTTATATTCTCTTTTTCTAATTGAAATTTCACCGAACCATTTTAATGAAATCTTTTTCACTAATAATTGGAATATTTAAAGATTTTGCTTTAGAATTTTTAGAACTTGTAGAATTAACATCATTATTAATTAAATAAGAAGTCTTTGAACTGATTGAACCTGATACTTTGCCACCATAACTCTCAATTTCTGATTTGAGTTCATCTCTATTTGCATAATGATTAAGCGAACCAGTTATTACAAATGTTAAACCTTTTAATGAATCATTAGTATTGCGATTACTTTTTGATTCAAATATGAATTCTTTTGACAATTGTAAAATATCAGAACAATGTTTTTCAAAATAATTATCAAGAGAATTAATTAAAGTATCTCCGATTCCAGGAATATATTTAAAATATTTTGCTCCTGTTAATGCCATCTGCTGCATAAAAATGTTAAAATTATAATCTACTGATTCTGCAATCATTTTACTTGCTGACTTACCGAGTAATGGAATTGAAAGACCATAAAGAAAATGTTCCAGATTAGTGTTACGGGATTCTTCAATAGACGAAAGAAGTTTTTCTACAGACTTTTTACCGAATCCTTCTAGCAATCCCATTTCATATTTATGATCCGAAAGATGATAAATATCTTGAATTGAATTAAGCCATTTAAGAGCAATAAACTTTTCAATTGTAGATTCTGAAAGATTTTCGATATCCAATGCATTTCGACTAGCCGCATGGACTAATTTTCCTAAAAGTTTTCCTCTACAGTCTAGATTTTCACACATAAGAACTTCCGACTCATTCTCTTTTACAATTCTTGTAGGTTGACCACAAATAGGACATTTGTCAGGAATGCTAAAATTACCACTCTTATCAATGCTATCATGTACTTTAGGAATAACCATATTTGAACGATAAACCCTAATTCTGTCTCCAATACCAAGCATCATATTTTTAATATATGTAATGTTGTGAAGTGTTGCTCTTGTGGTGATTGCACCATTCAGATTTACTGGCTCGAAAATTGCTACAGGATTGATTAAGCCAGTCTTTGAAGTATTCCATTCAATGTCTATTAATTTCGTTTCAATTGAATCATTAAATACCTTATAAGCAATACCATTCCTGAAATGATGACTTGTATTACCAAGTGATTTACCGTATTTAATGTCATCAAATTTAAATACTACTCCGTCCTGTGGTAAACTTTGTCTTTTTGCTTCTTCAAGAAAATAATCAATCGCTTCGTCAATTGGCATATCCGCTAATGCCAAATTAGCAAATGGAACTACGTCAAATCCAAGGTCAAGTGCCTCTAATAAAGAAACCGTAAAAGAATTATCTTTATATCCTTCAACAACTTCCCATGCATACCAAGATAGTTTTCTATCTTTTACAATTGAAGTATCTAAACTTGACAATGTACCTGCTGCAAGATTACGGCTATTCTTATATTCTCCGTTTGTATTAATCTCAGAAAAATCGTCCAATTTGATTAATGCTTCGCCATCAATTACATAAGTTCCTTCCTTATTAATATGTAAGGGAATATTAGTAAACTGTTTAACGTGTTTTGTCACGTCAGATCCAACTACACCATTTCCTCTGGATTCTGCCTGGAGTAAATCACCATCTTTATAAGTAAGACGTACAGTTAAACCATCAAGCTTTACAGAAGCCACAAGATTATGATTATTTGCAAATTTAACAATCTCTTCTGTGCTATGGCACTTTTCCAATGATAACATTGGTGTTTTATGTGTAACTTCTTTTATATTCTCCAATACTGTTGCGCCAACATTGTGCGTTGGGCTATTTGATAATACAATACCAGTTTCATCTTCCCACTGTCTGAGTTCTTCAAGTTTATTATCAAACTCAGTATCACTCATAATAGGCTGTCCAGTATTGTAATAAGCTTCGGAAGCTTTATTGAGTTCTTCGACCCTTGATGTAATATTAAATTTATCCATCTATATCCTCCTTTTCTCCACAATATTCTTTTAAATATGTAAGCATTTCTGACTCTTCTGGAAAGAAAATATCTCTATTCTTTTTACTCTGAACGAAGCCAAGAAAATTTGACATAAATTGACCAAAACGCCAATCTAAATAATATGTCTTCCATATTCTATTTAATTCTGATGTAAACACATCAATTCTTTCTGGATTCCTTATTATAATCACCTCCTATACTAAGAAATGAACATTTCTTTCGATTTTTTGTCCTCTAAAACCCTTATAAATCAAGGGTTTTCAGACTCGATATCATCAAAAATCACTGGAATTCTTGTTTTAAGCTCTTTTAACAGCTCAATAGTCACTTCTCTCATCTGTGGATGCGCTGTCTTAGGAACTCTAAGCTTAAAGAAGTTTCTCCATTCTCTATAGTTTGCAGTAATAGTAATTTCTGTCTTTGTGCTGTTTGGTAATACAGAACGAGCAATTTGTGGTGTTGCTCCCAACTCTAACATTCTCATATAATGTTTCTCTGCGTCTTCCATAGCAGACACCCACTCAGTATATACTTCTGTTAATTCCTCAGAAGACATATTTCTCATTTTTGTATCAAGATTCATACCAGGAGTAATATCAATGTATGCGCATTCTCCTCCGAATTTATTATTGGAGTAATTACAATAACGAGTTGATTCCTGTGCAAATGATGCAATTCTATGTCTAACTAACTCATGAGATACACCCCTATCAACTGTAAATTTCACAGATAAAGATGAATGTTCAATCATTGCTTCGTGACCATTTCTAATAAGCATACCAACAAATTTCTTTGCAGATTCACTATCTTCTGTAATACGATCTTCTGACTTATAACATACTCGTCCAATTTTTTCGATATGCTGTAACTCCTTAATTCCACCTTCTGAGATAGGTGTCAAAATTTCAAATCCTGCTCTAATTTTTTTCATGTTTTTAATCTCCTTTATTTATATATTTTGACTTCTAATGAAAGTCCAATTTACTCGTCTTTATATTTAAGATCTTTATATTCCAAATACATATTCGCTGCGAATACAATTATAAACATGAATACTAATCCGTATGCGATTGTTCCAGTAATAGCATTACTAAACGTAGCAATTAAGCATCCAGCAATCGTAAATATAAACACTACCAACATTTCTTTAATAGTTTCAATAAATGCTTTCTTAAATTTTCTTTTATTCAATTTTCTTCATCTCCAATCTTCTATAAAATCAAACCAGTTTCTTTTACTTTGTATACTTTTCCATTTTTTACGACAACCTTAAATGAAATAAGTGAATCACACGTTGGACAGAATGATATTAACTTTCCTCTTTCGCTTGAACCATATGTATATTCACCATCTTTTGCAGGTATTTTGTCTCCCACTTCATATTCTTGAAGCATACAGTTTGTCCATTTTACTTGATCCTCTGCTTCAAATATAGTTTTACAATTTGGACATTTTATTTTTCCCTTAACATAATCAAAACAACCCATTATCATATTCCCCTCCTTTCATTACCAATGTATTAAAATTCCCAAAAATTCATATCCATAATCTGTTTTAATATTCTCTCCATATAATTGATATCCATTATCTTTTAATGCTTTTATAACATCATCTTGTAGATTACCAACTTTAATACATGGATATCCATTTTTTGCCGCCTCAATCATTTTTGACCATATTTCTTCTAAAGATTGGTAATCACGATTATCGTTTTTTGCATCGGATATTTTTCTAAGATCGTTACGTTTTAACATAAAAATCACCTCCCATATTTAATTATTCTCTTTTCCAATTTGGAATTATGAGCGAAATGCTCTAAGATTTGATTTTGTTATTAAGTTATTTTTTACACAAAGTATAGCATTTTATTACTTATACGAATTTGAATTACTTCGTCCTTATATACAAATTTAAAATAATATATTCCATCATGTTCAAAAGTAATTATATTGTCATTATTTTTTAATAATAAAATTAGATTAAAAGCATATTCTCTAATTGCTTTTCGTTGCAAGAATTTGGAATGACTACGAATTTTATTACCTGTCCACATCCAACCATATCCAATACCTTCAATATCAATCCATGTATTATCGTCAGGATGTTCTTTAATCATAATAATAAAATTCCATCACATCAATATGTTTAAATTTGTTTATTATTGATAAATCTACTTTTGCTTTTGGTAAAACTACTGGTTCACAGATATTTTTATGTATTTGTTCTACAATCTTATCTAATGTCATACTTCTTATATCCAATTTCCTTCTACGATAACAGTTAATCCATTATTGATATTTTCCTCTTCGTCTTCCCATTCTTCAGAAGCAATTACCTTTTCATTTAATCTATAAGAATCTCCATCTAATGAAATTATTTTTCCATTTTCTGTTTTAAAATATCCAGCAAAAATACCATCTTCATCACTTATATGACTTATTCTGTACGATACATAATCATAATCTTTATTTTTAATCACTTCTTCAATAGTTGGATATGGTTCACTATATTTTTTCATTTTTAATACCTCTCAATATGTAATAGTTGATTTGCCAACTTCTTCACAAAATATAAGATAATCGTCAACTGCATTGTGAAATTCTTTTTCTAGTTCAAAAATGTCATTACCATGATAATTAACGAAATCGTCAGTGTTTATTATCAAACCATAATATAATATATCATCTGGTTTGTATTCAATACTTCCGACATATCCCTTATATTCTACAAATTGACCTATTTTCATTATTTTTCTCCTTTCACATGAAATAATGGATTCCTGTTATTTACATTTATATAATTTTTCTTCCAACTCTTCTATTTTCTCTTCTAAAACTTCTATTCGATTTTTAAGAGTATCATTTTCATCTTCTAATGAAGTAATATCACCATCTTTTTCCTCTAATTGCCATTCTAAATTCCAATATTCTTCGTCTATATGTTCAGGAATCATCTTATCCATTTCATAAGCCAAATCTTCATTAAAATATTCTCTGATTATTTTAGAAACATCTTCCAAATCTTTAACTTCTTCCCAGTTGTCATTTATTAATACCACTTAATCACCTCCTAATTCCCGCAAGAAAAATGGAATTCTTTTGTCACTTTAATAACATGTAAATCGCCCACGGATAATAGATATAATCTAACACTGCATTAAAAAGCAATTGGAATCTGTGGAATTTAAAATCTTCAATATTGTAACTAAAAGCTGTTTTTGCTTCTGATAGGTTTACACCTAATGACCATAAACAAGTGAATACCTGTAATGCAGACATTACAATAAACTCAGTTGTTTCAATTTTGTTTCCTAACATTATGTAAAAGATAATTAAGAATAGCTCCATAAAGAACACAGTCAATATTGCAGCTCCTTGTAGAGTATCGCTCGGTGGCTCTCCTTTATTATTTTCTTTATTTTTTGCGAGCTGCTTAATCATTCTCTTTCGCCACAATGTTTTACTTAATGCACTTGGCGTACCTTTAATTCTGAAAAACATCAAAATAAATAAAATTGTTAAAGCTAAAATTTTCATGTTATGTTATTCTCCTTCTAAAATCTTTTTTGGACAGTAAATAATCTTCTTGCCTGCTTTCTGTGCTTTACGAATTGTTGACCAAACACCACCTGATTTATTACCATCCCAAATTGCAAGAAGTACATCACAATGATCAATCATATATTGATCTCTTACATTATCACAACCTTTATAGAATTCATCTGATAATTCAACCCATTCATCAGCTTCAGTTCTTAACTTATTGTAATATTTATTAGATGAGTTGTAGTTTTTACATGGTAATATGCAATGTAATTTTAAATTTCTATTCTTCTCTAATTCTGGCGAAGCTGCTCTGTATCTCTCCTTAATAATACAAGTATTTAACCCAATTAAAATATCAGAGCCATTTGCCATACCACAATAAACATCAGACACATCAAGTATTTGATTAAAAATCCAATGACCAATTCTTGTCCATTTAATATCTAACTCATCTTCTGGTAATCCTAATCTCTGAGGTCTATGACCTGTTAATGCTACTCTCATTTATTACCTCCAATCTTCAAAAGAAAGTCGTTTTATTATTTTAATAATTTGATTTATTAATAAAACCCTTTTTCTGAGCACATAATAAACAATAGTTATATCTTCCATATATAGTGCAACCACATTTCCTACATTTGTGAGGTCTTTCTATTGCTTTCCCAAATGGTTGCCCAAGTTCAAAATAACATCTCTTACAATATGTATAATGGTCTTGGCAATATTCACCACATCTCTGACAATATGCCATTGTTGTCACCTCCTTAGAAGTTATCGTTTAATTGTCCTTTTTACTCTTTAACTTATTGAATATTTTTGAAAGATATTTCTTCTGCCATTTTGAAAAATTAACATTGTACATTTTTTCAAATAGTTCTATGCCATCTCTTTCAAACATTCTTTGATAAGACCATAATTTATCTTTTGCGTTTACATTCTTGTTATCTTTAAAATCATCACGCATTACTACTCCATCTTCACGAATAATTTTTATTCTTGAATTTGGACAACTCATACAATCGTCTACATAACATAATCCAAACGGATCATATTCTGCACATTTTTTTTGGTCACAAATTTTTATAATTAGTTTATATTCTGTACTTGCTCTATCGTCCATTATATATAACCTCCAAATCTTCCAAAGAAACTGTCGATTCTTTCCATTTAATTAAACATCATATCCAACTCCCCATGTGTCAAAATAATGGATGTCTTCATAGGTTTCTTTGCTACCAATTTCTTTTAAAAACACATTAAACTGTTCTTCTGACATATTTTCATCTGGACAAAATTCATCATATACATATTTTATATCTTGAGAATCATTTAATTCATTCAAAGCTTCTCTTTTCGCTTTATCCATTGCATTTTGAATATATTGTTTTTTAGTGATATTCCATACTACAGGCTGATCATTTATTTCGTCATAAATACAAAATAATCCATTTGGCTGCTTTACTAACATATTTATTCTCCTTCGTTATGTACTATATATAGCAGTTACATGTTTATCCAACCACTATATATTGTTTTGAGAAAGACATGAAATCCGTCTTTCCTTGGCTTTTCGAGTCTCTGAAACGCCCTATTTATGGGCATTTCAGAAATCCCCTACTGTATTATTCTCTACAGTTGGGCTAATAAACTCTTAATTGGCTCTCTATTCATATTTTCTTTAGCCCATGATATGTAACTTGGATCTGACTGAGCAACATTAACAAGCTTCTCGCCACTGTGCTTTCCAAAGTTCAGAACATAATCCTCTAATTTAACAGTCTCCTTCTTTGGTACTTCATATCCATCAAAAAGAACTTCTATGTCCTTACGGCTTGCAAGATAATCTGCCAAGTGAATCATCTTCTGATATTTATTTGTTGGTAACGGAAGTACAATCGAACTTCTCTTATCCGTATTCCACTGTCCCATATGACTTTCAATAGTCGTTGCGACAATCTCTAATTCTTCTGGTGAAATAAATCCAATTAAACTTCTAATCTCATTGGCTGCTAAAAGTGGATGATCAAACTTTGTATATTTACTTTTAGCATAATCTGCATCATCTCCACTCTTTCTAGTATCATGCATCATTCCAGCTACTCTCATTAAATCCTTTTCTCTTGATGTAAACTTATTTCCAAAACAATCTACATTCAAAATATGATTCAAGAATCTAATTAAAGCACATGTATGACGAGCAAGACCAAGTTCTCCAAGTGCGTACTGTGGATGATACTTCCCCGTACTTGATGCTCCAACTTCCCAAAAATAATCAGGAATTGTCTCAATGCACTCTTCGGCAAAATGCCGAATATCTTCGTTTTCAATAGTATTTAAAATTGAATCAAACATCTTCGATTTTTCGTTTCTCACTTTTATTCCTCCTATTTTAATATTTTAGAATCTAAACAATTTTTACATAATTCATAAATCATCCTACCCATATATTCTCTTTTCACGAAATAGATGTGCATATTATTTCTACTTTGCCAAGTCAATAAAGCTCTAAAAAAAGAATCTGGATTGAGTTTTGTCTTATAATTTGCTTCAAAAATATCTTCTATCTTATCATTCTCTATTAAGAGATAATTTCTTTCGATATTAATCATGCGATTCAACTCTTTAAATATTCTGTCATCGTCTTTTGAAGCATTTGCAAAATTTCCTGCAAGTTCACTAACAGAATTTTTACGTTCAATACATAACTCATCACTAAAATATGTATCTACTTGAAATCCTAATTCTGGACAAGCTTCTATCATAAATCCATAGTCGCCAGTTTTAAGAGCTTTAGTTTTCCACCTTATGTTATTGGAGTCAAACCAATCAGTTATTGCCTGATTGGTCTTGTCTCTGGAATCTGAAAGAATGATAAGGTGGGATAAAAGTTCTTTATATTTCTTATCTGTATAATACTGTTTCATAAATCTCCTATCTTACGAATGACCATTTTTTCAAAATAGTTTCCTTATCATTTCTATCTTGTTGCCACTCTCCATCTTTGTCTTTATACCATCTTCCTTCATTTGAAGCTTCGATGGTTTTGATAATATCTCCTTGATGAATCGGATTTTCATCATATTTAGGTCTTTTGACTTTTACCACTTCAATGTCGCCATTACATAATCTGTATAATGTCAGTTTAGGATTTTTGAATTTACATTCATATTCTTTTACAAACGCATATTCTGGTGGAATATTATCAACCGTAGTCTGAACATATCCAAGTAACTCTAATTCGTTTTGCAATTTCTCGTTTAGGGAAATATCAGAATCTTCCAAATCGTTCCAAATATCATACAATGCTGCGTCATAATTAAAATTTCTGTACTGCTTTTCAGTCTCCTCAGAATATTTCATTATATAAGGAAGGTACTCTGCTTTTATATCTGATTTACCAAACTGAGAACGCTCATATAAGTCATCTGTAATTGATAAAAATTTTTGAATCTTACCAATTTTCCCAAAGTTATCAAAATATCCAATCTTAACAAGAACATTTACTTTTCCCGAATTGACACTCTTAATTTTTTTCATTGCTTTGAATAGATCATAGAAGTTATCAAAAGATTCTTTTTGTGAAAGTTTGTATAAATCATCTGCGCACTTCTGACTTAATCCTTTTATTCCTAACAAAGATGAATATATTACTTTATTCTCCTTATCTGCTTTGAAAGTTCTATTGTCTGCACCAAAACTATACTTACCTTCTTTAATGTCATAAGCTCTTAACATTTCTTCTTTGATTAAAGCAACTTTATCCTTATTGCCCTTATCTGAATAATGTTGTAACATTACTTCATAAAACTCATATGGATAATTAGCTTTTTGCCAAGCATTATATAAACTATCTAATGCCATGCAGAAAGCATGAGCACTATTGAAACCGTACCCACATGAATCATTAATGATCTGCCATACCTTTTCGCTCATCTCTTGTGCTTTAGATTCTTCAATCCCTTCATCCGCAATGATACGTTCTCTGAATCCATCAATAAATTTTGATTTAAGAGGTTTTACTTTTTCAGGATGTTTCTTTGCAATAGCTTTAATAATTCCATAACATTCATCAAGTGGAAATCCTGCATAATTCAAGGTGTTCATTGTCTGTTCCTGATACATAATAAAAGAATAAGGGAATTGTTTAGTTTGAATAATCTTATCAAAAGCTGGAATACCATAATCAAATTGCTCTCTTGATTCAAATTTAGAATACATAGATTTGAAACCTGGTCGAATGGCAGCTATAAATGCACTTAACTCTGACACATTCGATGGTTTATATTTCATACATTTTTTTGTTGTAGACTCTTTCTCGCATTGATTTAATCCAATGGTATATCCATTAGCATATAAATTCCAAACCTTTTGATCGGTTTCAACAAGCTCAAGTAACTTGTTTACACTAAAATGTTCAATGCCAATACGTTTAAATATTTTATCAATCAGTAATACGACATCTACTTTCAGAATATCATTTTTCAAGTATTTGTAATTTTCTGCAATAGCTCCATCAATTACACATGTGATATATTCTTTTTGGGTCGATTCACTTTTACATTTAATCAAACCGATTTCTTTACGAATATTACCTTGATAAAGTAGATACGCAGATGGGGCTTTTTTCTTATCAGAGATAATTCCCCAATATTTCTCACTTGCATTAATATAGCTTTCGTATTTTTTATCTACATAATCATACAAGTCTATTTCATCTTTCTCGTCATCATCTGCATATTTCATAGCTTCTTCGTATTTGCCAATCTGTTCCGAAATTGTATTAGCAATATCAAAATCAAGTTTCTGTGCTCTTGCATACAATTTGAATGATGATTTTTTCTTAAATGTACCAAATGCAATCATCGGTGCTACATGGTCTTCTCCAAGTACATTTATCTGTGCTTGTTCAAAGATATCTGGTGTTCCTACGTTTAAATCAATATCTGGCAAACTATGTGTTTCCAAAATACGAGTCTTGCTAATGAATCTCTCAGGATATAATTTAATAGCCGATGTAAATCTATCTACTTTTGAGAATCCGCATAACGTATTCGTAAAATAACCCACAGCAGATCCTCTTCCTGTATCAGTAATCAGTCCACCGTGTTCTACTGCATCATTCACAATAGCATAATCAATAAGCGGATAATCTGTCATTCCAGTATCCTTGTATGTATTTACTTCTTTTTTTACACCTTCAAAATATTCATCATATCTTTCTTTGGGAACATTTTTCATATATTCCTTGAATTTAGATGTAATCAAACGACTATATTTTTTATCTTTTTCTTCTTTGGTTAAATTAGGATATAATGTTGGAAGCTTTATATCTTTGCTAAAAATATGAACATCATCATAGTCATCAAACGATAAACATATATCTGTATTATCCATAGCTTTTTGTACTTGTTCTTTAGTAAATACTCCTTGCTTCAAAAAACGATTCATAACAGTTTCGTCATTGGGATAATCCATATACCATCCATCTTCATCTTCATAATGGATGTTTTTGGCAGCTAATACATAGTCTCTTTCTTGAGAATCTTCTTCATAAATATAATGACTATCTAATCCAACAATCAAATCAATACCATATTTCTCACTCATTCTTAGTAAAAATCTATTCCACTTTTTTTGTTCTTCAGTATCATGATACTGGATTTCTAACATGAAATTTTCTTTAAAATGACTATGAAGAGTCGATATAATATTCTCATCCATCGAATTATTAAGATTTTCACCATAATATTTAATAATCGAATTATCAATATCTTCATCGCCTGTTAATCCATCATTCTTTGAATGAAAGGCAATACATGCAGATGTAATAAAAACATCATTCGGGGGCAATGACAACAACAATTCTAAATCAACTCGTGGCTTGTAATAATATCCACTTATATTCGCTTCTGATAAAATATCGTTTATCGACTGCCTTCCTCGTTCTGTCTTTGCTAAAATTATGATATGATGATTACTTTTATCTTTTGTATGACGATCATAAACCCAATAAGCCTCTGCTCCAAAAACCATTTTCAGGTTATATTTATGGGCTAGTTCATAAGTTTCAAAATAATATCCTTGCCATCCATGCTCAACACTACTTATTACTTTATGCCCTAATTCGACTGCACGTTTAGCATAATCTTCATTAACAGCAGCCGAATCAGCAGTATATATATTTGAGTAGGATGTATGACGATGGTAATTTTGCATACTTTCTCCTCTCTAAAATAAATCATCCTCTTCTGTATTATTCTCTTTTGTATCAAGATACTTTCTTATATGTGGACAGTCCTTAAACCCACAAAGGTTATTACAGAAAAATGTATCAGGAGATTCACTACCAGACTTAGTAGTTCTTGTGAATTTTCGATGAGGGTAATCTTTTTCGTTTTCGCTAAGATTTTCCCACTTAGAATATGTAGAAGTGATATAATTGAGACATTCCTGTTTCTTCTCATCATCAACTTCATATTTTCTTACATATGGAATAATTTTATATGCCGACTTTACTTCATCAGGCAAATTATCAAGACTGTTGTTTTGCAATGCATTATGCAGCATCATTTCAATATCAAGATCATCATATCCTAGCTTGGATAATTTACTTTCAATATCTGACTGCAATGTTTCTACAATCTTTCTTCTTTCACAAACCTTTTCAATTAATGTGTCATTTTTAGAGCGAGAAGTTTTCTTCCCTATATATTTGATTGTACAATATTTAAGCATAATCCATGCACATTCTTTAACTGTATATCCAAGCTGTTCCAATGCCATCTGATATATTACCAACTGGCGACCATGATGAATCAAATCTGATGTACTAAACTGTGAACTGGTTTTCCAATCGTATATACTAACCACCTTATTTTTTTCATCTACTATTTTGATTAAGTCACAATATCCTTGTAAATAATGGTCATCGTCAATTTTTAATAAAAGAAATTTCTCAGTCACAAAGTTTCCTTTAGGCTTTACAAAATTCCTACAAAAATGTCCCATATTAGCAACCCAACCATCTCTAATTGAGTCACCACCATTTCTGTCTTTAGGAAACTCTATGCCAAGCATTGTCATATCTTCAAGTTCTTTATTCATCGCTTTAATTAGCTCGGATTCTATACATTCTCCATGTACAATCATTTCTAATGTATCATGGATTTCTGTACCCATACATCCATATACATTTGGTATTCCTTTTTTGTGTTTAATATATGTTAAATAAGCTTCATATAAGCAATTATCAATCGTATTTAATTTACTGAAACTATATACTTTCTTTCCTTCATCAAATAGTTTCTGCAATTCTGGTTCTTTTGCTCTCTGTCCTATTTTTAATCACCTCAAATCCATTTGATACAGTTTTTCATAAGATATAAGTATCCGTCTTTTCCATAATCCGAAGGACTCCCCTTACTTCCTTTTGGTATTACCCGATGTTCAGCATCCCAAATGTATCCAACGCTATTATGAAAAACTGCATTATCTATCTTTAACTTTTTTGCTTCTTCACGAATATATTCTTCTTCAAGTCCTTCGTCATAAGCTAAGACATTTTTACTAACCAATAAACCTTTTATATATTTCACTTGTGTATCAGATAAATGACATCCACAAGATCCTAATCCGACATTACTTCCCATGCTGTCTAATTGTTGTGAAAATTTCTCGCTTTCACCTATTACGCATAAATTCTTTCTCTGAATGCATTCATAGTTCATGTGAAATCCATACAGTGTTAAACTTCTACTACACGGAATAATTGGTAGCCACCTTTCTTCTTTAGCACAATTGCTATCAATAGACCTTCCCATAATTCCACATAGTTTACCATCAAATGTATATTCAGGGACAGTAATGCGGTTTGTCCAAATATCATATCCAACATTAAATTTTTCTTGTGTTTTATATGAAATTCCATCATTAAAAAACATTGTATTGAACTTCCCACAATACTCTTGTAATATAGATTCATCGTATGTTTTCATCGACATCTCTGGCTCTTGAATTTCACGAATAAGTTTCTTATAAAATCCACCAAAAGGCGTTCTTACTGCTTTGCTAAAATTACTTTTCTCAAGACCTAAAAGGTCTGCTATATATTCAAGAGATTGTGGAAAATTCAAACACTTCTTATTCATCACAAGAGAATACAAATTACCTCGTTCATTTGTACTAAAGCAGATAAAACTTAAAGTATCTATGCTAAGTCTGACAGATGAAGGATTTCTACCATATTCTCTTGCGAACCTATATTCATTATGAGAACTGTTATATGCAATATTTTGATAGTCAAGTGACTCTAAGACTTTTAAAATATCATCACGATTATTGGACAAGTGTTCTGTCAGTTTCAAAGCATTCATTGTTTCACCTACTTTATTTTAAAATCCTTTATGTTCATTCAAAATATTGCAATATCCAATTTCTTTCCAAGAATTAAATCTGCCATTCACTTCATATAACACTTGTTGCTTATCTTCATCATTTCTAGTTTTGTCTAAGAAGGCAACAATATATTTTTTGTCCTTATCCAATTCTATCATTCTCTTAACTTTGGTATATTTTCCATCTTCGTTTTTTTGAAGCTGATATGCCTTACAATCATATTTTTCACCAGTGTACTCATCTTGCCACAACTGTCTCATATAAATCATTTCAGAAAACACTTCTTTAATTTGTTTACCGTTTGCCAAACAAGAAGCATCTAAATATCTTTGATTCACTGTATACAATGCGAGCTGATAAGTTGGAATGATTGCTATATTTTCTTTACTTGCTAATTGGAATACTTTTCGACTATTGATAAGAAGTTGTAAGAACATTTTTTCATCAAGACTATCATCACTTTTCATGGTGTCCCATACAAAAATCTGATATCCTCTTTTAGATTTTTTTTTGATATATTTAAGAACTTTACCAATATCATTATCAAATAATTTAATAAACCCTAAACTACTATATTTTTCCTGGCTAATCTTTTTTGCTTTATTAAGCATTTCTCTTTGTTCATTTGTGAAATGCCCCATTTTAATTTGTTTTCGAGTCAGTCCCCAATAATTTAACTCTTTGGTTAGAATATGTGCTAGTAACATGATTTTGTAATCTTTACTTCTCATTTCATTACTGACAATAGCAACTTTTACACCTTCTTCTGCCATTGGAAGAACCATATTTTCAAAAACAAATGATGATTTTCCAACTCCTGAATGTCCTGCTATCATAAACATTTCTCCAAGAGGAACTCCCAAAGTAAGATAATTCATAATAGGACAATTCTTTGCATAACTAATACCAACAGCATCGCCAGTGTTGCATTCTTCAATAAACTCATCGTCTATAACAAGTGATTCTTCTTCTACATCATGTGTAGATGTGATACTAATATCATTTAGTTTATATTCAAAATAATCATAAACTTGTTGACTAGACATTTTATCAAATTTGCTAACATCTTCAAATGAGTTGAATGTTAATTCACATAATGCTTCTAACGTATTAAGCTTTGCTATTTTATCAAAATACGCATCGACATTTTCTACATTTACGAGTTGTTTAAGATTTTCTACTTCTCGATAACCGCCATAATCTTCAAAAGTTTCTTTTACATTTGGTTTATTTTGCAGAAATCCATATACTGTAATGTTATCAAATTTGCGAAATCCAGCATCATATAAGGCTTTTCCTAAATTGAAATAAAATTGAGCATCCTTACTTTTTAAAGTTTCGTCTTTTTTATCATTAACAAACTTATAATCATCATATAAATCTGGATCTTTCCAAAAGCAAAATACAAAAGGTGCTTCTATTTGTTCCCTATTTTCATTGATTTTTTCCAAACACTTTTCTAAATCCATTCATCATCCTCCAAGAAACTACTAATATCTTTTGCTTTCTGCTTTGTCCCAATATTCATAATCGACTGTTCATCAACTACTTCTATATTAGTAACTTGTTCTTGTTGCCTTTTCTCACCTTTTTCTTCTGCTAATACCTGCTTGTACACATCATTGATATTATTTTTTATAATGGCAAAAATGTAGGAAATCTTACCTACATCATTTCTAAAGTCCTTTGTCCTAAGAGCATATTGAATTGATTTGTACGATTTATCAATTGTTTTATTGATTACATCGTATCCATAAAATTCTAACTCTTTTAACTTTTTTGTAAGAACTGTTGGAAATACTTGACCAGGAACATAGTCGAGAAATTCAGTTGCAAATCTTTCAATAACACGTTTTCTATCTTCGTTTTCTTTATTCCATACATCGTATAATTCTTTGGATTTATAATATTTGCCATTATTGGCTTTATAGAAAGTTTCAGAAGTTCCGTATTCGCCAGTTATTTGACATTTAACCTTTCGTGCCAATTTTACACCACCTTTTCAGGCGGTGGGGAAATTTCCCCACCTATATTTTTACAGAATAGAAACGATTGCTTCTAATCCTTTAGTTGATACAGACGTATCCTTAAAATTTGGAATATTATACTCTGCCATAATATCCTTAACTTTAGCTTTAGTATCATCATCCGCATCAGGGAACTTGGTCTTGATTGTATCAATCAGTTCTTCATTCTTAGAAATATCCACCTTATTCTTTGTTTCCTCTTCTGCAAACTCTTCAGCCTTTTCCTTACGAGCCTTTACTTCTGCATTCTTACGCTTTTTAATCTCAGCATCGGAAACCTTACCATTGATAGCTTTCTTTACGCCTTCTTCAAATGCTTCGATATAATTCTCTGCACCATATTCAACACGTTCTGGCATCTCACTAAATCTGCCGCCTGCATCTACAAAACCATCTGTTCTAAACCACATATATCTTGTAGTACCCTGAACATGCTTATTCTCATCAATATTCTTCTCAACTGCGATTGTCATAACAATATCAGCCTTATTAGCAAAAATACCATCGTAATCTGCACTAAGGTTAGATGTAAGCTGCTGATACTCATCACCATTCTTTTCCTTGACATCTCTAATCTTTGTATGTCCAATGATTACAATACCGTATCCAGCCTTTCTAATCTTTGCAAGAATATCATCAATAAGTTCATTGACCTTATCTCTTGGTGCTCCATATCCACCAAAGCAAGCATTGAACTCAGCAGCAGAACCCTTTGCTTTCTTATGTAATCTCTTTACTTCTTCCTTTGCGAGCTTAATCATCTCATCTGCTGTATCTAAACCAACGACCTCAAATTCGTTGTCAGACTTGTTCTCAACTAATTCGTCTACAATTTCTACTAAATCAGCCCATGTAGGTGCTTCAGCATAAACTAAATCGTCCAATGCCTGATAACCAATTTCATCACCAATTGAAATCAGAAGTCCCTTATTTAAGTCTCCATATTGTGCCTTAACAAGATTATAAAACAGAGTCGTCTTACCTACCTTCTTAATACCTCTCCAATAATGAATGTAACTTCCAATATCACACTTTACTTTGTTTGTCTTGAACATTGACATAAATATATTTCCTCCTTAAATTCGTATTATATTTCAGTAGGGGATTTCTCCCCTACTATATAGTTGTAATTATTAAAACAGATCGTCTTCATCTACTTCTGGTTCAGAATCCGTCTTGGTTTCCTCTTCCTCTACCTTTGGCTCGTCCTTCTTCTCTGCTTTCTTCATAACGTCATCCATATTCTCATCAGATGCCATTACATAAATCTCATCTTCAAACTCAGAAGCCGACATATCAGCGTCTACAATACCATCTGCAAAATCACCTGTAAGTTTTGGATCAAAAAGTCTATACTCTGTCACTCTGTCTCCAAAAATAGAACCGGCAGGACGGAAATCATTAAGAGTTCTAATTCCCAACTCAATCTGTTCCTTCTGAGCCTTCGTAAGCTGAGATTCGTCAAATTCCACTGTCTCTGCGCCATTGAGCATTACACATTCCCAAAGAAGGTGCTGCATAGTCTTCTTAGAAATATCAATGTACTTCATCTTGTAATCTAATAACTTCTTGTGCTTCTCGTTATTCTCATCGTACTTACTTGCATTAAATACAAACTGCTGTGGAATGAACTTGTTACCTTCGTCCTTGTTGATATACTGCTGAATATATCCGTCTACAATAATCTTCTTCTCTGTCTTCCAATCTGTCTTGTCAACCGAATCCTTACTGTAGTAAATATCAGCAGTGATAAGTAAACGATTCTTCTTGTCATCAGCTACAGCATATACACTCTGGATCTTAAACTTGTCATAATACTTACCGTTATAAGGCTCTTTTACCATTTGACCTATAACAGTTACCTTGCCATTGTACTTAGGTAAATTCTCCTGAAGATATTTGATTGCATCATATAATGTTACAAACTCATGTCTTCCATCAAACTCTTCACCAAGGTCAACTGTTGTCTTTCTGTAAGAAGCAACAGATGATACAACTTCGTCATCAAATCTGTCTTTCCACTTAATTTCAATGTTTTCGTTATCAGCATTCTTTGACTTGATTGTTTCCTGCTCACCATCAAATGCTTCAACGAAAGCCATATTGTTGTCGCTTTCCTTAATGCCGAAATTCATACTTAGCATCTTACGACCGTTCTTTTCCATTTCCTTAACAAAAGGTCTTTTTGCGTCCTTCTTTGGGAACATAACTGTTCCTGTAAAGTTAAATCTTACTGCCAAATTACTTGTCCTCCTTAAAATTAAATAATTTATGTAAATATTGTTAAATAAAACAATCTATATAAACGCCCTTCTCAGGACGGAACATGGAAGTAAATCTATGTGAAAATTTATCCATAAACAGTGATTTTTGAGTATAAAAACCCAAGGGTATGCTGCTAACCACCCATATTTATATTCTCTGTTCAGTTATTTGTTTTGGAAATTTTGACTTGATTAAGTCAGATTAGATTTATTAAGAATTTTACCAAATATCAATAATCTCATATCCTTTTACAGGTTCATCCCAACCACCATCGCACTCATCATAAACATCGTCCCATTCTTCGTTTTCAATCTTTTTAATTGCCTCTTCTTTTGATTCTGCTTCAACAAAACCTTTTAATACATCGTAACCATGTGCAACCTCAAAATTATAACTTTTCATAATATTTCTCACCTCACTTATTTATTCTCTTTTTGTCTCGATTTTTATATATTATTCGTGACATTTTATTTTGGAATTTTTGAACTGAATCGTTCAAGACTAATTAGATATTATCTAAGATATTTCCTGTTACTTCATACATTTCTAAATCGTTTAATTCACACCATGATTCAAAATTATCTCTCTGAACGTACCAACCAACATTCATTCCAAGAAATTCATTCTCACCATTCCCATAAGAGACTACATTATATAATTCTCCGTTTAGAATATCATTTTCAAAGATTAAATTACCATTCTTATCATGACTGCCAGTGCATCTACACAATGTCTTTGGATCTATTTCTTCAAAACCATCTGTTTCACCATGAGAATAGAATACTGTTGTAGGTTCAAATATCAGATGAATTTCTTTGTCATACATATCTAAACCATTTACATAATATCCATAAACCCATTGACCATTACGAATGCTTTTTGCTTTGCATAGCTGTGTATTCATTTCTCACCTCCTCAAATTTTCCAATGAAACAGTGAATTACTGTGACTGCTTCACTTACTTATTTTCCCGTTTTATAAATTTATTTAAGATAAACTTTCTTCAACCAATATATTTAATTTTTTCCAACAAGAAATACATATATGGAATGGCTGACTTTGTAATCTGAACGATTTTAGATATATGATCTTTTCATTACTTAATTCTTTATCACAAATTTTACATCTACATTTTTTAGTATTTCTTACTTCAAATTCGTTAAATTCATGTATAAAACTTTTATCCATTTTCCCTCCATATATGTTTATTCTCTATTCGATTTCATTTTTATTGGAAATTGTGACTCGAATGAATCATAGATTATAAAACAATTCTATATGCAAGTTTCTTCGTAATAAAACCCGATTGGTGTAAGATCATACAAGATAAATGAATGTCATCATATATCAAATCTGTCATTGTGCAATTCGATAAGATACTGTAACCACGCATAGACTTTGACTTAAAATAAACAGCTTCACCATTATATTCTTCAAATGCTTTGCAATATGTATCCCAGTCTTTAACTTCAACAATTCGTGACTGATGATCTCTTATGATATTATCTTTATCAATGCTCAAATTTGTCTCAATTACTTGAATCACATTCTTACCTCCCTCAACTATATATTCTCTTTCTATGGTTTAATTCTGATAATTTCTTTTCCAACCTTTTCAGCATACTTAACACAATTTGCAGTACCACCTTTTGTACCATCCCAAACTGCAATTATCTTGTCTGCCAAATCAACCATATATTCATTTCTTTTCTGCATTAGCCAAGGCTTATATTCTTCATTGGATACCAACTTCACTGTATCTGCTTTGGAAAGAATATCGTTATATTGGTCAATACTTTCCTTAATCCATTTACAAGAATGATTCTTACAAGGAATTGCACAATGTAATTTAATGACATAACCTTCGTCTTTGAGTTCTAATACTGCCAATGCAAACACTGTATCAACTCCAAGAGCCATTCCTGTAATTGCTTCCTCACAATTATTCTCTTTTAAAATTGATTTGAACTGCTCTTTTAATCTCTGCCAACGTTGATCAGATAGATTATATCCATATAATTTATTCGGTCTATGACCTGTTACACATATTTTCAAGTTTTACCTCCTCAAGAAATGTCAGTTTCCTTTCGATTACTCTTTCTCAATTCCAAACTTGCTTTCAATTGCTTTTAAGATATTATTTGCTGCAATTCCTCTTTTATCAAAAGAGCTAGTATCTTGTTCAGATAACATATACTTAATTTCTGCTCTTAGGTCGTACAAAACTTTTGTATACTTTTCTCTAATTTCATCTCCATCATAAACTTCTGGTAGTTTTCTATTAAGTACAATAGTTAGCCAATCACCATATACTGAAATATTTACATCATTTTTGTTATACCAACCATCATCTTCCTTTGATAATCTTCCAAATTGAACATATGGATTATTATCTGAATCTCTGTTAAGATAAATGTTATATTGTATTCTTACATAATTAAAAATGGTATAAATATTGTCATCACTGAAACCAAAGTCTTCAATTTCACAATCCTTATGACATTTACAATATGCTTCAGCTTTTTCTCTATCTTTAAAGACAGCTTCAATATGATAATCCGAATAATCACCTGCCGTTACAATGTAAACTTCATTCACCTGTATATTCTCCTTTACGCTTCAAAATTGAACTCATCAGATGAAATCTTATTGTTGATAATCTTCTGATAAATGTCTACATACATCTCATTTTTATCTCTGTTATAAGTAACTTCTGCATATCTGTTACCCATTGGCTGTCCCCAAATAGTACACTTCTTATAACCTAACTCATGTGCAAACCACACAAGATCCAACTGGTCAATACTGATGTTTTCATTTAATGTCTGAATCACTGCATTCTTTGCAGCTTTTTCAAATTCGTAACTTGTCATTATATTATTCCCCCTTCTCACCTGAAACATCCTCTAAAACAGGCTTCTTATTGATAATCTCATGTAAAAACACAAAAACAAGACCATCGTGGAAATCAACTTCATACTTATTATATACATCAGTATCAATAAGTAAATGAACATCAATTTCATTCTCAAATCCAATACCTTCAATTTTATGTTCGCCTTTGATATTTAAATAAGTTTCCTTAGTTCTGTTAACAAACTCTGTCTCATATTTAATATTCTCCTTTGGAATACCAATCGCATTGTAAATATAAATCTTATCTGTTCCTACCTGTGCAACTCTAAAAGCTGCTGTGTGATTATTAAACATACACATATACTCCTTCTTAAAAATTTCTTCGTTTAAATCATCAATAAACATACTTGAATTTCTCAATCCTCTACTTAACATATTTCTCTGCCAACCAGTCGAAATATAAATTGGATGATTTTGACTTTCAATAACATTATTATTATTAATATCTACCGTAAATACCCTGCTTGTTACACTGCAAAACTCTTCCTCTCTATGTTCAGTAGAATCAATCCTTACCATTAAAAATGGCATAATTAAAGTAGTAACAATATCTCTATCAATTTCATTTTCAATTATTGCACCATTAAATTTATGTCCTCGTATATAATCATTTACTTGAAGAACTGTAATAACACTTTCGTTATCCCACCAGAATCTTGACTCATGATTACTACTTCTACGCTGAACACAACTTGACAACAAATTTGTAATACATTTTGTAACAATATCTCGTTGTTCTTCTGTTCTTACAAATACTCCACATTTATACCATGCGTTTTCTTCACAAAATTTAATTTGTTTCGCCAATGCTTGTACTAAATTCGTATGTATCAATCCTCCTTATTTATTACCATCTACTTGTATATTTACTATCTACAAATAACTCTTCTTTTGGTCTTGGATTTTTTAAATCTCTACTATCTAGCCTAAGTTGATTACCGTAATATCCACTCCATGAACCACAACCTCTTACATCGACCTTTCCGTTAAAACAGATACGAGTAATTTGATAAGCAGGTTTATCACAACACTGCCAATAACTTATTTTGAAACAGTTGTCCTTATTTATATTCTCTAAATGTTCTGGTATAGATCCCCAAATCTTACACTCGTCATTGATTTGTTTTAATGTATATCCTTCATCAAGCATATCATTGGCTTTCTCAATTCTTTTGTGTCTTGCTTCACAAGCCAAAGCATTTTCAGGTATATCAAACAATTCTCCACATTCAGAACATCTATATTTAATTACTTTCTCCAAGATTTCACCTCCTCGCAAGAAATCGAAATTCACTTTGTTTCTCTCCAACTAATACTATAATATGACTCATTGTACTGAGTACCAGTCTCGACTTTATAACCAAGTTCCTCTAATTTCTTTCGTGTTTCAGGTTTTAAACAACCATCTTCACTGATTGAAAATTTGCCATCTGCAATTGCATCTCTAATCAATTTTGATAACTCTGCCAATTGCTGTGTAGTGCAACTATCAATTGCATTGTTTGTCATCTTATTTGCTTCTGATGCAGACGGAATAACATTCTTTGGTGACTGAACTTCTGGCATAGGAATGTTAGAGTCTGTTAAAGGTAAAGAAGTAATTGTATCTTTACATACATTCTTTTCATCGCATAGAATACACGCATAATGCATTCTACTTTCTTTTGGATATTTACAACTCATTTACTTATTCTCCTTATAAAAACCGTAGTCACCAAGTTTTTCATTCACAACTTTGTCAAATTCTTTTGACATAATATCTAAAAATCTCTGCTTACATTTCATTACATTGTCGCAACCAATTGTATATTGCAAGTCTGATATTGCAATTTGATATGCACCACCTATGTATTTGATGTCCATTTTTCACCTCTCAAGGAAAACCGATAATTTCTTGTCTATTTTATTACTATATATAGTAATTTAAATTTATACATTCACTATATATAGTATGTATTTTTATGAAATATACTGCCTATTATATTATTCTCTCTTTTACTTCAATAAAGCAGCAATCTCATCAATTTCCAACTCTGTTTTCTTATCATCAGAAAGCAACTTGTCCAGCTTACTCTCCATTTTCTTCAAATCAGACTCTTCTTTCTTCAGATCAGATACCTCTAACTTACTCTTAATATCTTTAATCCATGCTGTCACACTGTATCCTGAAATTTCAAAATCAGACATATTAAGATCCTTTGCAGACATTAAATATGAATTCAATCTAATCAAAAGTAATAATAATGCATCGTCTGAACACACATTGAGATTAATTGTCATTCCATCCATATTAAGAACACAATTTGTTTCAGGAATAAATCTGATTTTCTTCTCAGAAATTGATTTCTTCTTAGTTTCAATCTGTTTCTTTAATTCTAAAATTCTGTCATCGTTTTTACTCATTTAATTTCGTACTCCTTTTTATATTCTCTGTCATTTGCTAAATATTTTTGAATATACATTGGTTTCATCACTTCAAAAATCTTTTCTAGCGTAACTGGAATCATATGCTTTTCTTCTATGTCTTTATATGGATAACGGTTTGATTTAACCATTTTAGATGTAGTCGGAAATATATCAGTTACTTCAACACGTTCTTCGGATGGGTAATAATAATTACGTACTATTTGTATTTTACGAACAATATATAAATCATTATCCTGTTTACAAATGTCAAATACGCATTTATTTCCACTATAATATTCGCTTATAAAACGATTTCTTCTCCAATAGCCGCCATGCTCTTCTTTAAATTCATCAAGTGTAAAATATTTGTATTCATCTTTGCTGCTATCATATGGAGAATATTCTGGTTCTCCTTCTAATTTATCAAAAATGTTTGCATATCTTTCATTACACTTATCATCAATACATTTGATAAATTTATTTTTTGGCATTGACCTATAATGTTCAAAATAACTACCTCTCCAAAACCAGAAATGTTTACCTTTATTTTCCCAATTTCCATACTGGTCATAAACATCGAATTTACCCATATAAATCCAGTTCTCATTATCTTTTGTAAGATATGTAGCACCGATAATTAAATCTTTTGCTTTAATGGTTTCATTGTTATGGATAATTTTATTAAACTCACTAATCTGCTTATAGTCGGGTGACTCAACTGGCATAAGAACTAAATCCTTACCATCCCATCCATATATAAATTCTCCTTCGAGTCCCTTACCCTTAATACAATTCGCATTTTCGAGAATGTATAATAAATTTTCAATGGTAATTTCAAACTCAAATCCTCTTGGATCATATACTCTACAATAAGCATGTCTGTGATCCCATCCTGTAGAGTAATCACCAGCTTTCTTATTTAGTACAAATCCTTCTGTTGGAACATTCTCAAATTCATCATTTGGAATTTTATCGTCACGCCAACTGTTCCATGATGCTTCTTTCCGCAACTTACCTTTTTCATCATAGTAAATAACATAAGCAAGTTTTCCTGTGTAAGTTCCTGAACGATTTTGATATCCAACATTTATCGTTTTAGGAACAAAAATGCTACTGTTCATTCTGTTATTCTCTCCTTTCTTTGTACAAAATTATTTCTAAAGGAAACGATATTTACCCATTCTTCGATTCAAATTCTTCAAGTGCTTTATAAAATTCGCTGCCTTTAATTTCTGTAAAACCTGTATCATCATCTGGTGTAATAGTTTCATATTTTGTTGTAGAAATATTTAAATATAACTTATTCTCATACTCAAACCTTGAAACTGAATACCCACCTAAATGTAATTCTTTGAAATAGTCTCCTACTCGAATTGGATGATTGTTAATAACAATATTCTTTTCAATACATAAATCTTGAAACTCTTTTAAAGTCTTACTGTTAGCTCTAAATTTCCTCATTAACGTATCAGAATCACAGAATAACTTCGTTGGTTTCAGTAACTCTTTACCAAATTTCTGATTATTTTCACCACAATCGGTAATATATAATCTGATATCATGTTTTTCATATTCTTCAAATGGTCGATTTACAAATCCATCTCCACCAATATAATATTCCTCACCAACAATACCTTTGTTCTCAAAAAAATCATTTACTAATGATCTTCTTTCTTCTTCATGCTCTCTATAATTATCAATCTCTTTAAGGAATTTCTCATTTGTTACAATATAAAATTTCTCCATTGTTTTACCTCCATTGACACCATTCTTATTTATTCTCTGTGCTCGGAATGCAGATTTCAAAATCTCCATTCTCATTTATATGATAAGGAAATGCATTAGCTGGAATTGTAACCTTATATGCTTCCACCACATAGTCGTACATAATAAGAAACTTTCCTTTTGAAAAGTATGGTTTAACACGAAATCCATTTTCACCTGCTACTTGAATATCAAATGGAATATTTTTAAAGTGTTTATCATCATATAATACTGCTACTCTGATTGAATTTAAGATAATGTTTTTCTGTTCAAGATCATAATAACTATCTTCAAACATTTTCATAAATTTCACTCTGCATAATTCTTTTTTTGTCATTTTTACCTCCATATTTCCAAAAGAAACGAATCTTTCTTCCTATCTATTCTTTTTATAATCCTGAACCAAGTTACCACAACATAATGGTAATTCTGCTTTAGCAGCTACATCTACAACTACCTTTAGACCACAACTCTCAACCTTTTCTTTAATCTTATTCATATTCTCCCAATTCCACTGAATTGCATCTTCAAGACCATGCTCCTTAGTAGCTGTCGTTGTATTAAGAGGTGTGATTTTAACACAAAACACATTCGGATCAAGACCATATAACTTGTTTGGATCAAGTTCCCATCCTGCTCCACAAATAAAATTCAAAGTGATAAGTCTATTGTTATTCGGCATATTATTAAATTCTTTCTTCATTTCTTCGATAGTTACAACATCAGCACCACCAAACAGATACTTTCTCTCATCTTCATTTGTGCTATTTGTTGAAATTTGAATGTGCATAAATCCGTCAAGATACTCTTTTACAGACATAACTTCGTCCTTCAGAACATCAACTGGACTCTTACCAAATACTTTCACTTTAGGAAGAATTGTGTTGTAGCAAGGTAAGAAAGTAAATCCTTCTCTATAAGTTTTCATATCTCTCATTACCTGTAAAATATTTTTCCAGTTATATTGTGGTTCTCCCATACGTGCAAAGCCCACTTTAATCTTGTCGCTCTTTGTGACCTGTGGATGCTGATTAAATACAAATTCAAGCTGTTCCCACATTTCTTCTGTAGAAAGATTTCCGTGAAATCCTAACTCTGGTACTAAACAGAACTGACAATGCTGTGGACATCCGTACTGTGTACTAATCGCTGTAAGCCACTTTTCCTCAAACGGAACGAGATTCTTTTTAATCAAATCTGCATCATCTGTCTTAATGATTTCCTGAGATTTTCCTTTTGTATTTACGTCCTGCATAGAAGTAGTTTCAATATAGAAATTCTTTTCTTTGTTATAAAGAACATAAACACTACCGCTTGGATATGCGTACTCTTTTACTAATTCAAAATGTTTCATTTTTAATTCTCTCCTTTGTCTCATATAAAATTTTATAAGCTGCACTTAAACCAGCTCTATCGTCTAACATAATGTTGTAATAGATTTTATTGCCAGTGAAAGGGATATAAGGTGGCGAGTCATTTATATAATCAATATGAATTCCAACCTCTATACATTTATTCTCCATAAATTCAAATTTTGATTCGTCACAACACGTACTGAGAATCAATGTACATCCCATATCTTTACATTCTCTTAATAGAGTAATAACTTTGTCATACCTATATCCTTTGTTATAGTAATCAAAAATTGTATTATCAAAATCAAATGCAATTATTATTCCATTGTGTAGTTTCCAATTTTCAACCAAGCGATCTATACACATATCATCATTAAGATATGGATCAACCACAATATTGTTCAATTTCTTCATATTTCTTCATCCACACCTTTCTATCATTCTCTGTATAACCAAAGAAATATGGATAAAGCTTGTTATTGGTTGTGAAATAGTAATGATGATATTCACCATCTGGTAAGAACATAACACCTGGAACATTGATAGTATCTTTGATTTTTAAGAAGTTCTGATATGCATTTTTATTACCAAACATCTGTCTAAACGTAATCTGCTTAACACCAATATTGTGCATCTTGTTTATGTAATCAAGACAATTTTCTGTAGTCATTCTCTCATTTAGTACATTGATAACTCTCAACTTAGTAGTTTTCTCAATCTCAGGTAATATGACTTGCAATCGCTCCATTGCTTTTGTATCATAAGACTCAATGCTTAAAGCAATCTTTCTAAACTTTTTAATCAAATCCATATCCGTAGGAAGAATACGAGTATGTATATCTAACTTCTTTCCATATTTTGCAGCCAATTCATACACATGATTGTAAAAATCAATATTATTCTGCCAATTATAAAATGGATCTCCACCACCTGATAAATTAACAGTAGGCGCATTTGATTCAGAAATACACTTCTCTAAATACTCCCAATCTATTTTGTTTTTATCAGTTACTGCATTTTGTAAAATCGGATGATGTTTTGTAATACAATATTTACAATGACAATCACACCCAAAATTTGTTATCACAGTAAAACCTCTGTTCTGCTCTGTATACATACTCTGTATCCTTTCTATTTTATTCACAATTACTTATTCTCTTATTGGCTCAACCCTATATCGTTTATTCCAATCTTCTCTTTTCTTCAATAATGGAATCCAAGGACAATGCAAATTTTCAGATTCAGTTCCTATTAAGTCATCTTGATCACAACCAAGATATTCTCTATGACCACAGTTAGGACAAGCTACTTCATATTCAGGAACTTTATATTTAAAACTACAATAGTTAGGAAATATCATTCGAATATTCCAATCATCCTTTGATTCAACCTCATATACACAATTGCAGCTTCTACATACAAACTGAATATTTTTACCAAAATAATTACCTGCTATAATCTTCATATTTACTCCAATCAATCTCTACATACTGCTTAAAACAAGGATAATATGTAGTTGTTCCTGTCTGTTCCTTACACCAATCATCTAATAATTTCTGTAAAGAACCATCATCGCATCGTTCATATGCGTCTTCATGTAAATCACTACAAGCACTTTCAATAACATTGGCTGCATCAATAGAAATCTTCTCAACAGAAGTTACCCATAATCTTACAGGTCTTTCATCGCCATCTTCTTCAGGATTACATGCATAATCGTCAAAGAAATCGTCAACTGTGTCATAATACTCGTCAAACTCTTCACAGTACAGCATTGTGTTTACATCTTTTTCATCAACTGGAACTGCTTTAGATACTTTATCATTCCACTTCTTTATTCTCTCTTCTTCGTCAGCTTTCTTCTGTCCTTCACAGTCGCAATGTAAATAAGCCTGATTTTTATAAGGTTGTCCACAATAAGGACATAATCGCTGCACTCCGTTATAACAGCTCTGACAGAACGAAAGAGCCTGATGTTTGTATGGAAAATGATATTTTCTGCCAGCTTCAGAGTTGTCACCTTTAATCCCATAAATATTGTCTGCTATTCTCATTCCAAGACCATTGCAGACTGGACAAATTCTTTCGTATTCTGTAAGATCCTTAATTAGAATTTTAGGAAACGATTTCTGAACTGCTTCATGAAGATTTATTTCTTCTCTATGTGTTAAATTATTCATATAGTTATTCTCCTAATCGTTTTATTCAATAACATATTCACCATCTGTATTATAAAGAGCCTGTATAATATCATACAGTTTTTTAGCATCTTCTTTATAAATCCAACCGTATCTTGGGGAAGTACCGTAATCACCGTATCGTAAAACTAACCATGACCAAAAAATTCCACCAAATTCATCAACTTTATCTCTACCACATTTAACTTTCCAGTCAGGTCGTTTTGCACTATCAAACTTATCTGTAGATTCAAACATCTTATGTAATTCATTCATTATGTCAGTTATATCTTCTTCATATCCGTTGTAACACGCAAGGGATAAAAAAGAATTAATTGCATCTACATCTCCTTGTGTAAATTTATTATTATTTTCCAATATTCACACCTCCAATCTGTCCAAAGGAAAGAAAAATTTCTTTCTAAATTTTAATATTTAACAAACAATTTTCCTATAGTTTAATGTATCGTATTCCATATCATCCAAAAGTTCATCTAAATCCTGATATCCATCTTCTTCACCATTACCATCAATGATATTGTTTACATACTCACCAATATCTTCATTATCATCTAAATCAATAGTTCTTCTACCAGTAATATAAAGTTCATATCTTTTCATAATACACCTCTTTCTATTCACATTTAACACCAATAAATTCTAAGACTGTTTTCATTCCAAGCCCACCTTCGGATACAGGTTTCATACAATACTCCCAAATCTTAGGATGAGTCTGCTTTAACATCTGAAATCTGTTTGGTTCTTTCTCTAAATGACAACCATATGCACAGAACATACAGCCTGTACGACTATATCCTGTAGTATAATATTCTCCTTTTTCATTCTGCTTTATCTCACCATATACAGATGGATAAGGAAGTTCGTATCTCACGATAAATTTAAGTACATCTTGCTCAGTCCAAAAACTCATTGGCTGACTACTTGGATTTTTCTTATCAAATGCATTACATCCATTGTGTAACCACTCTGTTTTTCTCTGCTTACTTTCACAAGTCATTGTTGCAACTAATGGCATAAGTCCAGACTCTTTTGTAAAACGATGAGCTGGTCGTTTCTTCATAATGTCACAACATTTATTTGATACTTTAAATGGTGCATCTATGACAAATTTCCACTTTCTCATGTCATACATTCCTGTTTCTCTGCCATCGAAACATCTTGCAGCCCAACAGTCTTGTCCTAATCTCTGAACATCACCAATCTGTCTACTGATATTTTTACTAAGAATTGGATATCCTTGATTAAGAATCACATCCTTAAATACTATTCTCTTTCCTTTTCTGTCTTTTGGTGGATCTATAATTGTTTCAACTACTAATGGTGGAAAACCTTCTGAACCAGGAAATTGTTTCATCAACCAATCTCCATAAGTTTTGACATGTTCTCTTAATTCAGGAAATTCCAATCCTGTATCAGAAAACCAAAGAACAAGCTTACACTTAAATAAGTAACAAACTTGTGCAGCTATGTATGCAAGAACTGTACTATCCTTGCCACCTGAAAATGACACATAACACTTTTTATTATAATGGACATACCATTCCATAGTTCGTGCTTGTGTGACACCAACTTTTTCATTGAGAGACATACTCATAAGACGAGCCAAATCGTCTTTTGTGTGTTTAAACTCTGATGAATTAGTATTTTCTTATAGTGGTTGCAAACACTAGGAAAATCAATGATTTTATAATACAGAAAGGTAGAAATAGTAAACCTATAGGTAATTTAGATTGCGCAATCTCTATGAAAATAAGAGATTATGGCTACAAATAATAAAAATACTATTTCTTCTTGTTACTGGGATTCCCATAGCCGAATGGCTTAGATATGATTAAAAATTTCCAAATGAAAGATTGGATTCTTGTGTTTTTAACCTTTAATGTTTAAACAAAATGATTAATATCCAATTTTTTTACTTTGTAAATTGCTTTTAAACGAAATAAATATGATGGATTCCTGCTCAGAAAATCTTTCACTTCATCTTCTGTATTAAAATCATATTTTACATTGTCCCAACTATCAGGATCGGCAGATTCTCCTAACCCATTATATTTATGTCCAATTACAATATAATTCTTATAATCATCCATGTTTTCACCTCCAAGATATTATTCTCCAAACTCATAAGTGTCACATGTTGAAAAATACTTATCATGGTCTATGCAGCATTGTGGTGTATCATCATTTTTATCAGTCTCAGTAGTCTCTTTCTCATCCATAATTGCACCACAATTAGGACAATATTTTGATTTCAACTTTTGGTTCGCATAATTCAGCTTATATACTTTTTTACTACAAACTGAACAATATACACCTTCATTTGCACATTCATCTAATACAAACCAATGACCATGCTTTCTATTCTCTTTCTTAAAATTTATATAAAGTGGTTTACATCTACATGTCAACATAGATGCAATAGCCATTCCATGAATGATAGCCATTCTACATTGATTGTTATCTTTAAACACTGTTGAATCAACCATTTTGCTAAATTCATCTGAAGTGATATAATCCAATACTTTCTGTTGTAATTCAGTTGAATCAATAAGTGTCTTGTAATTAACCATTTAATACCTCCTTTCAAAATCCAAGGATATGTTGCTTTCTTGTGAAGTTATCTATAATTCATTCTTCTCTCAACTTCCTTGTCATTTTCTTCATCGTTGAAATATTTATAAGCAAGTGTCATAGGATAATCAGAATCCTTTGCTCTGTCCCACATCATAAATTCACACCAGTTCGGCTCTTTATACCCTTCTTTACTATCATTACACCAGCTTGGATCTTCAAATAGTCCATCGAAAACACTCTTCCAAGAATATTTCTTCCTCTGAACATTTCTGTCTTTGATAATAGTTGATTTGTCATATCCTTTTATTTCTACAAGAACATCTTCACAACTTACTCTCTTACAGAGTCTTACAAACCACTTCATAAATTCTCTATAGGTTTCTTCAAATTCTCTGTCTCTTAAAGCTGCATTTACCACAATGATATATTCGTCCTGTGTTTGTAACCATCCTCTACTACGACTCTTATATCCGTATCTATCTACTAAATTATTTGTCACTTCGCCAAATTCATCACATGAGCATGAACTGTTATAACCATTTTTCTGAATGATATATGTATTCATGTCACCTTCAGAACCTGTTACTCTTGGCAGATGATTTAGCACTGTTTCAAGAATATATCTCTTCTCAGGCTGTGTTCTACCCATAGGACGAACTGTTATTGTACCGTTGATATAAGTCCAATACGACATTTTTTCTAACTCCTTGCTTTAATATTCTCTACTCAATGGTCAATTTCATGTTGTTTCCATGATTTCTCCAATTACCTTCTTGCTTTTCCTCTTTGATTAGTTGGAACTTCAAATCAACCTTTCTAACAATATCTGTCAACTTTTTATTACCTTTTAAAACTGAAATAGAATGACTTCTTCGATATGTATTAATTTTCAAAGCTCTTTCTAAAATTTTTTCATCTGATTCATAATCGCTATATACATAAGCAAAACAATACCCTTCTTTTATATCAGTATTACCATAATCAAAATCTTCAAAAATTACTTTTTTCTTACCAAGATATAAATACATTTCCCCTTGAGTTGATTTGTAAATTCCACCCACTTCTAATTTACTTAACGGAATTGTTTTTAAATTTGCTTTTCGCTCTCGCTCTTCTGCTTCTTTCTGAAGAAATATATTTATTTTATCTCTAATTTCCAACTCCTTTTTCGTTGGATTTTCAATCAGATATGTATTGTTTGTACAACTTTTATTGATATATTCTTCACTATATCCTAAATAAACAACTGAACTACCTTGAAAAACTCCAATATGCATTCCTGGTGAATTTCTACCTATTGCCATTCCAATGCACATATCACCATCTTTAATCTCCCTACCTAAAATGTCTTCCAAATTTTCACCTCCATATTACAACCAAAGAAACTGAATTTACTGTCACTTGCTAATTAACATATTTTTTAATTCTTGTTCTCTATCAAAAACTAACTGACTATATCCTTTAAACCCAAGATCCTTTTCCAATTGTTCTATAATTGGATTTTCTACTACTTCGTAAATATGTTCTATTTCGAATGCTTCTAGTTCATCTTTATAAACAATTCCATTTGCTAATGGGAATAAATCCAGATAAAACCTTTTTCTCCAAAATGTTTTATATCCTATAAAGTCTTCAATGTATCCACTTCGTTTAATCAATTCAGAAAATACAGTATCTTTATTTTTAAATTCTTCTACTCTATTTTCAGGCAGTTCCCCATATAAATAGACATATCTGCCACCAGCACTATCTGCATATTTCCATATTCCGTTTATTTTTAAATGTAAATATATTTTATGTATATAAACTGCTTTCATATTAATTAATCTACTTTCTATTAATCCATTCCTTGAACTCTTTGAAATCTTCCTTTGTAAGCACAATATCAGAATAATAGAAATCTTTATTCCAGATAATCGCCCAAATTTTCTTCAACTTCTCAAAAAACGGTCTTTGTTGAGTATAAAAATTACCATTTGTATATGATAAGAAGGCATAATCTCCATCACCATAATCATGAATCTTAAAGTGGATACCTTCGTCACATCCACATTTACAACTTACGATCAGCTCATCATCTTTGAAACTTTTAAATACTGCCATTTTAATACTCTCCTTTCAACTCATCTAACAAATAAAAACCATTAATCTGATTATCAAGCTTTCTAACCTGTTCTCTTAGTTCGGCTTCTTTCTTCTTACTGTCTGTTCTCTGACATTTCTTCCACAATTCTTCACGCTGCTTAGACAATTCATTGTACTTATCAGATACATCAATCTCATCTGCAACTGAAATCTCAATCCTTTCGCCACAGTGAGGACAAAACTGAATTGGATAATTATCTGTTTGCTCATATTCATCACCACAGGAGTTAAATATTTCGGTGTATGAATTACAAAATTGAGGAATTATAGTGTCATCTGAGTCTCTTACTACTAATCCAAAAATATCATTGCATATCAAATCCTCACCCGTAAATACAATAGCTTTATCATTCTGAATTTCATCACAGCAATACTGAAATGGTTTATACTTGTACGAATAAGTATCATTGAATTTTAATTTGATTAATTCTATTTTCATATCTTTATTCTCCACTCTTAATGATTTCTTCTAATGTTCTAGGTGTATAATTCATATAACTTTTCATACATCCAACATTCCACATATTACATGGCTTATCATACAAAGCTGTCATCTGATACTTTACTTGCTGCATCATATTATCTTCAAAGCCGGTATGCACATGACCGTAAAGATGGTAACTTCCGTAATAATGATTTTTAAAGCATGGAATTGGATAATGGCACAGAACCACAATCTTACCATTACCAATATCAAGTTCCTTGTAATCGGTAATCTCACAGAATCTACTCTGCAATTCTCTATTCTTTAACAGCTTAGAGTCGTGATTACCCTTAATTAGATGTATATGACCATTTAGATTGTTAAAAATTTCAATAGTTTTTGTTGCGTTATACCATGAAATATCTCCAAGTAAGTACACATCATCATCTATTCCGATTGTGTTGTTCCAATTTTTAATAATCACCTCATCGTTCTCTTCGATTGACTTGAATGGGCGATTATCAAAAGCCAAGCAATTTTTATGTCCAAAATGTAAATCTGATATAAAATAATTCATAATCTCACTCCCAATTCTCAATATTATCGTCATCAGGGAAATATGTAAGTTCAATCTCACTCAATTTTTTGTAATAGATAACCGATTCATCCCATTCTTTTTCAAAACTTTCGCTATCATATATTTCTCTAAACCCAATCAGAATATCTTTATCTGGAAGTTCAATAGCTTCCTTAATTTGAATATATCTAAAATGGTTATCTATATATAGTGATTCATCCACAAATTTCTTATCTATCTCGTAAGGAGTGTATTGTCCTGGTCTACGAATTTCCAACATACGAAGAATATGGTCATATCCAAAATCGTGTAACCATGTTTCAAAATCAGTCATTTCTATAATCCTCCTTTGGTCTATAACCACTTTCGTCATTCCAAGATTCATAGTAATTTATTTTCATTTTTTCAAATAAATCTTCCATAAATTTTTCAACTTGTTCTAAAGTCCAATCTGAAAAGAACTCAAAATTCAACGCCTTACAATCTTTAAACATCGTAATCTGTATCTCATATGTATATGAATAAGGTTTCCACCATTTATCTCGTCTATCAGCAGGTATATAACTGTTGTCCCATTTTAATATATCTATAAAATACTTCTTACCAAAATCATCATCATAGCGTTTCTGAAATCTTAAAATTACTGAATCATTATCAAATCGAGTAGGATTATATTCTTTAAAACCATGTTCTTTTATGTATTCATCTGTAATAACAATCACCTCTTTCTACGTATTTATTCGCTCTTATCTCAGCTCGATTTCACCGAATTTTAATGCATCATCTCTGAACATTTTATTTCCACGATACATACCAGTAAGACAACCCTTATATGAGCTTATAAGTCCAATCTCCCAAGAATTCATAAATATTTCAGCCTGTTCAATCGGTTTAACCAATGCATCAAGCGTCTCTTTGTTTGCAAATATGTACGGTTCATGTCATTCTCTATGCACGAACTCTTCAACTTTCGTATTTAATTTATTTACATTTATTTTATCTACTATTGAAAATTTTTCCATTTATTGTTCTCCTTTAAATAATTCACTACAATGTGGAGTTAGACTAATCTCATTTGCAATTTGATTAGCCATTCTACCAACCATCCTCAACGACTCTCTCATAATCGTTCCATTTGGATGTCTATGATTGTTTCCATAACCCGAATAGTTATAAAACTCTTTACCTTGTTGATTCTTTTTGTCATTCCATGTTTCAGCATATTCAATTTCATCTTTTGCCACTTCAAGCGACTTAATCATATAATCAATTTTTTCTATTTGATTCATTTAACTACCTCTAAATCCTAAAGAAATGCTTCATTCCTGCTAACCGTGAATATCCATATAAGGATACTTAATTCCTCTATATTCCTTATAACCTTTTGTCAAAAGTCTGAAATTCACATTCTGTTTATAATACCCTTTGTATCTCTTTACTGGAAACAAATGAATACAACTACATTGAACACAAAATTTGCTATTTTGTTTGGCTTCATTTTTTGAATAATAATATCCTTGAATTCCACCACAACAAGGACAGCTTGATACCCATACTTCTCTTGTTAGGTTGTGTATTTCTTCAAATGGAATTTCATGGAATATTAGACCTTCAGGAGTTACAAGATAATATTTCTTTTCACCAATATCTATGCTTTTTGACTCAACTTGACTAAACATTTATTCTCCCATCTGATCTACAATGCTTTGTAATTTGTCAATATATATTTGAGCATCCTTTTTATGTCTAAGCTGCTTAATATCAGCAGGTACAAAAGCCAATATTGTTTCACCAAAAACTTTATTGTCAGCGTATAAATTCATAAACTGGCACATAGTCTCGACATCAATCCAATTTAAATCTGGCTGAAAACAAATCACATCACCCTTCTGTGGATGCAGTTTTCTAACCTTAATAAGTGTCTGTTTAAATAACTTCTTTTTCTGTCTTTTATTCATACTTTTATTCTCCTATTCGCTCACTCTAAATACATTTGCATCACCAATTGCCAAATCTTTTCCTTTCACAAAAGAATTAAAATACTCATTATTCTTAAAATTATCTACTATTGTTTCGGTAATAATATCATCCAACCGATCAAAGAATTTTACAGAAGGATGAAATCTTGGATATTTCTTTGAACGGTATTTATTAACACTCCCTCTTAATACAGATAATCCATGTCTTTTACGCTTGTTATTATTCCAATGAATAGGATCAGTATAGAAAGCATTTTTCTTTCTTTCATACTCTTCTTTTTCTTCCTTCGCCAATTTATTAAGTTCTTTTTCTCGTTCAGTTTTTAAATGAGATTTCATGATTTCTTTGACATTTTCTCGAATTTTATCATTCGCTTCTGCTTTTTCTGAATCACTCATCTTGTTATAGTTCATAGCAGCTTCTAAAAATATATTTTTCAATTTCTCACCTACTTTCATGACCAAAGGAAACGTGGTTTTCTTACTGGTTTATTCTCCTAACGGTCTTTCATATGTAACCAACTTCTCAACAATCAGATCTTTTGGAAGTAAATCTCTACAAAAATATGCTGTTGCAAACGGACTACCCTTAACAACTGAATCCATATGATCCTTATCGTGATAACAAATTCTTGCATCAAAACTAAGGATCTGAATACCATCTTTAAAATATTTATATCTTGTTTTACCTTGAAGGGAATTTAGCGGTAGAAGAACCGCAAATGGTTTGTTGAATGAATAGAGTCTTTCTAAGACCTTATCCTTAATTGAGAATGGTGGATTACTTACTATTAAATCCCAATGTTCAGGCTCATACTCAAAGAAATCCTGACCTTCAGCTAACGAACTTCTTACTACTCTGTAACCTAATTCTGTAAATCTTCTGTAAAAGGCTGACCATTCCTCATCGAATGGAAGCCATATAATTTTACCTTTTGGAAGATATTTGACAATGTGATCTACAGCGTAGTATGGCGTGTATAACTCATTGTCTTCTTTATCTGATGTTAAATATCCTACATTTAATGCCAATACTTGTACCTAAGTGCTGCGCAGCTTCCCCATGGTACTCTTATCCTTTCCTTAATTGTAATTACATTGATATATTCTCTTCTTGTCCCGAATATTGCATAGTTTTCGTGACAAACATTGAAACCAAAATTTCATTGGAAGCTTAATTCTCACATTTATATGTAAATAATTTCTCAACTCTGATGTTTTTATCATCACTCTTCTCTTTATTACTATCCAAAAGAGTCTTCGTTTCTTTCTGCCAAATACAAATAAATTCTTCGGGCATGTTATATTCGCTAATCAGAACAATATTATTCTTACTGGCTTCTTTTACCCACTCGTAAAATTCTTCATAGGGAAATCCACCTGTTGAATATTTAGTTGTGTCTTTATATGGGATGTCACAATAGATAACATAGTTTTTAATTTTATCTAATGGAAGATCTAAGAAAGAAATGTTTTTGAATTTAACATCTTTTATATTTGGAATCTGTTTCTTTAAATTTTTAATTGCACCAACAGACCATTTTCCACTATTATCATCTTTTGAATCTCTTGCATAACCACCAAAATATTTAGCTCCAAAACTTGCACAAAATCCAACAAGACCAAGATACCAATCTGGATAATTTTCTTTATTTTTTTGTACTTCCTTATATTCATTCTCCAAAATTCTTTCTGGAAGTTTATCATTGTTTTTCTGTGCATATTTTAAAAGCTCAATTAACTGTTTATGAATATCACATCAAATACGAATTGGACACTTGATTTTATCAATCATGTTTGCACCACCAACAAATGGTTCTAAATATCCAGTTGTATCATCTGTAATATAAGACTGAATAATTGGTGCTAAATCTTTGCTAAGTTTATTTTTACTACCAACGTATCTCATTTAATCTACTCAGAGCGAAATTTCTTTAAGGCTGCCACTCACTCCTTTCGTATTAATATTCTCTTTTTTTTAAATCTTCACATGAAAGATTTCTTTCAATGTATTGCTCATTTATGTATTCTCCCAATCTAATTTCTGACCACAATCACAATACATCGCATCTACACTCCGGTCTAGGTAGTGTTTGCATGATGGGCATTTCCCACCTCTGCCAGATGTCCCTAATCTAAATTGCTCAGTCGGTTTCTTCGACTTCTGCTTCTCGATTGCTTCTCTGCATTCTTCCACCGTACCGATTGCACGGTACTGCTGAATTTCTTCAAGTGCTTGTATCGCCATTCCATAAGCATTTTCAAAAGAACATCCCCATGAAGTATCACATGGAATTGCTTTACCAAGTTCGTTACAATCATATTTTAGTTCTTCGATAGCTTCATTCTCTGTCATTTACTTCTCCTTTATATTCAGCAACTCTCTTACTTCCAACCTCAAAAATTTCCTTATCCTTCTCAAAACATATGTAATTTCTACCTGTATTCATAGCTGCAACTGCAGTTGTACAACTTCCTGCACACGAATCAAGAACTAAATTGCATGGATTTGTATATGTCTTGACAAAATACTCACACGCTTCAACAGGCTTTTGGCACTGATGTAAGCTACTTTTCTGAGTATCCCACTTGAACTGCAGAACATCTCTTGGATATCTTTGTGTACTGCCACCGCCTGAAATACCAATCTTTGTAGCACCATAACAGTTACCATCTGTTGTATGTTTTGTATAAGAATGAACAGGCGTATGTCCTTCTGTCATTTGTGGATTGTAAGTAGGGAGTTTCTTATAGAAAATCAAGACATTTTCGTGTGCCTTCATAGGCATTTTCTTAGCGTTCAGATGACCAGTTGCTTTGGTCTTTTCGATAATCCATTCGTAGCGATACAATTTTTCATTACTACAAGCGAGCCTCTTATCAAAAGGTGACTGCGCCCATAATGCAATACAACCATTATCTTTGATAATTCTCTCGTATTGTTCCCATAACGACTCGAATGGAATTAGCACATCCCATGAATTCTGGGTTGTTGAAAATGGCAGATCCGTGAAGATAAAATCTATTGATTTATTATCAATCTTTTTCATACCTTCAAGACAATCTTCGTTGTATATTTTGTTAATCTCTAACATTTCTTACTCAGAGCAAATCCAGATTTAATGCTGCAGCAAATCTCTCGCTCCTTTCAATGTATTATTCTCTTAATAGATCTCTGTCCATTCACTAATTTCTACTTTATTATCAGGATAGCCAGATAAGCTCCATTCATTGTCGTTATATACCACTTTCCACATAGCATTTTCTCCATGTGGATTACCTTTAATCTTGCCATAATATAATCCTGAACATGGTGGTAATTCTTCTTCTGTTTTTCTCCAAATTGGCTTTTCATAAACCTTATTAATATCGTCTACTGCTTTTGCCAAATCTGTCATCGTATTTATAAAATAATTTTCTTCATGCTTGATCATATTATCAAAATAATTCACCATAATGTCTAATAGATTTTTTGTAAACTTTTCAGATGTATCATTCATTCCAAGTATATAATCATGATTGATCTTGGAAGAAATCCAAAGTCCAATAAGTGATCCTATGCAAATTCCTAATAATCCAACCAATACTGTTAAACAAATATCCATATTTTACCTCTCTTTCTTATTCTCCGAAGGAAACTTCGGATTCTTGTGATTCTTAATCTTTGTCCAAATTTAAGATTACAACCCCATTTTCATAGTCAATATTATAATCTCTTACCCAATATCCTTCTTTCAAATTGATAGTAATATCATCAAAGATAAAATCATCATGACTACTTATAGTGATTGTTTCATGTTTATTCGCACATCCAGACAATCCAAAACACAATGTTAATCCTAATACAACCGCTAAAATTTTCTTCTTCATATGATTTATTCTCCTATCTACCATACATAATGTATTCATCACCAAGTTCAAGATTCATTTTGTAATTTCCATTGTTATAAACCTGAACTCTCATATTGTAAAACTTACTATCCTGCTCATGAGAATTTGGATTATAAGGATAACTAAAACCTGCTCTTGTTAGATGTCTAAGAACACGTCTCTCTGTTGTAGCACGACTACATCTTTCTTCAAAAGCTAATTGTCCATTGTCGAAATTTACCAAACTACAATATGTTGATGTACTATCACTACCATATTTGTTTTTATTATCTCTGAACGAGATCACTAAATAGACACCTATTACATTGTTATTTTCTTTCTGCACTACGACTGCACCATTCGTTAATTTGATATTTCTGTCTAAGTCTACACAATCGCAAACTCCTTTAATACTAATATTCTGCATTTATTTGCACCTCCTATTATTTTATTCTCCAAAAGAAATCTATGTTTCTCTCACTTTGTTGCATCTTCCCTTTGTTCTTTCATTACCAGATGGCTAACGTTTACTGCTTCTCTCATAGCTTCTGCAAACTCATAAGCACAATCAGAAGTAAATCTTTCCTGCACTTTTGCAATATCATTTGTATCAACTTCACTATGAATCCTTGCCTCAATAATATATTTTCCGTCTTTACATTGAATATCTACCATTTATTCGTCCTCCTTTATTAAAATACTTTTACAAACTTCTCATAGTTACCATCTCTACCACTTGGAACAGCAAATACAACAGTATCAAAACACTTATGAGTAGTAGTTAAATATTCTTTAAATATATTCGCCACTTCTGTTGCATCTTGACCAAAAACACCACAACCATAAGCTCCTAAAATAAGAGTGCTCACATTGTTATCTTTCGCCATATCAAGAACAAACTTAATTCGACTTCTTAATACTTTGGTATTCTCTTCATCTGGCACATTCTGATATTTTTGTGCTGCCGACTTATTTGGAGCAGCACAAGTAATAACACTACACTCTACATGACTATTCTCTCTAAAGAACCAAACACCAGAAGAAAATAATCCTCTGTTCAAATATAAAGCCTTATTCTTATGTCGATTATTCCAATCATAAAACTCTAATACAAACTGACTCAATACATTGTATAAGAATGATTCATGACATAAGCACTCTTCCTGTGCCTTACTACCATTTAGAAACATTCCACCTGGATTTTTATATGAAGAAAAATTAAGAACTGCTGTACTTGGATTACCGTATTTCATTACAGCACCTACACTATCAATATTCTCTATAATAATCTTGGTATCTTTATCTTCGATATCTTCTTCAAAATCCCTATTAAATGAATCTGTATCATAAATTTTTGTACCAAAAATTGATGTTTGAATGCAACGACCATATTTATTCTGCATCTCTTTTGTATGTTTGCGAGCAGTTTCTGCTCTCTGTTCTTTATTCTGCCAATATTCTTTTATATATGCCATTTACTTATACTCCTCATTAAGCCAATCACAATATTTCTGACAAGCTTCTTTGTTTCTGAATGCAATTTTTTCTCCATATCTTTTACCATTGTGATATGCAATTACATCATCATTAAAATCATCAAAAATATTTTCTATTCTGAATTCACTGTAATAATCATACGCATCTGCATAATCCTTGTTTGGTCTGTGATTTTTAGTAAAATAGATTTTCTTTTTATCACTGTATCTTGGCTTATATGCTTTATGAAACTTAATCTCTTTATTCAATGAAATTACTGGCTCATAAATATATGTTGGTCGAGAACATTCACACTCCTTGGTCACAGTTTCACCATTTGGATATACTGCAACGAGTTTTCTTTCTTCGTTACATAAATTACATTTTGGTTTCTCATGAGGAACATGTTCTGCATACCACACTTCTGAGTCTTCTAAAAGTTTCTCAAAAACTTCTTCCATTGTTTTATTGTAAAAATCTTTCTCTACTTCTCGTTTATAATTGTCGATCTTGTACTGTAAATCTTTTTCTCTACAAGAAAGATCTAAATTTTTATCATTGTACTCTTTAACTTTTTGTCTTAATTCTGCGTTTTCTTTTGTTAGTCTGCTAATTTCAGAGTTTACATCTTCACGTAAAATCTCTCTGAACTTTTCTTTCATTTCATCAAAAAACATTTCGCCTTCACTTGGCTCATAAAAATCATCATACTCTGGATGCATATTCTCTCCTTTCACTAAAAGAAATTCCGCTTTCAATCGGTCTTGATTTTATGTTAATCCATACTAAAACTTCATTCCTTTAAAGAAATATGTAATAACATCAATATTCCAACCATCTCCAAGAACATCTGCTGCTTCATTTCTTGTTAGACATTTTGTATATCCAGATGGCACACATTGACACTGTTCTAATTCATTTTGATTCATATATCTCACACCGTCAAACACATGACCACTATATCCATCCAGGTCACTTGCGGATATTTTTCTTTTACCGCCAGCTAACTTTTTATATTCCTTAACACAATTTTTATAATGTTCTTCATCCTTAAAAATTAATGTGGTAAATCCCGTTGAATAATATCTGTGGAACATCTTAACTGGTGTTGAATTAGGTCTACTGTCAATAACTGCTAAACATCTAGCTTTAATTCTATCACTCCAACCAGTTTCCAGAATATCGTTTAAACAGATATTTACTTCTCCTAATTCATTCTTTGGTCTTAAGTTTGTCCAATAATATCTCTTCCTTAATGCAGGAGAAACTTTATCAGCATTTATCAGATATGGTTCTACTCCCATAAGTTCAGTAATAAAGTCTCTATCTTCTTTTTTCATGCTCGCTACATTTTCCATGAAGAAATATTTTGGATTGATCTCTTTTAAAACTCTATAACATTGCTTAAATAATCCAGATTTTTCATCATCTGCTAAACCTATTCTTCTCTCTGTAATACAAGCAATCAAGAATGTCTGACAAGGGCTACCAAACATCACAATGTCAATATCTGTTTCAAAATCTCCTACTTCTGTATGTAATACACCATCTTTATATGTAATCTTGTTCACATCTCCAATGTGAATTGTGTCAGGATAGTTGTCTTTTGTTACCTTAATCGCCACATCTTTAATCTCCGATGCAAAATATTTACCAACCTTAAATCCAGCTTTATCTAATGCAATGTGTCCACATGACATACCATCACATAAACTCAATACATTAATCTCACAATAATTATTTTTTTCTTTATTCTCTGTCAAAATCCTTTAATCTACAGAGATTGCGCAATCATTTATCCTAGAATTTACTGTTAAATCCTTTCGTTTTAATATTATTTTGTTGTAAAAATCACTCGAAAATAGGCACGTCTGCCTAATCGAATGAAAAAATATTTCATTACTTTATTTTGTTTTTTTTGGAAATACTTGAACGAATGTCCAAGTTAAGAAAATTTTCTATACTATATTATTCTCTAATTAACGCTTGTCCTCTTTGAGTAAATCACCATACGATTTACTTGGCGTTACAATCAGGTTCATATAATTTACATTACCACTATTTAATTTTTTCTGAATGGTATGATAAATATGGTACATTACTGTTTCTTCATCTATTCTATCTTCATTCAACAGAAGACTGATTGTAAAACTATTCTGCTTTATGATTCTCACCCCTACATATTATATATGATCAGCATATCTTCCAGTTTTGAAATCTCGTCTTTTAAAGATTCAATTCTGGTTCTAACCAATTTGTTAAATCCATCTACAGCTTCTTCGTATGTATCAGCAAAGAATCTCGCATATGTAGTTACACCATTCTTTTTCAAATCTCTACCATTTACTTTATATTCATAGAAATGTTTATCTTCTTTGATTTTACCCTTCACAGGTTTGCATTTAAGATTTAATGCTCTTTCATCTTCTTGATATGCAAAAGCCCAAATATCTTTATTGTAATGAGACTCATCAATATTTTGTAAGTTATCAAAAACACTATTTCTATTACAATAAATATTTGCACAATATATCATTTTCTCACCTCTCTTTACAATATCCTAACAATCTGTTCATACAAACAAATATCTCTATCGTTGATTGCCTTATTTATATGCATATGACCAAATAGATGCTTTTTATAATCAGTTGTAACTTTTACTTCTTCTAAATAATTTGTCAACACATCTGGTTCATATAATCCTTTACCACCCATAAGATACAGCTCTGACGTAGAAGGGCTATGTGTGATAATATAATCAACTATATTGTTATTCTCTTTTAGAACATCTAGTCCATGCTGCATTTCTTCATCTGTTGGTAATTCCTCTTCCCACCATGATAAACCCTTAATACGATACATATACTTACCTTGCTTATCAAGTTTCTTGGCTTCCTTTCTCCAATCTTCGTTATTGTAATCAAGAATGCCATCATGAATATCATGACTTGATGCACCACCAAATGCAAAGAATTTCTTATCTTCAATGGTAAACACTTCACCACGTATTAAATGTAATACATTGGATCTAACTTCATGAGCCTTGCCGCCACACCATTCTTTTATAGGATAAGTTGCAAGTCTTTTATGGTTCTCATGATTTCCATCAACAAATACTGTTGTGAATGGTTTCTGATTTAACCAATCCAACCAATATTTTTCCTGCTTGCTTTCGCTATCTCTGTTCCATACAAGACCGAAATCTCCTAAAATAATTACAGTGTTCTCATCTCTATTACCAGAGAAATCTTTTTGTTCATAGAAACTATCTTTACTTAATCGTGTAGGATTTCCATGTATATCGCCTGTTACAAATACTGCCATATTTTACCTCACTTTATTGGAATCATCTTTGCCACATTATCACCCATATATTCAACCGCATGATAATCCGTAATTGGCTTTAAGGAATTACATCTATTAGGTTCACATCCTCTTCCTTGACATAAATTACATGCATAGATACCACGCAACTGATTTGTACATTCAGAAAAGATACATTCTTTTGGCTCATTAGGCATTTTATCTACAATAATTTTCATATTCTAACCTCACTTATTCGTTATCATATCCAAAAACAACAGCTCATCTTTCTTTAATGTAATATCATAATCTTTCCACTTTTCCATCAACTCTCTTGTATCGAAACCATGCGGTACTACGATAGCATAGCCATGAGGAGTCTTATGCAATTCATGATTATCCAATTCTGAATAAAAATAAATATCGTCAATAAAATCTTCTACTTTTTCTTCATTGTCTACATCAAAATCAAACAACCATTTACTCTCATCACGATTTTGTACCTGCTGTGCAACAGATGCCAATGTACGATTAAGCTGTGTCATACTTGGCTTATCTCTCAACAGACGGATAATAAATTCTTCTCTGATTTTCTCTTCGTTCCTTGAATTAACTGACCTATATAGTCTTGTCTGTTCGCCAGGAAGTCCTTTAGTTGCAAAATTCTTAAAATCTTCAATCACTTTATCTTCGTTCTCTTTGTATTTAAGAATTGTCTTGGCTCGTTCCTTAAAATTTGGAATGTCCTTATTATCCTTGTTACGAGAACGCATTAGATATACATATAAATTTGACATTAACTCACCTCATTATCCTATAATTGTTCCATTGAGCTTATCCCATTGAATTTTATCAACATTATCACCCATAAAAACAAAAGTATTTTTATTGTTTAGTAATGCTTTTGAATAACACATCTCTTCACCAGTTGTATCAATTATCATAAAAGGCACTTTTCTTTCCTTAAAATCATCCATACAAAACGGAGAATTGCCGTGATAATGATAATCGTCACATGGTTCTAATATTGATGTTTTATATGTAAATGCAACTTCTAAATATTTTCCAATACCAAATAAAGGAGTTGTACATGCGTTATGTTCATATGGAGCATCATTCCAATCATCGCCACTCCAATCCTTTAAATAATTATCACCTAACGCAAATTTAACTACATTACCTTTTCTTTCCCAACCAATTATCTTCATGTTTTTCACCTCCAAAATTCCATAGGAAATGTGCGATTCATTCCAATGTAAAATATATACCATATATAGTATATATTACTTATTTTTAATACTATATATGGTATATTTGTAACAATTACTCACCTAACTCTGCAAGTGCCTTATCAAGATCCTCATCAGACATATTCTCAAGTGCAGCATCCTGTCTCTTAGCCTTGATTTCAAGCAATCTCTGTCTCATCTCAGCGTTCTTCTTAGCATCTTCTCTCTTCTTCTTTTCATCCAGCTTTACACCAACAATGTACTTAACAATTTCAATCTTATTAGAAATCTCCTCGTCTTCCTTTGACTTAGTATTCAGAAGACTCTCTTCTTCAGACTTCTTTACTTCCGCATTGAGGGTCTTAAATACTGAGTCCAGATTTGTGAGAGATAAATCCCACAAATCAATTACATTAATCATTCCTCTGAATGGGAACTGATAGTTTGCTCTTGTTGCGTTGATAAATAATTCGTTGTTTGTCATAGTAATAATCTCCTTTTCTAATTAAAACTTAATCTTCATTACACGTTCTGTTGCACCCTTAACCTTAACAACTAAATCTGCTCTCTTTGTCATAGAGAATCCAATTCCTGAAAGCTGATCATCAGTATCTTCTACATGACACTTAGCACCTAAAGCCTCAAATACTCTCTTGCGCTTCATTAAATCATTGTCAAGGAACTCAAGATAAAATCCATTTGGTTCTTCTGTGTTTACACAATCCTTCAGGAAGAAGAACAAATGTCTATGACCAATTCCGTCCTGCTCATCAAAGTAGTTTGGACTATAACTGATTACTGATACAGGTACAAACTGATTTGTATTTACGCCCCAAATCTCACGACTTGAAATAGATGAACTTCCAGACAGTTTTTCCTTAATTGAGAAGTTGCCATTCTTGTCAAGTGTAACTTCTGCCACCTGAACATTACCAGAAACAGGACTATTGTATTCAAACGCAAAAATCTCACCATTGAATTCAATTTCCGCCTTGAATCCTTTACTTCCTCTTGCTGCATACTGATTTACAAAGAACTTATAAACACCTGGTTTCATACGTGACATATCTGCCCATGTAATATTTTCCACAGAAGGCTTTCCATCCATCTGCTCCATAGGATGTGTAATATCGACATCTAACTGACCGCCACATCTTGACATACTAGGTTTTCTACAATTACCAAAATAAATCTCGTTTCCATCAGGTTCTTTGCAATGTGCATCAAGGTCACTGTTGTCATTTTGTCCCTCATTCCACATGATTGAAAATCTGAGTACACCGTCAACATTACCGCCAGCAGCTTTAACATTCTGCTTCATATCTGAGTCTGTAATGTTTCCTGAATAAGCCCAAGATAATCCATTATTCCACTTAAACATTGTCTTAGCATCTGGATTAATTGGTGCAATCATAGATACAAAATTCTTCTCATGCTTATTCTCTACAAAAGCTTCAATTTCTTTTGCGGTTGGAAGCACCTTATCAATAAAATCCTGTGCTGAAATCTCTTCAACCTTAGAAAACTTCTTAGGACTTACAGCAACATCCTTTTCCATCTGACCAAAAATATCATCTGCACCAATCATTCTTCTTGCAGCACTCTTATTTGAGAACAGTACATTATTTACAGTAATATCATTCAGATTAGCAAATCTTCTCTGTAATGAATCCATATATCCAAGTTCTGTAATGGTCTTCTTTGCATCCTCAAGCATCTTCTTTGTAAAAATAGCCTTTGGACGCTTATAATTGCTTGGAGCGACAATCTGCTCATACTTCTTAACTGCTGTGTCAAGATCCATATCCTCACTTACATTGATAAGAAGTGTTCCAATAGAATGATTTCTAATTCTACCGATAGCCATACCTGCTGTTACCGACTTCTCCCAAGCATATAAATCCTTTTCAGTATCAGAAGTCAATTTATCATATTCCTTCTTGTACTTCTTGAACTCTGTGAGTACGCCTTTCCACTCTTCACCCTTGTAAAGTGTATTTGAATTGATAAGTTCAAGAATTGTATCAAGTGCTTCCATAGTAATCTCATCGAGAGAACGCTTAAATACATTTCTTGTATCTCTGAACTGTCCTTTAACTTCCTCGTTAGAACGACTACTTCTATTTACGAACTTGCTTGGAAGCTCTAAGAAAAAATGATCCCACTGATGAGATTTTCCATTGATTTCCTCAAAGTTAAAATCTGTACCAATCTTAGGGAACTTAGTTGTATAAATATCTGTAACTGTATGAGCTTTTACAAAAGCATCAAGTGCATCACATACTGGCTGATATGTTGTATCACCAAGATTCAATTCCCAAATCGTATGAATCTGGTTATCCTTGATAGTGACAGCAGAACCAATATTCTTAATAAACTGTCTACAACAACTACAATCATGTTCTCTACGCTCTCTGAAAATCTCATTTGTACCAGCAGGGAAGCTATCAAGATATGTATTCCATAATTCATCCTTATCTACATTTACCTCAAATAAATGTGTTGCCTCTTTCTGCATTTCATCGAAGTGCTTCTGTAAAGCCTTCTTAAATTTCATAAATCCATCCATGTTTTGTACCTCTTCTTTCTTATATTTTTTGTTAATTGTTTCTACTGTTATATTCTCCGTTTATAATCCAACGGAAACGAAGTTTTCTTGTTACTTAAATAACCACCTTCGCAATTCTTTATTCATCTTCTCTTTCTTATCTAATTCTTCATCTCTTTTATGTATTGACTCTTTGCAGCTTTCTTCAAATGCTTTCAAAAAATCTCCTGGCATACTACATAAAACAGAATATGAAATAATTAATCCAATTATTGAAAAAATAATTAATGCTATATCACCATTGCTCATATATCATTCACCTCTCTTCCCAAGAAATCGAACTTTACTGTTATTTATCTACAACAACTATCTCTTTGCCACAATAAGGACAATATTTTAAATTTGCCATATTTTCAGGTATCCTCCAATATGGATCATCAGCATCATCATGTTCTTTCGGGCAAATCGTTCTATAATCGTATTTTATCCATTTACAAGTTTGTATTTCCTCGTATCTTCGGAGTACAACATTTCCTCCATCAATAAATATTTCCATTGGTTCGCCAGTTGCATCCGTTTTCCCAAACACCTGCTTTCTAATTTCCTTTGGAATTACTATTCTACCTAAATCATCAACTCTACGAATTATTCCTGTTATCTTCATCTTTTCACCTCACAATCCAAAGAAAGAGAATTTTCAAGTTTAATCACGATTGTCTTCTCTTTCATAATTGTAAATACCAACTACTTTTGCTATTTCTATGCAGCACTCATAATCATCTAAATCAGGTGATTGCAATAGCTCAATAATATTATTTATTTTATCTTCATTATTCATAAAATCACCTCTTAATCCAAAGAAAGAGATTTCTATTGTTTATCTTTATTTTTCACAATTTTTACATTACGCATTTTATGAAAATCGCAACTTTTGGTATCCTTATTAAAATATATACAAAATTTGCCATCCTCACATCCGCAATCACATTCCATTTCTGTATAAATTCTCATATACACCTCTCAAATTTCTTATTTTCTATTTTCGACAGGAATAATAATATCAATATTAGCAAGAATCTGTCGAATGTTCCAAGGTTGACCATTACGATATTTATCCATTTTAATAAATCTTTTAACAAGATCTTTGATAGGAATTGTATCGTCTGTACACAACATTCTCTTTTCACAAAACATATTTTTATATGGTCGTCTTGTACTCCCTTTTTCATACAAACCAGTTGATAATAGATAATCTAACATTTCTTGTTCAGCCATGACTCTATTCATCCTTTTCGATAAATTCACATTTTATCTGTCTAACAGAAACTATCATTGCAACAAAGGCACTTGGGTAGTCAATTTCAACATCGTAAACAGTCCCATATTCATCAAACATTGCTATAGTATAAAAACCATCTTGTGAATCTAAAATTTTTGCAAATTCGTTATCCTCGTCATAATCATTATCTAATACTGCCTCTACTTCGTCTTCGATATCTTCCAAAAATTCAATCATTGGAATATTTACTGAATTATGTTTTATAACGACTCTTCTTGTTGCCTCATCACAGGTAAGCAATAGTTCATATTCTGCTTCATAATATCCATTAGACACATACTCATTGTCTACATGATTATCAACTATAGTTAGTTTATTCTTGCTGCTCTCTTCAATGTCGTATGGTACATAGTAATCAATAACTTTTTTACTTCCACCGTTATCAAAAATAAAAATTTCATGTTTCTTTTCAAGCAATTCTGTAGTATTTCTAATTCTGTCAAATTCTACAGTATCACCATTTTCAGAATCTTTTTTAATATAGGATTCTAAATTTCCCGTTTTGACATCCATCCTTCCAATACATATACAATATGTATCTGGAATTGCATCAATACTTATTTCAAGATTAAGTTTATTTTTTAATACTAATCCCATTTCTTCAAAATCTTCTCTTGCAATTGCTGTTATTTTCATATTTTTCTCCTTTTTTAAATTTTTAGTTTGTAAGTAAAAATTATCAATATAACAAATAAAATAATTATTACACTTTTCTTTTTCATTACTTTTCTTCTTCTTCAGATTCACTATAAACCGTCCAATAAGGACACGGTTTTCCTTCTTGTAATGGACAACTTGTGCAACTACCATCGCAAATCATTTCTGTATAAATTCTCATCTTGGTTTCCTTTCTATTAATACGGTTGACCGAATATACCTAACTTGATGGACAGTATGGGATTCGAACCCATCCACCGTAAGCACCAATGCACCGCCCAATCAAATCCAGGTATACTCAGTATCATATATTACAACCTTGCCAAAAATTGAAAAATTAGCACTATGCACTTACATCCCTCTGCATGAATTTATCAAAATCACGTTTCAGATAAAGATAGTTTGTTTTCTGAGATTGGCTAAAATTGCTTGTTTTATAATTTTTAATCCAACTTTCAAAGTCCTGATCCTGCTCTTTCTGACAAGCGTATGCCATAAGAGCAATTAATGCCATTTTACAAGACTTGTATACAGGTGCGTCAATCTTCACACAGTCCTCAACCATATCTGTATAAAAATCCACATCATCATTCGTAGCATTAGAATTTGCATTTTCCTGAACAAAGGAAAGAATACTTTCTTCCGTATTTTCTTCCACATTTTCTGTTGTATTTATATTTAAGTAATCCATCATTAAAGCTGTATATGTGTCAATTTTTGCTTGTACAATCTTTTTATCAGATGTACCAGCTTCTTTATCAAGTGTATCATAACTCCACTCTCCAATTACTTTACTATGTAAATCCTTTACAAGTGCATTTACAAATCCTGCAAACTTATTATCTTCGAGTCCTAACTTTGTGAAATTATGGAATGTAGCCATCCAGCAAAGAATATCTTTGAATACAAATATATTCTGAAGTTTATTGCCACAAACTTTTGCGATTCGATTTCCATATTCATTTATCTTTTCGAATTCATCGAACGAAGAATTTTCCTCAAGATATTCATTTCTGTCTTTTGGTGCTTTTTTCCAATCATTTATATGAAATACAGTCATTACAGAATTTGCAACTGTCTGCTCATATGTTCCGTTCTTACGCATTGGTTCTGAAGGTGCAACACAATTTTTATAAAACTCATTGTTTGCAATATTTTTGATTTTTCTTGCATATGTAGGAATCCATGTAAGAGCCTTCTGGTTAGAACCCATAGACTTGTTACGATTATATCTTCGCACAAGCTTACTAATCTCTTGCATGGTGCAATTCTGGTGAACGACAATACGGATTTGATAATCGTCAAATTTCTTTTTCAATTCATCTGGCAACTGTTCAAAAGTTTTATTCTTAATGTCAAATTCGCAATTATCCCAAAGAATACTTCCGTTTTCATCTTTTACAAGATGCCCTTCTTCATCTCTTCTCTTTGCTTGATACTGAATAACGCTATTTTCAAATGATTTAGTTGTTTTCCAATTCATGTTGCGAAACTTATTTAATGCTGTGGTTCTCTGTATACCATCAACAATATATTCCTGTGTTAATCCACCACCTAATTCTTCTTCACCGAGAATAATAGGAGGAATGTAATCTTCCGTAAGAACTGTTAAAATCAATTCATTCATTGCCGGATTGTCCCAACAAAACATTCTCTGTACATCCTGATTTTCTGAAATATCCTCACTATTTACACTTGCTAAATATGAAGATAATGACACTGTTTGTTCTCTTACTTTCTTTGCCATAATTAAGTCCTCCTACATTTTCCTTACATTAATTCTCTTATATTTTCATATGCTTGAATAGCTGCAAGATTATTAGAATATTGCTTACTGTTCATATGTAATAATTCTCTGATTTCTTTTGCCTTATATCCATCAGATAATAACGATACAATTTTACGTTGTGTATATGACAACTTGTCCAAATATCTTTCAATCTTAGTACCTTCAAATAAGTATTCACAAGCAGTTTCATATGTATCAAACTTTGATGGAATAGTTTCCCCAAGTTCCACCCCGTCTTCTGTAACAAGATTGCTTGTACTTTCAAGTTTCTTAGCAGGAATACGTTTTGCACGATTACGATCTCTGATTTCTGTATTAAATTTTCTTCGAATATTTCCTATGAGAAATGTATTAAATTGACATTTTTTAGTTTCATCATATCTAAGAGCACTATCTGCTAACGCATCAAGTGCAATTGAATAAAAATCGTCATAATCTTTTTCCGAGATTCCACCTATCTTAATTAGCAATGGATAACATATCTGTTTTAATTTTTTCATTTCATTTGCACAATATTCTTCCAATATCATTTCCATTTTCTTTTACCACCTTTACTTATTTCCTTATGTAATACTTCTCCGAAATTTAATTCTTCGTCATTAAGTTTAATATGCCTTGTCTCTCCACGACACTTCGGACAACGACAGAATTTCTCGTGCTTGTCCTTTGAGAACGACATAACTCCCACCATTTGAGACCAACAATTTTTACATAATAACATTCTCCTTATTTACCTCCCTAATAGTCAAATAATTCAGTCATTACTCTTGGCTCATACTTGCGTTTATCCATTCCTGAGATAGCTTTCTCAATCTCATCAGTAGCTGTTTCAGAAATTTTCTTTCCCAAAATAATGTCTACCACCTGCAATTCATTCTTTATGCTTCTACGTTTTATTCTCCGTTCCTTGAGCATTTTATAGGCTTTATATCCTTGTGCAGCATTAAGGTTACAAAATTCTATGTAATGTAATATGTCACAGATTTCTTTATCTACTGTGCTAAGTTGGTCTGTTAACTCATTCTTTCTATGTACTGCTTCTGAGGCTAATCCATTGAGTCCCTTTACCTTCTCAATCCAATGTTGAATATTTTCAGCTATTGCCACCCTTTCAGTCTTCTCTTGTGTTTCTTCATGTGTCATTTGCTTTATTAGCTCTGGTGACTGGTCGTATTTTTGCACACGAAAGCACGATTTGAAAGCCTTAGAAAGATTATTGTTATAGACAGAATTGGCTTCTTTATTTCCATAAATATCTGCCAAAGCTTCACATGACGTTGGAACATAACACCCTTTTCTGTCCCTCATAATCCAACGATTTCCATCTGTAATTACATATTGCGCCAATTAAAACCATCTCCTTCTTTTTAATTTTAATGCACCATGAAGGACTTGAACCTACGACCGACCGGTTATGAGCCGGTTGCTCTAACCAACTGAGCTAATGGTGCTTGTTGCTACTCAAAGTGAAATTGAGCACGGTTATAACAGGGCATACCAGATTCGAACTGGTGAGTGCAGCAGTCAAAGTGCTGTGCCTTACCGCTTGGCGAATGCCCTATATTAATATTCTCTATTTAATTGTAAAAATGGATTTAAAATGCAGAAACGCTATAGATTTACCAGTCTTGACAACAATTGGTAAAATATGTAAAATATTTTTGCGGTATTTTCTGCCGTATTGGGTAAAGCAGTCAAGTAGAAAGGTGCGCCAACACCGTTTGAATCGCTTGGCTGTTTTTTGTATTTCCATTTTTCTTACAATAATAATGATATTTCAAACATACGTTCTTGTCAATAGTTTTTTTCGAACATTTGTTTGTTCTTTTTTATGTATTATAATTATACATCAGATGGTGTCCCATAATTAGGACACTATTCCCGAAAAATAAGTGGAAAATTTATGTTGTGTACAATCTCCGCTTGCACACCTTCTAAACATAGATGACCAAAAAAGTCATTATCAAAATAATCTACTGTGGCAGCTTTATTAATCATCATTTTTCCTTCATCGGCATTAATCTGTCTTGGTTTTGTATGAATGAACGTAATTCCATTAAAAGAATCAATCCAAATCTTTCCCTGAGCTGAATCAATCATCCGTTTCGCTTCTTCTTTGCTAACGTACATTATGCATTTACCTCCTCTAATCTATATTCTGTTCCATAAAATAATCCATTGAAACAAGCTTTATCTATAAGTTTCTTCTCTTCTTTGCTTGTTACTGTACCAAGTTTTTCTTTTACTTCTTCTTTAGATATGGTAAATAACTGTTCTCCTAAAGCCATGGAATATTCTGTTAATCCATTATCATTGTCGGCATGAATGCAACTATGAACTGGCATATTAAGTTTTTTTATTTTACTTGTTAAAGCCATAACTGTAATAATAGTTGCGTGCTTAGTTCCGATTGGATTTGATATTATCACATATGGACGCTCATTTGTCTGGACAGAACCCATTCCTTTATATTTTATTTCTGCCTTTATAATGTCATATCTTTGCAATTGTAAATCCATATGTACCCTCCTCTCTTCTTTTGTATGTAATGGATTATCTTTTGATATTTTGTATTATATACTTGTCTATATATATTGTCAAGTATTATTATAAATATTTTTTATATTTATTTTTTTCTTTATATATGATACTCTATGTATATAGGAGGATTATACTTATGAAACTATCTATTCAGGACAAATTAAAAGAAAAAAATATGACACGTTACGAACTGGCTAAAAAAATAGGGGTAACATATCCAACAATCGACAAAATTTACAAAGGTGAATCAACTTCAATTAAATTTGATATCTTAGAATCAATTTGTAAAGAACTTGATTGTTCTCCCATTGAGATTCTTGATTCAGATGATAACCAAATGAAACGACTTTTAAGTTATACGACAACAATAAATAAAATGACACATAGTAAGGACGACGAACAATAATCATCATCCTTATATATTTACATTACCCTTAATTTATTTGCCATATCAATCGCTGCTTGATATTTATCTACATCATCTGTGAGCATTATGCAGATAATAATTCAATTTTGTATGACCTATTGTTTTTAGTAATAACTTCATTATTTTTTAAACATTTCATAATATCTAAATCAGATAAACAAGTTTGAACCTTTATATCTTGCTTTCTTTTATATCTGTCGCCATTAATTACATCTATATATTTATACTCTATGTTTTTAATTATTTTATCATCATCTACATATTTCCATTGATATCCACTGGTTATCTTAGCTTCTCCCTTACAACACTTAGAAATATTCCCAGGTGTAGTATTATTATCCCTTGCAGCAGAAGAAATACTTTCGTAAGTTTTTATATATTCTCCATCTAGTGAGTATTGCTCAACTTCTATTTTCCTAGTAGATTTGTACGGTTCAATGTTAGAATTATCACCATAATAATATTTCCATTGATAGTCATGAGATTTTTGTTTTTTATCATTACAACATGCAGCTATTCCACTATGCAAATGTTTAATTTTCCACTCTTTTTCTACATCCATGGCACATTCCCATGCTTTTATAAATTTTCCATCAAGATCATATTGAGCAACAGGCTTTGCACGATATTTATTCCCAGTAAATCTAATAGAAGATAATTGCCTTTGTTTTAATGACTGTTTTCTACCTTTTCCTGCCTCTGAAATCTTTTTCCTTGTTTCTTCAGACATATTCTTTTTGGCAATACTCATTTTCCTTCTTGCTTCTAATGAACGTTTTTTACCAATATTACTTTTTCTTATTTTTTCAATTTGCTCAGGTGTATGCTTTCTTCCTTTTGAAGCTAAAGACATTTTTCTTAGCGTTTCTTGTGATGGATGTCTATTTTTCTCAGCTCTCTTATCAATTGATTCCTGTCTCATCTTTCGATTATTCCCACCAGCAATCATATTATAGCCTAATTTATTATTCATTGAATTATATTTCTTTATAAGCCCTTCTTCAATTATATTAGCTACATCTAATGATATCCCATCAATTAGAACAATATGCTCGAAGTTATCCCATCCATATTTTTTAATAGCATTATAAAAATGTGCAGAATGCTTATAGTTATTCCCGTTTCCACCACATCTACGTTTAAAATCATTACAAGTTTGTCCGATATAGATTTTATTATTGATTTTATTTATATGAACATATACTTTGTATTTTCCTTTCCATCCTTTTATCTCTTGTTTCATTCTAATTTCACCTCATCAATTTTATCTAATATTTGATTTAAAGATATCGCTGCATCATTAGAGTTTAGTTTAATGGCTTGTAATAAAATCTTTCTTAAGTCTTGTTCTTTTATTGTTATTACGGGACTATTCTTCTTTAGATCATAATTCCCATTTGATACACCATTTAAAAAATCTCCAATATCAGTATAATACATTCTTTCTCTTTCCTCAGATAAGCCAATATAATGCATAGTTGTTTGTGTGTCACTGTGTCCAAAAATATTCTGTAAAGTTTCCAAACATAACATATCATGTGGATGAATCACTTTACTATAATATCCAAAGGAACGCCTTATGCTATGAATCGTCACCTTGTATTGAATTTTGTTAAATTCCACTGCTTTTTTAAAAATTTTATCAAATGCTCCAATTTGCCATTTTGAAATATCTTTAAAAATTACTTCTTTATATATATATTCTCCTAAAGTTTTAAATTCTTTTTGATGCTTTCTCCACCCATTTAAAATCTTTTTAATTCTATCTTCACTATAATCTTTGTTGTATAACTCTGTAAATCTATTAATCATTTCTAATGCTTCTTCGTCAGAATAATTTATAGACTCTGTTTCATGAAAAAAATCATCGTTCTCCATTTTTCTCCATTCATACTTTAAGTCATAAGGAAAAATATAATCATTTAAATTATCTAATGGATTGATGCCTGTTATCTGTAGATATTCTTTAATAACCTGCTTTGCATATGGTGAAATATATATGATATTATATTTTCCAGTCTTTTGCTCCTCAATTGTTCTAATCTCATCCTTTATTGTTCCATTTGGATAAAAGATATCAGACCATATCATATCTAGTGTATCGCCTACTCTTCTTCCAAATAAAAATAACAACATAAATTTTAAATAATCATTCCATAATTGATTTTCACGAAAATAATCAATCATCCCTTTGATATCTTCCATATTCCAAAAAGGATAACCTTTAGTTTTACCTTTTTTCTTAGTTACATAATTTCTACTCTGTGCCATATCAACCAACCACCTTTCTTATATACATATTCTCTGTTTTCCATTCAGGTAACAACTCATTGTCATCATCGTAATATGTAGACTTCATTTCTTTTGCTCGTTTCATCCTTTCAGAAAAATCATCGCACCATCTTACTTCGAGATTTTTTGTTCTCATTTGTAATCCTACACATAAACAAGTTAAGTTCTTAACATGATTTTTCTCTTTCGTTTTTGGTCTTGAAATACCCGCACCAACTTTGTTTTCTTGTAAACAACGAAGACATATGAACCTTGAATTATGTTTGGGATTTCCATTTCTTTTACACATTTTATCACCTCATTTCTCTGTAATAAAAAAGAAGCGATTAATTTTCGCTTCTTAAAATAACTTTTTCATCTATTTCTTTTATAATATCTCGTCAAATCTACCTTTTAAATCATTAATAACCTCTTGTAAAGTTTCCAATCTGCTTTCAATTGCTAGACTATGTAAGTTTGTAAACATCTCAGGCTTGCATAATTCATCTTCTACTCTCTTTATTTCCATTTTAAGCTCACCAATATATTCAACAACCTTTTCTCTCATATTAGGCTGATTCTCATACTGATACAGCTTTTCTAATGGTTCTTGCATAGACTTATTTGCTTCAAAATCAGCTTCGCCATATACATACATGTCTGTATTTGATCCGTCTAAATTCCATTTGACTTTCTGTATTAGCTTATTCATTGCTGTCACTCCATTCTATTTTTTCTTATATCAATTCCTAAAACAGTAGGTTCTTGCTCACAAAATATAAATGGTATCGTTGGATTAAGTTGAAACCAGCCTGATACTCTTGCATCATCTATTAATTCTACAGTTTTATATCCTTCTTTTTGTTTACATTTTAAAAATGAAATTACTTCATCTATATTTGAACTTATTCCCATATGATTATCACAACCTTTCTTTTATTTTACATTATAATATTCTCTCTTATAATGAAATAACTGCCAGTATTTCTACTAGCAGCCAGATATTTATTATTTAGTTGTATAACCACATTTTTGACATATATGTTCAAATGAATAAGCATTATTACAATAACCACATTTAGGACAAATATATCCTCCTTGTTCAAATGTTCCACTTAATTTAAACGAACCATAATTAATTTCACCAGTCTCGTTAGAATTCTCTTCCCACCATTTTGATTTTTTAGCAAAATTAATCTCTGTATCATTTTTTAATTTTACTAATTCTTCTTCACAATCATCACAAATATCAAAATCCTTTTGATTTTTCCAATAACTATTTGCACTAATACATAATCTTCTTACATTTGTATGCATTACTTCTTTTCCGCATATATCACAATATTGTTTAGTCATCAAATTCACCTCCGTTAAAACAATTCTTTCATTAGATTTATTATTTTATCTTAACCGAATCTATTACGTCCCAAATTTCTTTTTCGTACATCACTTTACCAATATCTGTTTTTGCACAATATGGATTAGAGAAGTGTTTTGATATAGCCTGCATTATTTTTAATTTATATTTTCCCATTTCTTCTTCCATAATTTTATTCATATCAACCATTTATATCACCTCATTATATCACTCTTCAATATCTACAGGATTTTCAAGCTGTAAAATCTCATCTCTATGTTCTACCAATGCTGCACTTGCAATCGCATTAATCTTATTCTGACAGAATGATTCAATTTCACCTTTCGCTTCCATTACAGTTTTATCCATCTGCTCATTGAATTGGTCTGCAACAAATCCAATATTGCTACTAATATCAGAATTAAGCATATTCAATTTCATAAGAATCACTTCTTTGTCTTTTTTAGTTAAGTTCTTTTTTGATTCAAATAATGCAGCAACTTCATCAATCAACTCTTTTGATTTCTGCATTGCTTTATTTGTTTGTGTTTTAAATTCATCTGTAAACTGTTCTCTCTTGCTTACAAAATCGCATTCTGGAATTCTACCATCCTTTTCTGTATAACGAATTGTACATGGAATGCCAGTCCCACAACCAAAAGAAGTAATTGCTTCTGCAAATTGTGAATAACTCATTTCCACTTTTGCAATTAGTCCACTTCCAAATATACTGTCGCTATTTAATCCTCTCGTAATATCTGCATGTTTTAATTCCATTGTAATAACATTACTATGCTCAATACTGCTACCAAATAATGGCGTTTTACCACCATACGCACGATTAAACATCAGTGTTCCATATGAAGGATGCGTTGTTTTTGTCCCAAATTTTGTTTCTTCTACTTTATATTCATTTTCCATATATGTTTTTACCTCACTTTCTATTAGATTATTCTCTGTTTGGAACATGAAGAAATCGTCATTTACACGGGTTTATATTTTTGACGATTTACTTTCTGCCTTTCTTCAATAATAAGATTCAAAACAATTGTTAGTCTCCTCTTTTTATTTGAGGAATCAGCCTCTCCGTATATCTTAGTAAGTTTACCTTCATATTCTTGTTGTAAACTACATAATTCGCTTTCATATTCTATCAATTCTTTTAGTGTCATATTTGTCACTATATCACCTCTTCCAATTTTCCAACAAATTCTTAGTACCCATTACACATGCAATAATACTTAACATCAGGTTCTCCACTAACATGGCGATACCCCATTTCTTTTATTAGCCTTAAACCTGAATTATACTGCTTATCATTTGTATAGTTATCTTTTCTTGCCAATTCATTTATAATTGATTCCATTTGAATTCTCCATTATTTACAGTGAAATTTTACCACTTCTATAATCTTCTATTTTAGTAGTTCTTTGCGTTCCATCTTTTGTATTTTTTATCTGCCATAGCACATATACTTGCTAATGTGTCGGTTACTATACTCTGTAAACCTTCCATTTAGTCAACCAATGATAAAATATCATTTCTATCAAAGCCAATCAATTCATCAGATTCTATAATATCAGCCAATATATTAACAATTTCTTTTTGTGCTTCAGAATCCCATTCCATAAGTTCCTCTTTTATTATCTTTGCACCATTTGATTTTGCAATATAATAATCTTCCAGTGTAGCAAAGAAAAATTCATATTGACTATCAAATGGTGGCATTTTACTATTCTTCATATCGTTTAAATATTTTAATGTTTTTTTATTTTCCATCTACATTACCTCATTTCATCAATTCTTCAATTAAATCTAATACTTCACATACAAAATTTCTGCCCACATTGAGAACAATATGTATTTGTAGAATATACATTACTACCACAAATACTACACCGATGTACAATTTTTGATTTTCCCAATAAGCCAAATTCTCTTTCATTAGTTGTGGGGATTCTCTTTTGCTTTCTTACACATTCTTCTATAGTATCTATATTAGCCATTAAATCTTTAATATCACCAACAGTTATAACTCCATTTTCATTACTATATGCAATTTTAAATTGTTGTATGGAGATCAATGCCGCATTTATTTCTTCTTCATACATTTATATCACCTCAATCTCCTATTAGCCAATCTTTTCCATCACAAGATTTGTGTTCTTGGACAATTTCATCAGTTAATTTTATATTTTCAAAAAATCCACTACCAATTGCTGCACAACCATATGAACAATATTTATCTGTAAACCCAGTTCTTACAACAATAATTGAATTTTCAAGTAATGACTTGCCACATGTAGAACATTCCATATATCTTACCATTTATATCACCTCTTCCAATCTTCCCAATAAATCATTCATTCTTAGTTGAAAATAAACTGAAAATCTCTATCATTTATTTCCACTGTAACAAGTTCTTTATTGTTGTCAAGAATATCTACAACCGCACTTTCATATTTTGCATATGCTGATGTGCATTCATATTCCTTACCCTCTGTAAAATGGTCGTCTGTTTTTCTACAAATAGCTTTATTATTTTCCATTTTTCTACCTCCAATCATCGCAAGAAAGTTAAATTTCTTGGCTTTTATATCTGATATTCAGACGCACACTTGTCGCATACACTAAGATTATCTTCTTCAATATAAGCCCCACATAATTTACAATGATGCGGAAGATTTTTGTTTTTAATTTCTGTAGTATCTTCCACAAATTCTGAACAGCCACAATATTTACAGCCACAAGCTTCCATATTCTCATATGAATCAAAATGTCTATAATAAGAATGTCCACAAATACATTTTCTGTTATCTCCATAATTTGGATTATACATCCTTTGAATAACTTTATATTCATATTCTAAATATGGAGAATTTGGATTACTTATTAACTTTGCCTCATGCTCTATTCCAAACACGTCCCTAATTTTTGTCATTATTGTATTCTCCTTCCATAGTAAACTTAGATTTCTTTATTTACATTCAACATTAACCTATTTTTTAGTTTATTTTTTCTATACATTCTGAATCAAACCAGTACCAACCAAATTTACTATTTTTATTATATTTATTATCTACAATAACTCCAACCCTATTGCCAGAAATACTAGCAATTTTCCCTTCTAAACCAATTAATTCAGGATATTCACTCTCAAAAGATAATTGTCTTTTCGGTAAAGAGATGATTTTTATTTTTCCCGAATATATAAACTGTTCTATATTTCTCATATTATATATTACCTCCACAAGAAACTTGGATTCATTGGTTTACATACAATCTTTAATCATTTGTTCGATTTTAGGACTATCTGGACTTATACCAAGACATCTAATCCATCTTTCGGCACATTCACAGAATCCTTTATGATACATAAATTCTGAATTTTCTTCCAATTCATCAGCATTAACATTCTCGTCTTCCATAAATAATCTTACTTGTGCTTTATGATCTGCATACGACATTAATAAATTTTCGATTGCATTTCCTGTAATATTCATATCTTTCATATTGTTTACCTCCAATCTTCCAATGAAACTATTATTTACTTGTTTCCATTCTACACAATATCATTCAACAACTCAATCACTTCGTCAAATTTCTCACTCGCTTCTTCCATACTATCAATTGCATCTTCAGAACACATCCCTCTATAACTACTCTGCAATCCCTCTGGCATATTATCAAATGCGTCCTGTTCTTCATTTAATATAGAAGATAGCTCACCTGATGTCTGTTTTAATTCAGTTTGTATATCCTGAAATCTTGCTTTAAGCTGCCTTATCTTTTCTTTTCTCTGTTTATTCATTACTTATCACCCCATAATGCATGGACTACATCATAATCACTTGGCATACATGTACATGTCAAAGCTCCAAATTTTAACTTATTAAATTCTTCTTTTGTAATTTCAATCCCCATATCGCCATTAACAGTAGTATTGTAATCAAGCTTTCCTTGACATTCTGGACGAAAATACCATACTCTATAGAACTCTTTACCAGTCTTTCTGTTCTTCCCACTAAACAAACAGGTAATTGTTCTACCTGAACTTATTTCAGTTGTAACAGTTTTTCCGAAATATGGATTGTATTGACTATATACATTTTTTCCGTATTTTAGATTTTCCTGTTTATCATGTTCGCTCATAGCGAACAACTGCTGTGTACCTCTTCCATAGGAAGTATCATACACTCTACTACTGTTTACTCCAACAGTTGAATATAGTTTAACTCCGTTTCTGTCTGTTGTTTCAACTCTTTTAACTCTCTCTCCATTGATATAATCGTTACATAATCTGTCCATGTAATGAACATTTCCATTTTCATCAACTCTACGAGTTGTTTTCTTCATGTCATAATTATCATAAGCTGCCTTTGCAGCACTTCCTGCATAAATTCCTAAGAATGCTAATAGTCCTCCGAACATAATCATCAACCACCTTTCTTATTTTATATTACTATTTTTTCCACTTTTCCATTTCATCTACAGACTTCTTGTTTAAGTTATTATACATATCTTGTCTCTTACGAGATTCTTCCTTTTGGTTCATTTTCCAAGGAAGATAAATACATAAGTATCCTGCAATCAAACATCCAATTAACTGTGCCATAATAATTACCTCCGTTTTTAAAAATAAGAGATTGGATATTCCAACCTCTTATATATTCTCTCTTATTTACAGTACATACATAATATAGTATGTCTTTCCGTTATCTTCTACAATCCCCCAATCTCTTGCAGGAATTTTATCTGTTACCATTTTACGGTATTCATCTTTATCTTCCTCTTCAATATTCCATTCATTGAGATAACTTTCAATATTTTCTTCAAAATCTTCAAAGATTGTTGAACCATTCTTCAAATGTTTCTCGGCTTCTGATTTTGTACACTTATCCAACATCAATAACTCAATTTCTCTTTCTTTTGTCATAGTAAATACCTCCGTTTTCTTTTAATTATATCATGCTCTTTATCTTTTCACAAGGACAGGAAATTTCCGTTTCCTATGCTTTCTTTCCACAATAATACTTAACAATCTTTTTAAAATCCTTACTACTTGCATAAGCAACTCTAGGTTTACTTCCATCAATGTTAAATTCCGTTACGCTTAAAATCGCATAACCTTGTACCGTTAATGTGGCAAGATATACAAGTAAATTTAATTTGTATCCAAGACTGTCAAGCTGAATTTCTTTTCTTAGTTTCTGTACTTCTTCATCATAATTATCATCTACTTCAATAATGTGTGCAGAAGCATATGTATTAACTTTATACAATCTATAGTTAATTTTTCTTACCATAGTTATCACCTCACTTTCTATTCAAATAATTTATCAGCTCTAAATAGCCGATTTATAGGTTTATTTTATCTTTGCATAATCTGTAAATAATACCTCGCAATTCTTCGATCTCTGTTTCTGAAAGATATTCACTTCTGTTAGATTCTGGAATGTCATAGATGTTGCAACTATCATTTTCAAACCAAATTTCAAAAACATAATGCCACATTCCATTGTTACAGTTATATTCGCAATGGACAAAATATGAATTGCCATCTTTATCAATCAACTCTCCATCACCAATGTCCAATGCAAAAGAAGTATCATCATTCCAATATGAATTACATCTGAATTTTCTTCCATTTCCCCAATCTATTTCATTAAGGACATTTTCGGCTTTTGTATATTTCATATCCACCATTCCTTTCCGCAGTAAATCACCGTTTCATTGTCTCAATTTTTATTAATGGTTTTATTCTTTTTCTGCCAATATTTTTCCCTTGTCGTTTAAGCAATAGCAAAGTTTTATTATATGTTTCAACATCTATAATCGGCTCAAAATTTCCCTTATAAGTTTCACCACAAAAAGTATTGTATCCACAATATTGTGTTCTTGTAAGAATTTTTTGAATGCTATAAGCTGTTGGAATTTTACCTCTCTTTCCTTTGAATCCTCGTTCTTTTGCTTCTTTCGCAACTTCTGATAAATTTTTTCTTAATAAATACTCAGAAAAACAAAAACGCACATATTCTGCTTCTTTTTTATTGATTTTAAACGAATCTTTTCCATCTAAATCATATCCTAATATTTCAGAACAAGTACGTTTCCCTTGTGTAGCTCTCTCTAACATAGCCGCACTGACTCTTTCACTTGTCAGTTCTCTTTCTAACTGTGCGAATACACCAACAACCCCAATCATTGCTCTTCCCATTGGCGTTGAAGTATCAAATGATTCTGTATATGATATCATAGATACATTCCATTTCTGGAATTTTTCCATTGTTGAATATAAATCAGATACACTTCTTGTAAATCTACTAAGTGCCCAAAATAAAACCAAATCGAATTTACCATTTTTTGCATCATTTAGAAGTCTATTTATATCAGGTCTATGCTCAATATCTTTTCCAGAAATCCCTTTATCTGCATATAAATCATATACATTATATTTCCTTTCCTCACACCATTTCCTAAGTGTTTTTTCTTGTGCGTCTAAAGAATATCCATCACGAGCTTGATCAAGTGTACTTACGCGTATATATATATTGCCACTTGTTTTTTATTCTCCACATATAACACCTCTCATTCCATTTCTATTCCAAATTCAAGGCAAGCAGCGCATCCCATTTTATCAGGATATATACCATCATTATCTGCAACAATTTCCCATCCATATTCAAAAGATACTATGTTATCATATACTGCTTGTGGATTATCTTCATTACCATCCCAATCCGTAACTGGATTATCTCCATTTTTTAATGCTTGTATATCATCCATTAGTCTTCCAGATGTTCCGTATTCATAACCACTGTGTAAATAATCTACAATTCCATTATTATTAAATACAACTAATGTTAATCCACCACCATTATCCTCAATAACTTCATATTTTCTCATAAAATTTACCTCCGTTCTTCACAATAAATCCTCATTTCAAGTCCTATTTCTTTCATCCCAATTCTCTTCATTAATCCATTTCATAAAATATTCATCATCAACATCTCCATATTCATCGGCAGTTCTTTCTACAAATTCATCGTAGATTTCTTCCGTCACAGAATCCAAACAATCAAATATTTTTAAATCATCATCACATTCTAAAACATTTTCATATCCATTATTCCATGCATATATAAGACAAGCTAAAAAGTAATATTGTTCTACACTTACTTCAATTCCGTCACAATCATAAAATGGTTCGTCTAACTCTAAATCTGCAATCAAGAATCTAACATAATCTGCAAATTTTCTTTTAAATTCTGCACTCATACCTCTTGGTAGCCATCTTTTAGCCAAGTCATTAAGCCTTTTCTCATCAACTACCATTCGTTTACCTTCTAACATGTATGTCGTCATAATAATTACCTCCATTCTTCAAATGAAACTCTTGTTTACTTTGCATTTATACTACAATTTTAATATGTCCACTCTTAATCAATGATACAAAATCCATTGTATAATAATCACGACTACTCGCAATACTTTCATCAGGCTCAACTGGTACAAGAACAATTTTATAGTTCTGTTTAATTTCTCTATTCCATCTTTCTTCTACCCTACATAATGTGTTTTTAAATTCATTTCCATTTAAGAAAAATCCAAAACCACATGTTGTATTCAATGGAACAATAAATCTTACATTTTCAATTCCATCAGTCATAATTGCCTGACATAAATCATCTGAAGTAATCCATTCTCCATTTTCGATTTTCTCTTTCAACTCCTTCATAGAAAACTTAATCCAATCATTGAGATAAATTTTATTACGATTCCACGTAAAGAATTTTCCATTTTCATCTTCTCTGATTGTACGGTCATATGATTTCCGTGTTTTTGTATCTTCAACCGATACTTCATCATGAAAATCATCATTCCATACAAACACTCTGATGATTTCATTTCCACATTTATATTTATAAGTCATATCTGTTATTCTCCAATCTTCGCTTGAAATTGCTATTTCCTACGACAAATCATAATCGTAGTCTTCATAATCACAATTGTCTTCTGCACAAAATTCAACCGAAATTCCTGCACCGAAATTTGCAATTAAAAGACCTCCGCATTTTGGACACCGATTGTTATTTTCTCTAATATCTTCCACAAATTCTTCATTTCTTCCAAGTTTAATATCTTTTCTTGTTTTCATTTCCATCACTCCTTTATCATCATGTTTCTAAAGTATGCAAATACCATTATCATCGCTTTATATTTCCGTGGATGTTTCATAATATCCTCAATTTCTTTCTCAAGATCTGCTGTATCTATATCTAATTCGCTTTTTGTAAGAAAGAATCCATTCAATCCACGAAGTTCCTCATTGCCATAAGTTTCGAAAATTTCTCTTCTTATCATTTTTGCTGTGTCTATTGCGGCTTGCTCTAATAATTTTTGTTCTACCATATCAATCACTCCAATCTTCTAATAACTCATATACTTCGTCTTTATTGTCATACATATACTGATTAAACGCTTCATAATCTCCATCTTTATCAGGAAATTCTTCAATAAATCTTTCCCACATTGTATCTGACACCACATTTTCATTGAATAATTTTCCCTTATATTCAAGTTCTGCGTCTGCCCATTCTCCATGTGAAATATATCCAATATCTTCAATTCCGTAATAGTTTGGATATTCTTTCATCGGGAAGCTTGTTACACCATCTTTTACTACAAAATCTCTTTCTATTGTGCTTGTCATCTTCTCACCTCTTCAATTTAGATAAATCCAAAAACATTACTATTACTATTCCTTTCCATTTTGTGTTATAATATTAATATAGGAGCGAGGACTTACACGGCTGCGTCACCAGCCGATGCCTCTTGTGTCAGTAATTCTCTTCTATGTATTCCCATGCTTCTTCCTCAGTTGGAAAAGCATTTGGACAACCTGGTACATAGAAGTCGCCATACATTTTGTAAGGTTTAACCACTCTAACACCTCCTCATATGTATTTATAGAAAAAGCAGGGATAATTAAATCTCTGCTTTAACTATCACTATTAAGTTATTCTCCACTGTCTCTTAACTAACCACCGTCATAACTGATAATATATTTGAACATTTCAATCACTCTCCCTTACAATTTTTTAAATAATCAGCTTTCTGTTTTTTATATTCTGTTTCAATTTTATCTAGTCTTTTCTGTTCTTCATCGCACTCTTCTTGCGATTCAAATACATCATAGTAATATGTATCTCCATCCCAACGACATCGCACAATTTTATCTTTCTCTTCGTCTGTTAATCGATAAACTCTGTACATTCTAATCACGCTCCCTTCAAATTTGGACATAAACCAAGACCACCATCAATTTCAGGCACTCTTCTATATGCTCCTCTGTGTGGACATTCTTCTTTTTTACATTCTGTACAATCACATTTCTGATACTGTTCATATGTCATTTTCCAACCTGTCTCTGCAAATCTTTCTCTTGTCATCATATTAATCATTCTCCTTTATACTTCGTTTCCGTCTTTATCTGTTATAAAAGCGACTTCTGATAAATAAATACTTTCAAAAGCTTGATTTTCATATTCACCAGTTCCATTCTTCGCTATTTTCTTTGCCTCTTCCAAAGAAGTTGCTTCAATCGTTTGATCGACTTGTGCAGTATAAGTTACTCTATATTTTTCCTTAATTCCTATAAACTTTTTATATCTATTATAGTTAGAAGTATACTCAAATGACTCAGGTGTAATTTCTTGAATAATATTACTTCCCTTCTGTCCATATTCTTCTAATACAACATAAATATTATTAGTCTCTGTGTCAAAGAAACTCTGACTTTCCGCAAAGTCCTCAAACATTACAAACCTTTTATCCTGAAACCAATTCTGATTTAACATATCCAATCACTCCTTTAAACAATCGCTATCAACAACAGCAAATAACTTTAATTCTTCACCAACTTCGCTTTCATCAAGATCCAGATTATCAAGTAGTTCTGCAAATGACTCATCATTGAAATCTTCCTTATATAAATACACGTCATGTACTGTTGGAGTACACCATAAATGTAATCGAATGAACTCTATCAGTTCAATCCATTTACACTCTTTGCATATCCGTCTTGCACACCTTACTAATGACTGAACAAAATCCTGTGTCATAAGTCCGTTACCTTTGAGCTTCTTAATCTGCTCGTCAGTAATCTCCTTTACGTTGCTCATACCTTTGTCCATGATATAAGAAACAACTGCATTTCCTATTCGTGAATCGAACTCTTCCTCAATAATCTTTCCTATTTTTGTTTTGTAGTATGTCATATTACGCTACCTCCTAATAATCTTCATCAATACATTCATCAGCTTCACTATAATATTGACCATCATATCCCTTTTCCATTAATTTTCCCCAACAATCATTACACACTAATCTAAAAGTGATTCCATGACAGTCTCTTGTGAAATTCATATCATTTCTTTCTACTTCCTTATTGCATACTGGACAAATTCTAATATCTTTTTCTTCCATAATTATTGTCTCCTTTTTCCTGTAAACAGTTCTTTCATTTGGTTTATGCAACCTCTTTTATTTCCTTTATTGTTTCTTTCCAACAGCTACCAATCAATCCATAAACTTCATCAATGTCATATCCACGCATTTTACATCCCTCGACACAAAAGATTGCGTATTTAATAGGTAGTTTCACATCTTTATCCAACTCTATTTCCAATACAGAACCACCACCAGACCAAGGATCATATAATCCGCACATAGTTTCCTTTCCAAGAACCATGTAAGATTTTGATTTTTCATTCTTTCGTGGATCATATTTTCCTTTTTCGTCATATTCTTTATTCTGTAATTCGATTAAATCAAATAAATTAAATAACGGCATTTTTACAAGAAATGTTACAGTTGCCATATGTGATGGAAGATTTTCAAATTCCTGTATGCAACTTTCAATAAATTTGTCTTTATTCTTATCTCTATCTACATAATATCCGTCATCCCTATGTACTTGCTTACAAGCCTTTCTTAATGCAGTTGCTTTACCTTGTGTTTTTGCTAACCACAGCATAGATGACTCTTTATCAATATTTCCATCTCCTGAATTTCCATACCAATTCAGAACATTATCGCAAGCGCAATCGTAATTCCAATTGCCACAATCCACCATAATATTTACTTTTACTTCATTATTAAAGTCTTCTGAATTATAATAGAAATATGTATTTTCTCTCACATACTCCCATATTTCATCAAAATTATCTGTAAAGTATTTTTCTTCTTCATCTGTCAGCTCTTTACGAATATCCTTTTCAAACTCATCTTCTCCGTACTCCATCGCATAATCCATAGCCCAATCAGCTAATTCATCATTAAAAGCCTCCCTTGGATTGTCATGCTCAAATATCTCTTTTAAAAATCTATCAGAAAGTTCTCTTTCTCTGTAGTCAGTATAAATTTCGATGCCACCATCTTCATTTATGCCCCACATTTTCTTTAATATTTCATCTATTCTGGTTTTTAATATTTCCATTGTCATATCAATCAACCTCACTTTCTATGCTATCTTTTCCCACATATCAAAGTCTGTATGGAATTGTCCTGTTCCAGAAATGCTGAATAAATATCTTCCATTTTTATTGTTTTTCTTCTCTTGCTCTAACATCTTTTCTGGATCGTCACACCTTCCATACCAACCAGACTCACAATCAGCTACCACTTTCTTATATCCTGCCTTTTCAATTTCATCATCTGAAAGAATTGTATTTGCTGTATTTGGATTGTTTTCTAATGATTCAAGATACTCTTCTGAATAATCTTCCTTTACACAGTCCTCGCATAAGATAAATCCATCACCAACCCAGTAGTTTGCAACCCATGAATAACTATCAGGTGAAGTTCTGAATGCCTTATTACAATGCTCGCAAACTGAATATTCGTCTGAAAATCCCCACATTCCATCTGTAAGATAATCAAGCCATGTCGTAAAATATTCTCTGTCACTAATATTTTCTGGTAATTCATATCTTGTCTCATCACACAATTCTTTTGCATAATTATCATTGAGCCACTCATTAAGTTCTCTTATAAAGTCCCAACTATCAACAATAAGAAACCACTTATCATCACAATGAATCCGTAAACTTTCTGATGCTTCGTAAAAATTTGCATTACCTCTTAATTTGTTATAATTTTCATCAGCATATACAAGATACTCACTAATAATATTTTTATCTCTTAAATCACTCATCTCACATTCTCCTTTCCAATAAATAAGACAGACACATTTATTTGCGTCTGCCTTATTATTCTCTGCATCACTCTTTAAAATTTTCTGCAACTCTTAATAAAAACTGTAATTCATCTACATCATTTTTAATATTTTTGCTTTTCTTCTCATACGCTTCATTAATCTTATTCTGAAATTCTGGTTTTATAGTATTCCAATAAAGCATCAAATCACATATTCCTTTTCTAGTTGATGTAGAAATAATAATATTACCATTTACAAAATCGGCTTTCATTCTAGGTGGAGTATTCTTACATTCTGATGTTCCCGTATAATTAAAGTCAATAAAAACACCACTATTGTCAGCACATATCCTAACCGAACGTGTTAGATTGGATACATCAAGTTTATTTTTTAACCAACTCACACTATTTATTTTTGTTGTTTCACCTACTATTCCAAGATAATCTTCCGTTGCACATTTAATATATGCCAATATTTTCATAAAACCTTCTTCTTGCAATTCATCTATTTTGTCTGAAATATTTTCAATTACCTCACTTCTACATTTTTCTAATTGCTTTATATTTTCTATTTTTTCTGTATTATCCTCAATCCTAACCGTTACAATTCTCATGTGTATACCTCCTTCGTTTTACTATACAAGATATAGTATCTATACATTGCATAAACTACTATATCCTGTAATTATTTTACCAATAAATTACAATTTCATTTTGATTACCACTCTGGCTCTTTATCAATCAAGCTCAAATAAAACGCATCTTTTTCTCTGTTCCAAAAATGTTCTCGCAAATCAGCAAGTGTTTTAGTTCCATTTTTCAACGCTTCATAATCTGCAAGTACCATATCGTCTGTGTAATTTGCATATTCATTTCTTGCAATACCAAGTCTGAATGTCTCACCTTTTCGTATCCAACCAGATCTACTTGTATTTTTAGCTATCGGATAAACACCAATTGTATATCCGTGTAAGTCTGGATATTTTTCTGTATTTTCGCTATGCCAATCTTCAAGCTGTATTTTCGTTCCATCTAGTAAAACAGCACTATCAATTATTTTCTGCATAACACTTCACCTCGCTTTTAATTTTAAATCTTGTATACTCTGAATAATTTTCATAAATCTCTTTACACCATTCCTCATCTTTAATCTGCTTTGCAAGTAGATCAAAATCAGGATTAAAATAATATGCCTTATGTCCCACTTCTGACGATTTATCTGTTCTGTCTTTCCATTTTGTGATGATCACCATTTCATATCTTTTATCTTTATCCCAAGACTGCCCAGCTAATTCTGCTGTATACAAATTATTCTGCATAATCAACTAACCTCCTTGATAAATTTCTGAATCATTTTTCTGTATGTAGAAATCATGCGATTATAAGTCCAATATTTAGAATCAGAATAATTGTACTTATTGAAAATTTCTTTTGCCTTGTCGTTATATTTTTTCATAATGTCATATGATACCGTTTTACCTATACAATCATAACCATCTAAAATTGCATAGTCCCCAAATATATAGGCATCACACGCCCAACCTTCAGTTCTTGTACAATAATAGTCTGCATTTTCAAACTGTAATAAATTCTGAAGATTTCCGTTTCCAACATTTATAATATGATAATTCTCTTTAAGAAATTTCTTTGTGATTTTCTGTTTACTCATACTAATCAACCTGCCTTTCCATGTATAACAAACTTGTCATAATTCCCTTCAATGAATACCAACACTGTTCTGCGTTCATATATCCAATCAGTGAACCAGTATCTTTCTTTATATGGAATTGATTGCCACCTTCAATACTGATTACTACAGATATTTCCGTTTTGCTTACTGCATTGATAGCACTGATTTCTCTATCAATCTTTTCACACAGTTCTTTTTCACTTTTACTTAAATATCCTGTAACTCCGTTATCCCATTTGATATTTAACATCTGTATCACACCTTTCTAATCTCTTTTATCATATTCGCTTTACACATCATCAGGTTTTCTTTCATATCCTCAATTCGTATATCCATAAATTCTTTAAGTGCCTTGTCGAATTGTTCTTCTGTAATGTTGTGACCATAATTTGCAATTACAACATCCATAATTTCTCTATATGAGAAACCACTGAATAATGTATCGTTCTCATGTATTGGTGAGTTGTAAGTAAACTCCTTTCCATTCCGTGAATCCGTTTCAGGATCATATAACCATCTACTCATATTAAACCTCCTCTACAATTCCGTTTTCTGCGTTACTCCAATGATATTTCTTTCCGTTCTTTACATTCTCAAAAATTACTGAATATGAAAATGTTTCAAATGGTGTGAACACTTCTCCGTTGCAAGTGTATGGTGACTTCTTTGTATTCCAATCAATACCAAGCTTTCCATTTACTTCTTTCACTGTAAACACAGTTCCATAATTCTGTGTTTTAATCTCTCTGTCGCATGTGTCGTACATATGTACTTTTACTTTGTCATTTACTTTTAACATTTTGCATTCCTCCTTGTAATAAAATAAGCAGCTAGTAGATTATTCTCCTAACTGCCTTTGTGGTTGCTATAAATTTATCGCATTTCCGTTCTCATCATATTCAATCGGTGCAATGTGAACTGCATACCCGATTTCTTTTTCTTTATCATAAATTTCCATTGTACCACCTGCACAAAATTCAAATGAGAACCGCTTGTCATCCGATTCAAGTAATTTAATTAAATGATCCATGAGTTCATTTAAGTTCCGTGCATCTTCTTTTGACTTTTCAATACTTGTCATTTCACTTCACTCCTTCCTAAGAAATCTTAGTTTCAAGCCTAAACTTCGGTTTCTTCTTCATCAACATTTTCTTCAATTAAATCTGTTTCAAAATCAGCTATAAAACAACCGTGATTAAGATGTGTTCTTGCATCACCCTCTAAAATGTTTTGTGCAATTTCATTTGCTTTATCTTCAGACTCTGCACATATTTCTAATTCATCCATGATAATCCTAACCGTATACTTATTCATAATTTGTAACCTCTATAATATTATTATCAATTTCCATTTCACTTGATGGATTTACAACTCCATATTGATTTATCCTATAGTTACCATATGTTATTGAAGTGCAAGGATTGTCTACAACAATAGATAAAATGTTAATTCTTTTTATCTTATGACCGTTATAATCGTTTCCAAAAACCTCATCTGTTGAACCATCCTTATATAAAATACGAAATGCATAATCACTCATATCATTTCCATATTCTATATTTTCAAGGTATTCCTCAATATATCCAATAATATCCTTTCGTGTTGTCTCTTCAACAATCATTTTAGTATCAATATCAGCTATTAGGAAACATCTTGATTTCACTTAATCATCTCCAATTTTCTAAAGAAATGCGAATTTAGTTAGCTATATAACCAATTTGCATAATCCGAGTGTGCTTTATCAGTAACATGATCTGCCTGTTCTTTATCTAAAAAGAATAAGCAGTTCCAAAACATTGTTACTCGTTTTTGATTTTCTTCATTGACAACGATTTCTTTTGTCCATTCTGTAAAATCTCCTGCTTCATAACAAATTGTCCCAATAGGAATTAAATCAACCTTATTCAAAATGTCATATCTTTCTTTCAGTGACATATTCTTTGTTGTAAAATCCATTTTTTAATCCTCCTGTCTTTTACATGAATCACGTATTTCTAACTATCACTTTCAATCAAGTAATTCAGGACATTTTCAATATAAGAACATTCGACATCTATAACACATTCCTTTTTAAGTTTGCTCTGTATATCTAAAATATCTGAATCATATAGATGACTGATTCCAATTTTTTCTTTTTCATTGCAAATTTCTATTATTGTTTCAACTGTAGATACAAATATCCGCAATGAACAATCCAGGCAAATCATTCTGTTTGCCTCATCATTTGTCTGTCTGCAAGCTCTGCCATAATATCCACATATACAAGGCACATTACATTTACTTTCATCACTTGTAATATTATTTCTGATGCAATACTTTTCAAACTCCTTTTGCTTTTTGCTTGTTATAATTGGAAACATGCAACCATCTCCTTTCCCTTGAATCACGCATTTATTTGCTAAATTCTGCCAATGCACACCCTGTACAAAGAAATCTATCTGCCTTGTCATTCATTTGCCTACAAGCTCTGCCGTAGTAACCACATATACAAGGTACTTTGCATTCGCTTTCATCACTTCCTACTTTATTTTTTATACAGCTTTCTTCAAATGCTTTCTGTTTTTCACTTGTTATAATCGGAAACATATAACTCTCTCCTTTCTCTTATGAAATATCCATTTACTCTGCGTTTTCTTCTACAAATCCAACTTCATAAAACGAATCAATGACAGAATCAAAAGCATCTTCATGAATTTGCACCACATGACCACATTTACATTTATATCTCCAACCTGTGAATGAATATGAATCTTCGCATTCACAAGAATCTGTTTTCATAGATTCTACAAGTTCTATTTCTCTTTTACATTTTGGACACTGACCAAAAAGATAAAAACTCAAAACTTTATTTTCGGTTGAAACTTCTTTTGTTTCATCCTGCAAATTTATTCCAATACTACCAATTCTTACCATTGTTCATTCTCCTTTTACCTTAAAATATCTGTTTACTTATTAAAAACCTCATCCATGAACATTGTGTCTAAATAATGAGCAAGGATGTTAAACTCATTTGAGTTCTGTAATTTCTCAAATAACTCTGCTACATACTCTTTTTCGTTTTGGATATCTTCTGCACTGTCTGAAAAATCTCTGTTAAATTCAAGTAACTTCTCTGCCATTTGCGTTGGTGTATATTCATATTTGTATTCATCTACTTCAGTTTTTCTTCTAAAGTAGTCAAGTGCCTCCTGTAAACACTTTACTTTTTGCTCTTTATCATTCCAATAAGTAAAATATGTTCCATACGCCCACTGTTGATCTTCAGGCTGCGTTGGATCGTAGCCACTAACAACTGTATACTGTGTGTCACTTTCACTTTGTAATAAAGCAATATCTTCTTTCCGTAAAATTTCTTTCCATTTCATTTATCACACCTCCAAGTCATATTCTTTAATAAGTCTTTCCCTTACCATTTTGTTCAAATCCTTATTTACTGTTATGATTCTATGGGAAGTTCGATTTATGTATGTGAAATGACTTCCACTGCATCTTGCGAATCTATATCCATTCCGTAAAAGAATTGGCTCAAATTCACGCAACTGTTTTGTTTTTCTGCACATCTAGTATCACTTCCTTCCTTATTATAATGTAACCGTATTGCCGTTATCCCAGCTATGCTTTATCTGTGTTTCATTTTTATCACTTGCCTTTTCGTTATATTATTCTCTACATGGCATTTGCTCTTGTCTTTGTTGCCTTCTTTGTACGTTTCTTTTCTGTGAATGGAGATTCCATTTCATAACGGACAATTTCTGACAGATAATCAAAAATCTGTGCCTGTGTTTTATCCATGATGTTTTCAACGAAAAATTCTGTTCCTTTACAATGCTCAAGCAACGCCGTCTCCATTTCAGAGATACGACCATCACAATATGCATATAATGCTTTTAATGCACGGATAATTTTCGCCGTATATGCTTTTCCATTGTAAGAATCTGCGTATCCGTTCCATCCAAGATTACCAAGTAATGCAAGCATTGAATCGAATAAATCTGGATTTGACTTTGACAACTTAACACCATCAGAAATAGATGTGAGTGTTCCTACTGTGTTTTCATTATCATCATCTCCCTTTACTGCGACATTATTCTTATGACAAATTTCCTGTAATTTCACATAATCTGTCTTACCACCTGCAATAGCTGCCTTGTAAATATCCATAGGCTGCATTTTCGCTCTATCCTGTGACTGATTGATAAACAAATCAATTGCTTCTTCGGGTGAACATTCCATGATTTCAACCACTACGGAATCCATTTTCGCCTTAAATGCGCCATATATTCTGTGCTGACCATCAATAACATACAATCTGCCTTTGTGGAACAGTACCTTCGGAACATCCCATTTGTATTTGTTATATGCGTTGCCAATTGCATATGCCCTGGCAAGTTTTAATCTTCTCTGCCATTCTGGAATGTGGATATACATTGGGTCAACTACAAGCTGAAGTTTGTCTCCAATCATACTGTTCCGCTTTGCGTCTTTAATCATCCGTGAAATATAATCCGTTTCCATTTTGCCGGTAAATCCTTCTGCGTTCCGTAATTCCTGCATTTCCATTTCTGCTTCTTTCGCTGTTAAATAAACTCTTTTACACATATTTGTGTCCTCCTTATAATTTGTAATAAAATAGCGGCTACATTATTTTGTAGCCGCCTTTACATGTTCGTTTGCATCCTTACAGCTTTCAATTCCGTGACAACAACATCTGTCTCCACAATTAACACAAAGGCTGCATTTAATTTCTCTTACTTGTTTTTCAGTCATACATCTTTATTCTCCAACATATACTCATAATATTCGGTTTCGCTTGCAAATAGTTGATATTTCCCATTTACAAGTCCCATATAACCTTCTGGTGTATTATAACCATTCATTCTATCTCCTTTCTAAAGCAATGCAGATAAGATTTCCGCAAAGCTTTTGTGATTTTTGTTTCGCCTTTTACTTCTCTTTGATGCAAGTTCTTCTGCGTAGCACATATTCTCATACGCAATCTCTGCTTCTGGTCTTGCGTCGATGATTTCCATTCCGTTGTAAGCATGAAATACTATTGCTTTTTGCATTATTCCATCGCCTCCCTTGTATCATGCAAAATCCGTGTAATTTCGCTTTCTGATGTTGCTGCTTTGATTTTGTTAATTACGTTTTCGCTATAACAAAGCTGTTTTGCTATGCGGATAGCGTTGTATTTTGCGTTTCCCATTTTGTTATTCTCCTTTCTGTACATAAAAAGCAACCTACAAAATTGTAAGTTGCTTTTAACGATTCAAGTGGTAACTGTCAGAAATGGCAGCCTTTTAAAATTCATAATATCCGATGATTTCCGTATCATCCTCTTCTACTTCATTGTAAACGGGTGCATATTCTTTATCATTAGAGAAATAATGTTCTCCGTTCCATTTTGAGTTAAGAAGAATTACGCCATTTTCAAGAAATGTTTCTGTCCATGAGATTCCATATGTAGAGTATTCAGGAAACTTCTCTTCAAATTCTTCCTTGCTGATCGGTTCGATAATATCCATCTGTTTGCCTTCTGATGCAAGATACCGTGCGCCATTTGGAGCTTCTGTATAAGTTATTGTTCTCATTATGTTTTACCTCCGTTTCTTTTTTATTCTACATTAATAAAGTAAAGCCAACTGTTTTGCTAACATAGCTTTGCTCATATTATGAGTTTTGATTCCCTGTGGTTTCCGTGTTTCTGCCCGGACGCTATAAATCCGTGGTTGTTGTTTTGCCTTTGTTATTTCGTAGTTGCAATAGGCTGTGTGGGTTGCTTTTGCTTTTTCTGACATAGTTTTGTCCTCCTTTTATTTTTCCCAGTAGTAATCCGAACCGTCTTCAAGATAAATCTGTAAGTTGGTTTCCGTTGCGGAAAAATCGGTTACTTTTGACATGTTTACCATGTTATTTTTATAGGCTTCTGTTTCGTTCGGAATATTTTTCAAAAGATCCGTATAACTTACATTTGCCTTGTTATCAAGTTGACGTGTTACATCTTTTAGTTCAACCGTAATATATCCGTCTGCGTTTGTATAATAGCAGGCAATATCTTCGATTGGAATTGAATGGTTTAACTGGGCAGATTTACCTATAAAAAATGCACTCGTAATGAGTGCTAATGTGGTGATAAGATATGTAATTTTGCGTTTCATGATTGTTTTCTCCTTAATTTTGGGTATAAAAATAGCACCCGAAAATTGGGTGCTTGGGGTACGTTGGTTATATTTGACGCATTGTTATTTGCCTTGTAATTGCTTTTTCTTTGCCTTAAGTTCTGCTATTTGCGCTTCGATTGAGGCAATTTCTTCGTTTGCCTTGTTATATTCTGCATCAGGTATCCATTCCATGATTTCGCTTGGTTGGACATGGAGATATTCGCAGACTTTATTTATAATGTCCGTATTCATTGGTTTGTTTTTTGAAAATTTAGCTGGCATATTTACAGAAATTCCAGCATCACACAATGATTTCCATTGCATATTTCTATCTTGCAATAATTTTTCTAATTTTTTGTACACAATCATATTATTTTACCTCCATTAGATATACCTCCATTCTATCACATAACTGTGTGATTCACAAGCAATTTGTGATAATGCACACTATAAAAGAGCAGACCTTTTGCGTTGATCTGCTCCTCTAACTATGCACTAATCCTGTAAACTTTCATTGATTCGCTTAATGTTATCCTCAAACTTTTTTTTGAGTTTTTCTATTTCTCCATTTTTAAGCAAATCTAAATAATCCTCATACATTATGAGTTCTTTGCGTAAGTCGTCTTTAAATTGAATATCCGTTGGCATATTATCCATCCTTCCACCGCCTTCCTAGTTATAGTATAGCGGATTTATTGTATATTTACAAGCTACTTATTTGATATACATATCACAGAATACAGCCATGAAAAGCTTATTAAACTGTGCTTTACTTATTGCTGTATGAAGCGTACCGTCATTTACAATCTTTTTAGACTGTGCGTATCTTGCACCAAACATATCTGACATATTCTCAGCAAGTTTACTAACCTGTGCCTGAGAACATCCATCAATACCGAGATTCTCAAGAAATACTTTAATGGCAGTGAGGAAATCACCACGCTTGTGCTCGTTAATCTTTTTAGTGTATGCGTCATGCATACCTTCCGGAATAAAGACATATGTATCTTTCATGGCTTTTGTAAGTGGTTCAACAATAGCTTTGTGTGCTGTTTCAGCCTTACGGATAGCATTATCTACTTCGAGCCGTGGGAATTTTTCAGACACTTCCTCTATAGATAATCCATTGTCAAGGTCATTCTGCCGATTAGCAAGAATGTTTTCAAGCTGTGCTTTGAGCGGTTTTATTTCAGCCTTAAATCTTAAATCTTCTACAGCTATAGCAAGTGCTGATTCTTTAAAAGACTGTAACTGTGCGGTTGCTTCTTTGTTCATTTTTGTGAAATTAATCTGATTCTTTGACATAGTGTACTCCTATTCTCCCATTTTACGCATGGGTGCAAAATTGTTTTTGTGTGAAATCCTCTGCTTTGATCCGACTTGGAACGGACTTTGAGCGCAGATCTGGTGCTCAAAGGTAGCATTATTTCAGACCTCCTAACCTTACCTAACCATGCCCTTTGGTCGTTTTCTGCTAGTGAGTAGCCGTCTTTCATTTTAGACACTTACGGCGTAACCCATACCTTAAAGGCTTATCTGCAAGCAGACTTCTAGCGTATAGATACAGTCCTTGTGAAATTTTCAATGTGCGTCCTGTATGTGCATAGTGTTCAATACACTACTTCCGGGCAAACGGTGTTATACAGGTTTAAAAAGTGTGGATTTTTTGCATGAAATATGCTAGAATAGAAATTGCTAAGTATAGCGTGTTTCATGCTATCCACTATGTAAGGGTGTAAGGTGTGCTAGACTTTGCACCCTATTTTTTCAAGTCGTTGTTGCTTGACTTGTTTAAAGTGTATCACATTTTCGTGTGATTGTCAAGTTGTAATTTTCCTGACCTTGCAAGGAAGGTTCGTTTTACGGTACTTCTTTCAACTTGTCTATATCTTATCACACGTTTGTGTGCTTGTCAAGGACTTTTAAAAAATTTTAAAAAATATTTTCGTGTGTGTTGCTATGTCCTTTCGACATTGAATATAGTATCACACGGATGTGTGATTGTCAATAATAAATTTCAAAAAATACGATAAAATTATAATACAAACATATGTTCGAATATGTTCTGCTCAGATAGTCCAGATCTAATTATATAGAACAAATGTTCTATTATCAAGAAGTCGGAAAAATGGAGAAATACCGACTTTTTAAGTAATCCGGGGTGGCAAAAACTAAAATCGCAGCTTGTCTTTTCTGGAATCCATATAGCAGATTCATCCACAGACTAACTCGAAAATCTAACTTCCAAAATCTAAATAAAATCAAGCAAAATCCCAAATCCATCACTTCTAACCCAATATCGTACCACATATCGTCAAAATCCACTAAAGTTAAGCATTTCAGCCACTTCACAACTCAAAAATTAAACTCGTATCTCATCAAAAATCCACCCACAATTCTAAAATCTCCTTATTTATAAGCATTTTCACCGATAACCAGTTTTCACGAAAACTATCCAATAATCGTGACATAAATTCTCAGACCACATATAATTCAAAAATATAAAAATCTCATTTCTCATTTCTTACACTCACCACTAACCACTCATCTCAAATTTTCCAACCCATGATTTCTTAGACTAAATCGCACGAAATCAACTCATATTATGAATAATAATTTTTTCTTTAAAACCACAAACCAATAATTAGCATTCAATAATTTAAAAAATGGAGAATAATATATAAGAATAAAAGTTAAAAGGAGTACAAAATCATGGAAAACAATACAAACATAATGAATTTCATTTCAATTAATGATATAATTGCTATCGACAAGATAGATTTATTAATCAAACAAATTGAGGAGAGTTCTATGAAAGACAAAAACAAATGGGAAGTGCCTAAGTATACCAAATCCGAAATTAACAAAGCTGGTAAAATAATAGCTGATTCATCTTCTACACCTAAAGAACGTGAAGAAGCTTTAATAATATTGAATAATTGGAGAGCTGCACATGCTTACCCATTACAAGTTATTTGTAGCAATCTTCGCCAAAAGAATCCAGATGCCATTGTTGTTCAAAGATTAAAACGTCTTGAATCAATAACAGGTAAGATACAGAGATTTCCTGAAATGCAACTTTACAAAATGCAGGATTTAGGTGGATGTCGAGTAATTGTTGATACTATAGAACAAGTATATAGTGCAATTAAGAAATATAAATCATCTAGGATAAGACATATTCTTAAACGTGAATATGATTATATTGCTAATCCTAAAAAATCAGGATATAGATCTTATCATATGGTATATCAATTTCACAGCGATTCTAAAGATACTTATAATAAGAATATGTTTATAGAAATTCAATTTCGCACAAAATTACAACATATGTGGGCAACTGCCGTAGAAATGATGGGAATATACACAAAGAGTAATCTTAAATCCAGTCAGGGAGATCAAGATATATTAAGATTTTTTACTCTTGTATCTTCTTTATTTGCTATAGAAGAAAAAATGCCAATATGTCCTAATACTTCTGATTTTGCTGATGAACTAATATCGGAAATTAAATCTCTTGATAAGAAAAATAATATAATATCTACTCTTAGCGGTTTAAATGTATCCATAAAACATGCAAGCAAAATTTATAATCAAAAAGATAAAAATTTATATTATATATTATTACTTAATTATGAAGAGATGACCGTCAATGTAAAACCATTTAAATCTTCTAATCTTGAAACAGCAACAAAGTTATATGAACGCATAGAACAAGAATCAGATCTCAATGTTGTATTAGTATCAGCATCTTCGTTTGAAACATTAAGATTAGCATACCCTAATTATTTTGCTGATATATCATATTTTGTTAAAAAATTAAGAACTGTAATTAAAAATTATGATGCTTAAATAATTATCATAAAATTATATTTATTAAACATTTTATTGTAAGAGACAGCTTAGTAGCTGTCTTTTATTGTATTATTTCAAAAAACAATAATATATAAACACATTAAATCATTAAATTTAATCCCAACATAGGGGAGGTACTCAAAAATTACAGGCAATATTCACATAATCAACTTACTATGCCAATAAAAAGAAGCGACAAATTTATTACGTAAGGACAGTACAACTACTATCTTATTTTTTACGCAGAAAATAAAATCAAACAGAGAATATATAACCATGAACTTATAAATCAAAATAATATAAGCACAAGAAAGGATGAAGAAATATGAACCCACAAACAGCATTACAAGTAACAGATTTTAATTTTTATGGAGACAACCTTATTGCACTTAAAGATAACGCAATTGGTGAAATCTATACAGCAATTACACACATTCTTAGAGGAATAGGATTTAATTCCAAACAAGTAGAGCATCAACAGAATAAAATTTTAAAAGATGAATTATTCAAAAGTCACACCCTAAAATTTTCGGGAGTGGATTTGAATATGCCAAGCATAAATGAGATATGGTGTATTTCACAAAGAAAATTACCTATTGCATTAGCAAAAATCAATATTACACCAAAAATGAAACAAACTCAGCCAGAATTAGCTTCAAAACTTGAATTATACCAAGATAAATGTGCAGATGTATTAGCTTCCGTGTTTATAGACCGCAAAACTGTTTCAAATATAAATATGCAGTCTATAACAGATGCTTTGACTTCAGTAACCAATACACTCACCACTCTCACACAGACAATGGCATCAATGCAACAAGAAATAAATGCTATTAAAGGCTCTCAAGAAGATAAACCAAAATTATCTAAAAAGAAATGGTCATATTGGTCAACAAAGATGTATCCAAAATATCAGCTATTAACAGATTATTTCCACATTACACACAAAGAGCTATATAAAAATCTATACAGTGAATTACAGAACACCTATCCTGATATAGACCTTAATCAAGAAATAGATGACTACTGCTATGAGAATAAACTTGAGTCTGCTTACACACTTGATGTAATAGAACATAACCTAACACTACGTAAATTATTTGAATCTGTAGTAGATAATCTGCTTAATAAATACAATTTAGCAGATACATACAATATCAATACAAAAATCCCAACTATATTTGATGAGGCATCATAGCGTGTCTCATCTTCTAGCTTAAATCAACACTCAGAGAAAAATAAGCCACTTTAATTTCATACCTCTACAAGTTATCACCTGATACATAAAAATTGAAATTCACCCTTAAAATCGTTAATTTACTCAGCTAATCCCAACATAAAAAATATATCCATACACCATATATTATTTCTAATTACTTCAACACCACTTCAAATACCACAATAAAAAGAGAATATATGAATATCCAAATCGTTTATTGCCAGATAGCTTTCATTTAAAAGAAAGGAAAACATTATGAAAATAATCAGATATTTAATGACAGGTTTTACACCGCAAAAGCAAACACATCATATCCGTATATTCGAAACATGGCAAAATTTGAATCCAAAAGATTATCCTGGAATGGAATATATTATGCAGCAACTTAAACAACAACACACTCTCTTCTATAACAATCATAAAAAAGATTTACAAGAAGGATTATGGTTTTTCATAGATGGTCACAAAAATAATCAATCTCTCAATCATCTCAAACATAGAGTTCCATGTTATGAAGCAGAAATTCCAGATGACATTATGGTATACGACTGCAATTTAGAAAAGATTGTTCCATTAACAGATCCGTTAGTTTATTGGGCTGGATGTTATGTACCAAAAAGATTATGTAACCAAATAACAAATATCAAAAGGAGAAAATAAAATATGATGCAAAAATATAATTTAGATTCAGAGATACCAAAATATCTCAAACAGAAAGAAAGTAATATATCTAAAGCAAAGAAGAAATCTAAGCATAAGCACCAGTATGAAGAATGTTTAATTCAATACAGATGGAATTTTAAAAGTAATGTATTTACACAAGAAGAAAAAGATAAAATTTATACATCATTGAGCAGTTACTGTGCCGTATGTGGGAAAATCAAAGGATATTTGCAAAACGGAAAATATCATACTGAAATTGAAGAATTACAAAAAGAAAGACAAAAAGGAAAACCGTATTGGGTTGGAATACCAGACGAAGAAATATATGAAAGATATCATGATAAATTACCAGTATTCTTTGTAGAGAATATTTGGAAAGATGGATATGTAAACTTAGAGGAGAATACCTAATGAATGGACGAAATCATAAAACAGTACCAGGAGAACCAACTAAATCATCAAAGGATAATAAAAGTCAAAATGGAATAAATAGAAACATTATTGTTTCAATAATATTAGGAGCTTTTTTGTTTGGGTTAGGTTGTGATTTACAATTACTTTCTGTTGGAAGCATAGGGATAGCATTAATAACTATATCAATATACTTAATTAAAAGAGAATAATTATATAGATGCATATGGAGATGATACAAATTATAATCAAAACAAAATTTAAAGAGTAATTTATGAGCGTAGCGAATAAATTACGAATAGTCTGTCTTGTTTAATATGTTGTTTATCTTAGTTCAGTTCAGTAAAGTAGGTCTGAACCCCCACCATTTTAAAAATTATTCTAATTCACTAGGGGATGAAACCCACTTTACTGAACGCTCGTCAAAGTCAATTCAATTATTTTTACTCAATTAGAGAATAATTAAATATCAAACAAAAAGGAGGAGTTATTTTTTGCAACAGAAAACAGAATATTTTACACGATTTCCAAACGATTACATTCAAGGAAATATTAAAACTAAATATGGAGTGAGCCGTAAATTTTATATTACTTATATTCTTATTGATAAGTATAGATCATATGAAAATTATAGTTGGATTACTCTTAGAAAAGTTTTGGATTTTTATGGATATAAAACTCATAAACGTAGACCAAAGGCAGTCCAAGAGATATTAGATGTTCTTGAATATATGATTAACAACAAAATGATTGAAGTGAAACAGGATCTTGATTCTCTTGGGTACGACACTGGTATTGAAATTAAAATCATTCCTGAAAATTTTGATTTTGGTAAAGATTTTTCAAAACTCACATCTTCTCAGTTTGATTTTATCATGATGAATGAATCTTCAATCAATAGAGAGAATATATTAGTAGCTTTTCTATATATTAATTCTTACATATTTGTAAGACAACGAGATAAAGATGGAAATGAATTATTATCTAAACCACAAGATAAACCAGAAGCATTTTTCAGAAGTATAGATACCATGTCTAAGGATTTGTCTATGTCTAAGGATACAATTAATCATTGTATTCACTATCTCACTTCTTCTATTGGAAACAAAGAACCACTCTTAATTAAAAAAGAAGTTGGCAGTGTCCAGCCAGATCCAAAAAAACCACCCAAAAATGTTCCAAATATATATGTATTAAACAAACAAGGATATGAGCAAGAAATTGAATGGGCTATTTCTAAAATGCTCGAAATTTATGAAGTCGATTCTTTTGGAGAAATCAAAAACGGCAACAAGTCGTAAATAAAACAGAGAATAAACATATGTAACCAATTAACGCAGCACTCAAAAGGAGTTGATTGCAATGAATAAATTATTTTTAAACAGTAAAGGAGAATTATTAAATGAACAGAACTGTAACTATCGAGTCAATAAACCATAAATATGCAAATCAGGATGCAGGTATTATTTGCCAGTCTGATTTTAATACAGAATATGAAGGAAGTCACAACATGGTTAATAGAATTATAACATCTTGGAAAATTGATAAACAATATAGAAAAGAAAGTGTGAATGAATAATATGTATTGTGATTTATGCGGAAGGATTAATGGTCATCTTACTGGCTGTCCAAATGATAAAGAAAAGGAGACTACATATCGTTGTTCTATATGTGACAATGGAATTTATGAAGGTGAAGAATATATTCAAAATAATTTTGGTGAATATGCACATTATGACTGTATAACCGGCATTAGACATTTATTGGAATGGTTGGGAACTGAAGTTAAAGAAATGGAGAAATAGAAATTTCATTTGGAGAATATATAAGTGGAGGTAAATTTATATGAATAATAATTTTGACAATGTTGAAGAAATGAAAGAATTGATTGTAGATGAACTTTCGGAATGTGAATTTGACAACAATTTTAGATGTGAAGAATGTTCTGAATTGGAGCAATGTTATTACAAAGCTTCTACAAAATCATCTCACGAGTGTGCAGAGAGCTTAGATTATGGTGGCTATGATTCTGAAGATGAATTTTTGGAGAATTTGGGTTAAGGTGGTGATGATATACTGAATGAGTGAATATGGAATTAAAATAAAAAATATCAGTGCTGGTATGTTGTATGATGTTAATCTTGGAACACGAGATTATTTTACATATACTGATGCTATGTTTAACAACAGTTTATTTAGTTTTTTCTTGCAAAAGAACGGATTAAATATTTATAAAGGAAAATCTGGTAAAAAAAATGAAAGTACACGAGATATAATTTGTCTTGATTATGAATTTGGAAGTCGCTCTTATGATAATGAGCATACTCGATTAGAAAAGTTATTTAATGATACTGATGGCGATTCTAAGGAACGTATTAAACAGGCATTACAAAAAGTTGAAGATAGAAAAGACTTGTATAATGAAAAATCACGAGATGAGATTAGAGAATATTTTTACGAGAATGGTGTTGATGTTACATATAAACGTAAACGCAGAGACGGAACAATTAAAGAAGAAACAATTCATTATGAAATGCTTTTTCGTACAAGTGCCAAAGCTAAACTTGGACAAGTTATTTTCATAAATAGTAAATTATATGACATTACATATGATTGGCTAACAATTGGACTTGGAAAAAAAATGAGTCATGACAATGCGAAAATCGTTGAAATGTCAGCCTATGCTCCACTTACCACATCTACCATTATTGGTACACTTCATATACCTGTTGAGGATATTCTAATTCTCAAAGATCAGGATTCCTTTTTTGAAACAATGACAAAAGTTGTTAAAGCAGAAGAATACGAAGTAGAAGTCAAAAAGAAAAATAAAGAAACTAACAAAAATGAAAAGGTAATTGAAAAACGTAAAAAATGTGTTGTATCCGAAGAAAAACGTCAAGTTAAAAATACAACTTGGGATGGTATGGCACTAATCGAAGCTGATTATAATTATCTTCGTCTCCCATCGTATATTAACGGAATGGCATTACTCAGAAATCATCTTTTTAAAGCATGTGCTTTTAAGAGTTATCTTCAAAAATTCTTTAAAGATTGGTGTGAGAAAAATGGATATAATTACAATACATACCAGGTTCAAGATATGTTTGGCAAATGGCATTATTTAAAAGATATTAAGATGATAACCACTGATAATGCGATTAAGTGGAAGAAATTTCAAGACTTAATGGGTAATAATATTACTGAAGCATATGACTATTGGTGTGAAAGAATTCATTCTGATGGTGATAAGTGGGGCATTGTAAAAACTGACCATCAAAGTAAATTAGGACAATATCAACAGTTGAGTTATCAGATGATCAATACTCTTCCATGTACGAAGGACGATGTAAAAGATATTGCTCAGATTAGCATTGATTATGTTGAATTACTTAAACGTGATAATGATGAATTTGAAAAGTTTCTTAGAAAGAATGCAAATGAAGTAAATCATTATGAGATGCTTGCTGATTTATATGCTCAAAATCATGAGTTTGGAAATAGTAAATTTTTTAGGTATGAAAAGAAAGAGATAATTAAACAATATGTTTTTAGAATGAGAAAAGGAAAAATTATGGTCAATGGTGATAATTTGACTGTATGTGGTAACCCTTACGCACTTCTGCTCTATTCTGTTGGTGAGGATTTTGAAAAAGATCCAACACTTTCTCAAGAATCTAATTGTATTCAGTGTTATACTAAACGTTTTGATGATAATGAATACCTTGCAGCGTTTAGAAATCCACATAATTCCCCGAACAATATATGCTATTTACATAATGTCTATTCTAAAGAAATGGATAAGTATTTTGCATTTAGTAAAAATATAATAGCAGTTAATTGTATTCATACAGATATTCAAGACAGGGCAAATGGGATGGATGAAGACTCGGATTTTATGCTTGTCACAAATCAATCAACAATGGTCAAATGTGCAGAAAGATGCTATAGAGATTTTTATACTATTGTAAATGCATTACAAGAGTCTGGTATTACCTACAATAATACAAAAAAGGATTATGCTGCTATGGATAACAAGTTTTCAAAGTCACGTATGGGAATCGGATATTCAAGTAATTTGGCTCAGTTGGCAATGACTTATTATTGGACGGAATTACAAAAAGATAATCCTGATGAGAAAAAACTTAAAGAACTCTATGACAATTTTATTATTCTTTCTGTTCTTGCACAGGTTATTATTGATGGATGCAAAAGAGAATATGAAATTGATGGCAATAAAGAAATTGATAGAATTAGCAAACTCCCTTGCATGAACATTAAAAGAATCGTTGGTTATACGGAATCAGGTAAGCCAAAGTATAAAAAGTACGATTTCCCTGAGTTTATGAAATATACCAGAGAAATTAAATACACCAAAGATGGTAAAGAATTACCGCAAGAGGAAGTTGATGAATCGAAAAACAAACTTAAAAGTCGTATTAATAGAGAATTATTATGTCCTATGAACTGGCTTGAAGATTGGATTAATAAAATTCAAGCCTCGGAAACCACTATTGCTATTCCTACAAAAGATTTTTTTATTAAAATGCAAGGAAAAGCAAATGATAGACAAATGACAAAAATAAGGCAGATTATTGAAGATTACGATTCCTATGTTAAGCAGATAAAAATAAGTTGTGATGATGAAGAATATGAAGAAATGTTAATATCTAAATCAGATGAAGTATTAGACAAGCTAAAAGGAATTAAAATTGGGAATATAGTAACTATTAATAGACTTATAGAAACTGCTTTGGGATTGAATAGCATAAACAACAATCCTTCATGTTACAAAAAAGCAACAAAATATACACGAAAAACATTGAATCTCTTGTACAAAATGAATCCAAATAAATTTCTATGCAACTTTAATTGTAAATAATGTACAATTTTTGCGGAACGAAATTGTTAAAAATGTAGTATTTTCAACAGTTTAATGGGTATCAAATGAGGGTGTAATATGGAGGGAAGAAAGCGCAGAGTTGCGTTAGTAAACTCCCACGCCATTGCCAATGCGTGTAATAAGTAAGGGCTTGCAAGTTTAAAACGTATACTAGGGGCAGACGTATCATTATCTGCCCCGAATATAAAACAATGAAATCAGCTTTTCTTAGCTGATAAAACAGAGAATATATAATTGTAATTTTCGTCTAACACATGGATATATTTTAGTTGCTGTGAAGCCATGTGAAAAACTTGTGTATGTGTGTAAGAAACCAAGTGAGTTCAGCAAGCAAAAACCTGTACCATACATATTCTGTGGAAGTAATTTGAAGGCTATTATCATTATGATACGTGAGTCAAAGGCATTTTCAAGCAGAACAATTCTAAAGTTCATTTCTAAGATTGGTACATATTCATATTGTACTCCTCTTCTTATATGTGTCGGTGACTGTGCTACAGTCCTTGTGGCATGGTTGCCGATTATTTTCTATTATCGCAACGTGGAGAAGTTTGGTCTATCTCGTCAGAGTCATAATCTGAAGGTCGCAAGTTCAAATCTTGCCGTTGCTACTCTTCTGCTACTCAGCAGGAAATAAATCAAGAAAGAAGTGAAAATTATTAAGTACATTTCAAAAAATGAAATTGAAAAATTATTATCCGAAGGTGTAATTAGAAACACAAGACGGGGATATGTAGATCGTAGAGGCGAACACATAGGTTATTACAAGACTTGTGGTGGAAAGCGTTACATCGAAGATAAATACGTTAAGTAGGTTCTGCCTATGAAAAATCGAATTGCGTATAAAGGTTTTTATATAGACAAAACTGAGAACGATTATCGTATATGTAGAAAAGAAGATGCAGAAAAGCATACCCATCTCTCGAATCTTAATCCATCGTATAGACTCATAGACAATGTATTATCAAATAAAATTCCTACTCGTTGTGGATGTTATTATTTGGAGTCACATGCTAGATTAAGCTATGATGAAAATTATATTAGGAAGATTCGTGAGTATATCAAAGTGAAACAGAACAAAAGTAAACAAATGTATTACAATCCTGGCAGAAAACGTTCTGGTGGGAATTTTTAATTTTATGGAGGAAAAGGAATTATGGTAGATAGTAAGATTAAGAAAGCAACTGTTAGTGCTGCTAAGAAGAATATTACAGCAAGTGGTGTACGAATTGAGAATGGAGTTTTTGTGGACGATGAAGGTTCTATCGTAGAACGTATTGCAGAGAAATTACCAGAAGGCACTACTATTTTTGATATTAAAATAAGTATTGAGATTTCAGACGAAGAATCTGATTCTGAGGAATAGAGAGTAGGTGGACATTATAATCGACTTACATAGATTAGAAAATGAAAATGAGGAACAATTTATATTTAGACTTGGGCAGGCAAAAGATTCTGGAAACTTGGATATGAGTTGGGATGAAATCGCCAACATAATTAATAAAGAGTTTAGATCTGACGAATCTGAATATCGCAGCGAAGCTGCATATAGAAAGCCGTATCAACAAGCCAAAAGATACTTTGAAGCAAATGTATTTAAGACATTTTCAGATAAAGACACATATTTTAAAGAATTACAAATTCAGAAAGATGCAGTTTATAAAGAAAAACGCAAATTATATGACCAACGAAGAGAATATAATAAACTTTTAACATCTGATGCCAGAGCAGAACATCTTAATGAAGAACTTGTAAAGGCGGCAAATAGATTAAATGAAGATCAACCTCTCATATTTAATGAAAAGTGGTTTAAACCAAATATTCACAAAGAAGCTATTATGTTTTGGAGTGATTGGCATTATGGTATGACTACTGATAATATTTGGAATAAATACAATACTCAAATTTGTAAAAATCGTGTTAAAGCATTTGTTGAAATGTCAAAAGAATTTATTCGACTGAATAATATTGATATATTAGACATTGTTATGCTAGGTGACGCAGCACATGGCTCTATACACACAGGTTGTAGAATTCAGTCTGAAGAAGACACTTGTGATCAGCTTATGCATGTCTCTGAAATTATGGCAGAAGCAATTAACGATTTATCTAATGTTGTAAATCATATTGCTGTATATTCTTGTTATGGTAATCATATGAGAACTATTCAAGATAAAAAAGAATCAATTCATTCTGACAATATGGAGAAAATAATTCCTTGGTGGATTGAGCAACGTCTACAGAATAATTCAAAGATAGAAATCAAATATTCCGAATATAAAGAATTTACTAAACTAAATGTATTAGGTAAGAATATTTGTTGTGTACATGGTGATTTAGAAAAAGATTTTAAGCAGATTGGTGTAACAATTAATACGCTATTTTCTCGAAAGTTTGGCGAAACAATTGATTACACTGTATCGGGAGACAAACACCACTTGGAAGAATTTGAAAAATTTGATATTGAAAGTATTTTGATTCGTTCTTTATGTGGTGCAGACGAACATTCTAATAATGGTAGATTATACTCTCGCCCTGGGCAGACATTGATGATTTTTAACGATGTCTATGGTAGAGAGGCTACATATAATATTCCATTAGATATTGTAGATTAAAATACTAATTTCAAGACAAAGTAGACCAAGTACGAGTGACTTGGTTTTTATATTATGCATAAGTAACTATGAAAATTGGGCTATTCTTCTACTTTTGAATAGTCCGATTCGGTGGATATTGTGATGTTACTGTCACAATATGTAATAGCCCGTGTATGGCTTAGAATAATACACAATTGTAAGTACGATGGAGTGGACTCGATTGAGACACTACCCTCTTTTATATTAAACAAAATTCGGCAAATATAACAAGTGCTGAAAATAATAAAAATAAAGGATAATAAAGGAGAAAATTAAAATTATGAATAAGACAGATTTAATAAAGGTTGTAAAAGAGACAGTTTCAGAGGTATTAGAAGGAGTTACAGTAAAAGATACTGCTGTATTTGTAGATGCTACTATTAAGGCTATTCAGGATGCGGTGGTTGCTGGCGAGAAGGTTCAGCTTGTAGGGTTTGGTACATTCGAGACTACTGAGAGAGCTGCAAGAACTGGTAGAAACCCACAGACAGGAGAGACACTTGCGATTCCAGCCTCTAAATCACCTAAATTTAAGGCAGGTAAGGCTTTCAAGGATGCAGTTAAGAATGCTTAATTGATTGGTGGTGAACTCTTTGAATAAAAATAAATATGAAGATATTCAGATGATTGACCTTGAGGATAAGGTTGATGACATTTTAGATATTTTTATTAATCGTTTATATCATACTGACAAGACCGTAGGCATTGTCGTTAATAAGGAAATTGCTGAGTACATTCTTGATGAACTTGTGAAAATTGACGAGACAAGTATTAAAGAAGTTGACCTTGTTAATTATATGGAAGTTGATGAATATCTTGTGTCTGTTGATGATGACGGATATATCACATGTGTACCTATTGAGGATTATGTTGTTCTTGATAAGACAGATATTGTTTACATTGATATGGATGGTGATATCGAGCAGAATATCATTGATTATTGTGTAAATGAGGATAAGGAAGTTATTCTGTTTGGTCAGGAAGACGACTGCGAATGTGAAAACTGTCCTACGCATGATGAAACTTATTTACATACTTCTGAAAACGAAGATGGAAATACTCACGGATTTACTGCTAGTAAGTCAGATGGCGACTCTTATATGAGTTATTCTTACTACTCTAGCGATGAGTTAAGTCATGAAGATATTCAGAAGATGTTAAAGGCTTTTGAATTTTAGATTATTTAGAGTGTGTGGTGTATGTTGCACACTCTTTTTATATCCTCTCATAGACCACTAAAGATGTGGGGCAGACTGTAAATCTGTCATCTTCGGATCGGCTTGGAGCGTTACCAAGTGGGAGGACTTTGATGTTTCTGTGAATGGAAAGGAAGTGAGATTTAATGGGTAGAAAAATACAGCATAACAATATTGTTACTGATGAGTTATTGGCTCAGTGCAATAAAGAGAATATAGAGTTAGGAAATGACTTTTTGGATTATCTTCGTTCAGTAGATAGATCCCCAAATACAATCAATGCATATAGACGTGACCTTTATATTTTCTGGGTGTATTTACTTCAGCATTGTGACAACAAATTCTTTATTGATTTATCTAAGAGGGATATTGCTCGTTATCAGAGTTTTTGTCTTACTGAATATAAATGGTCGCCAGCTAGAATGCGTAGAGTAAAATCCACTCTCTCTTCTCTTTCAAATTATGTCGAAGCTATATTAGATGATGAGTATGAGAACTTTAAACCGATTATACGCAAAATTGAAAATCCTGCAAATGAGAAAGTATTCACTAAAACTGTGTTATCTGATGAACAAGTACAGGGAATGCTTGATTATTGGGTTGAAAAAGGTAAGTATGACAAGGCTTGTATTTTAGCATTAGCTGCATTTAGTGGCAGACGTAAGAGTGAGTTACCACGATTTAAAGTATCTTATTTCGATGATGAAAATATCATATATGGTTCTTTATATAAAACACCTGAAAAGATCCAAACAAAGGGAAGAGGCTCTAGGGGCAAAATGTTAGTGGCATATACACTTGCAAAACCGTTTAAGCCATATTTTGATTTGTGGATGAATTATAGAAAAGAACACGGAATTGAATCAGAATGGTTATTTCCAAAGAAAGTAAATGGAGAATATATAGATGAACCTATGGATTCAAGCACTCTTGACAGTTGGGCTGATACATTTAGTAAGCATTTAGGAGAAGACTTTTATTTCCACAGTCTTCGTCACTTCTTTACAACTTCTTGTTCTCGAAGCGGTCTTCCTGATGATGTAATTCAAATGCTAGTTGGTTGGAGTTCGCTAGATATGGTATCAGTGTACAAGGATATTGATGCAGATGAGCAATTTGCAAAATATTTTGCTGATGGAGAAATAAAACAAGTAGAACAAAAATCAATCTCTGATTTGTAGACAATCTCGATGAAGCTTTCGTCTAACACTTCGTCTAATTCTCTCTTGCACTCAACATAAAACTGTGATAGAATATTTTCTAAAGAAAACAAGCAAACATCCGTTAGACGGTTGAGCCAAATGTAATCAATAAAGGCTAAATAAATTTAATACTTAACACATTAATGACCGTGCTTTGGCGAGTGGCGGTCATTTTTGTGTCTATCGAAAAATCTGACTAAGTATGTAGCAACTACGCCACTTACGATGCCAGTTACAATCGTAAAGATTAATAATTCAATAAACGTCACGCTACTATCCTCCTTTGTAAGTATTTCCTACATGATGTCACGAGGATATCTATATAAACAGAACATCACTGTTCTGACGTGACTCAAAACCGCCTAACCATCTCAATCTAGTCAAATTAAAATGTTGGATTATTTGCTTGTTCTAGTTATTATATCATATCACGACAATTCATGTCAAAATATTCCATTTAGCAGAGAATAAATAATTATAAGCCGAATGCTCTGAGTTATACACTCATCAAGGCTCTGTGAAAAATCAGACGGACTAACAGACCGATATAACTGTATTATCCAAATAAAGCCCTTATAAACAGGCACGAAAGGTATATATAAAAAGGTGACGACAATGTAGAGAACAAATAAAAGAATCATTAAGTGAGTAACCAAACAGAGAATATATAAGTAACACATCTTGGCATTTGCTATTCATGTAGCATTGTAAGTCCTATTTCTTTCCTATCGACATCTAGGATTATTGGTAACTCTCAGCCTTAGAAATGAGAAGATGTTCGTTCCTCTCTGCGTTAATGAGAACTATTATTATGAGTAAAACTATCCACGGAGTTTTGCAAGAAATGGCAAATTGTCTTTTCTGATTTTTATAAATGGATTAATTAGTGAATAACTGGATGTGTACAGTCCAATATCAGCTAGTTAGTGCTTTATGCTGAACATTGGGGTATCGTCAAGTGGTAAGACATAGCACTTTGACTGCTAAATTCGTAGGTTCGAATCCTACTACCCCCAGTTAGATTAAAAGGAAAACGAAAAAATAAAAGAAGGGAGTACATATAATGGCTTATTTACAGGTTACAGAAAATGACTTACAAATTGGCGATGTATTAAGCATTACAAGTGATAATGGTAAAACTTTAAAAGCTTTACAGATGCTTATTGGAAATCAGACAAAAGCAAGTATGAGTATTGATTTTGATAACAATTGTCTTGTTTTTAAAGTAAATGATACAGATATGAATTTACCACAATTACAGTGTAATTTGTCGAAGTCTACTATTAAAAATATGATTTGCGGATTAAAAGAATTTTACAATTTATTAAGTGAGGAGGCAACAGAATAATGAAATTGGCACAGAAAACAGAAATTAACGAAGACGTAATCACAGTAAGTTTAAATGTTGAAGAATTGGGTGATAGCGTAAGAGATGCTGACACAGAGAAAAATCAGTTACATAATTTCGTAAGATATATCGAATATAGCCAGATTGACTTCTCTGGGAATTTGAAACTTTCAGATACAGGAATTCCTGTGATTGTTACTGATGAGCCAGATGGTTCTACTATTGAAAAGGTTACAATCTCTGATTTAGTAAATAAAAAGTACACTCTTGATGAAAACTTATCTATTACACTTTCTATTGATATAAATAAAATTCCTACTACTTCTCTTGGTACAGTGTTTAATACTCCTGAAAAGTTAGGACAGGCAATGGCAGTTCTTTTCTTGGAAAAAGTGAAAGCTGCAATCACAACAAAATTAACAGAAATTAGAGCATTAGCTAACGATTTTGAAGCGGAAACTTCTGTTGTATTATAATATATTATTAAGGAGTAGTGTTAAATTTTGAAAAAGAAAATTGATAGAGAATATGGTACTCAAGATAGAAAAGAGATGTTTTATCTGATTGATAATGGCATCTCTTTTTTGTTTGCAAAAACTGATGAAAATGGAGTAACCACTTGGAAGTTTAAGAAGAGTAAAAAATTATTCCAATCATTATTAGATTATTATTCAAACAGAGAATAAATAAATGTGCAAAGGAGTAGAGAATCATGGGAAAATTAAAAAAAGTTATAGATAAAGAATTTGTTAATATAGATTTAGATACTAATACAAATGGTAATATTGTTTGGTCTACGTGTCCTGGGAAAAAATGTGCAGTTAAATATAACGGGAAAATATATCAAATTAAAATATTATCCTATGATAAAAATAAAAGAAGAGTTCATATGATATATAATGAAAAAGAATATGATATGACAACTTCTAATTTAATAAAAGGTAATATCGGATTATTAATTGGATATATAACTACAAATTTTAAATATAGAATTGGTGATACTGTGAACGGATATAAAATTTTATCACAAGAAAGATTGCCAAGAAAAAATGGGAAAACGTATAGAGCTTATAAAGTTGAATGTATAAAAGATGGATATATTGGTACTGTTGCAGAAACATCTTTAGACAAAGGTGATGGATGTCCTGTCTGTGGTAACAAAATAATTATCAAAGGTATAAATGATATATGGACAACTAATCCTGAATTGGCAAGTTTATTAGCAGATCCAGAGAATGGCTATAAATATACACAAAAATCTAATGCTAAATTAGATTGGAAATGTAAATATTGTAATTCATTAGTAAAGAATAAAGGAATTGATGTCATTGGAAGAAATAATCACGTTCCATGCCCATATTGTAATGATGGATTTTCATATCCAGAAAAAATAATGAGTAATATATTAGCTTTCTATGATATAGATTTTGAGCATCATTATAACATAGGAAAACAAACCTTTGTATTTAAAGATAAACCATATAAGCCTGAATATGATTTTTATTTTGAACTTGATGGAAATAAATATATTATTGAAATGGATGGTGACTTTCATAATAAAGTGCATTCAAAATCTGAATATACAATAGACGACATAAAAGAAATAGATAAGAAAAAAGATATTCTTGCGTTAAAAAATGGAATAACAATGATAAGAATAGATTGTTCAATAAGTGAATTTGATTATATATTTAATTCTATAAAAAATAGTATTTTAGATAAACTTTTTGTTTTATCGAAAATTGATAAAGTTGAAATAAATAAGAAAGCATATTCAAGTAATATAGTTGATGCATGTAAATTATATATGACAAAAACCAAAGACCTTAATTCTATATCAAAAATATTACATATACCGTATGGAACTATTTATAATTATCTTAAAAAAGGAGCAGAAATCGGATTGTGTAATTATGATCCAAAATTTAGTTTAAAATATAAAGGTAATTTAGGTTTTGTTGGTACATATGAAGTTGTGATATAAGGCGAAACAGAAGTTATTCTGTAAAATAATGGGTGGTACTCTTCCACCCTAAATATGGGGCATTAGTCAAAAGGTAAGACAACTGGTTTTCATCCCGTGAGTATCGGTTCGAGTCCGTTATGCCCTATTTATGATTTCGTAGCCAAGTTGGTTAAGGCATCGGACTGCAACTCCGAGGGCGTGAGTTCGACTCTCACCGAAATATCTATATTCTTTACGGTCTTCGGATTGGTACTGTAGCAACAATTGGATGCGTCCTATGCAGCTTAGATGAAAGCTCGCCATTCGAGGATGGAATGAGAAAGGCAATATCATTTTGGAATTTTATCAAATATCAATTTTCTTAACTTGAGTTGGTATTTGTCATAATGAGATTTCCAATTAAATTCTTTTGTACTATATATAACATCTTGCTTGAGATTTTCAAGTTGCTGTCTATCGGTTTTATGCTTAATTATTGGTGGCAGTTCGTTTATCTCATTTTCATAAAACAATATTGTTGCAATAATACAATGTTTGTCAGGAAATAAAGCTACTAATTCTTGTTTAGTGCCTAACACTATTTCGGTAACGGCTACTACCCTATTTGTAATCATAGCTTTACGAAGAAGTTCGTATGATATTTCTGATTCCATTTCTGGAATTAGATAATATGATTTATCTATTAAAAGACTTGATATTTCTTTAGGTTTACAGAAATATTTTATTGAAAGTGTTCTGTCTTGATTCGATGTGATTGAATCTATATCGGATTGTTCTAAGACAACATATTTATCTTCTGCATATTTATATCCCTTTACTATATCTGAATTTGTTATTTCCTTGTTACAAGACGGACAGAATTTGATGTAACGTACTCTTTCTTTAGAGTCTTTGCAGAGTTGATTAAGCTCTATGGAATTGTTGTGTGATATTTTTAACATTTTTACTGGAATATATAAATCTTGAAATTGGATTACTGTTTTGTATGATGTGTTCATTGGCTTTCTCCTTAGATGTTTTGATTAGTGTGTGTAGAAATTGAAAAATTATTATTATTTTCCTCTTTGATTGTTATGTTATAATAATTGTATCAATAACATAGGAGGACGTTGCAATGGATAATTTACTTGAAAAGTTTAATATATTTGATTTATTCACAATGCTTATTCCTGGCTTAATTATCTCAACATTGTCATGCATTTCTTTGGTATTTAAATTTTATAATCAATGGATTAATTGTGGAAATGAAAAGTATATTATATTTTTTGTAATTAGTTATTTATATGGTATACTTTTTCAACAAATTGGAAATATATTTGATGAAAAATGTATGTATAAATTTATATACGGTGGAAATCCCAGAGAAATTTTCCTTTTAAAAGACAAACATAAAAAAATATTTAATAATGAACTTGCTTATAAAGATGCATTAAATGTAAAAAACTATTTGGTTCGTTACTTAAATATAAATACCAAAAATATAATAACTATAGATCAAGAAAAACAATTAAATGCCATAATTTTTTCATATTGTTTAAATATTATAGAGATTAATGGTTTATCTTATAAAGTTGATAAAATGCATGTAATTTCAGAAATGAGCCGGTCATTATCATTGGCATTTATATCAATAATTCCATTAAATATATTTATGGCGTTACATTATAAATCTCATTACATATTTTACTTTGTTGAAAGTATCATGTTATTATTTTTAGGTATTATATTTTTGTATAGAAAAATACAATATGAGAAATACAGATATAGAATTGTTTTGCGAATGTTTTATATATACATAAAAAAGAAATAAATAATAAAAACTAGAAGAAAGAGTCATTCATGAAATATGGCTCTTTTGTTATGTAGTATTGGCAGAGTTGGTATTGCACCTGATTGCTAATCAGAGGTCATCGTTTATTCGGTGCATAGGTTCAAGTCCTATATACTACGCTCATGCCGTGTGTCCGATTGGTCGAGGGTGCTGTCTTGAAAACAGTCTGGATGTAAAAGTCTTTGGGGTTCGAATCCCTAACACGGCGTATGCACCTATCTTTTGGCAAGAATGAAGTCTCCAAAACTTCTAACCTGTGTTCGATGCACAGTGAGTGTGCTAAGTGAAGTGAATTGCACTTTCATTGGAAATTTAATATTGGAAAGTTTGAGAAGTCATTTCGTATGAAGTGGCTTCTTTTTGTGTTGAAATAAAAGGAAAGAAGGTGAAACAATGGCTAATTTAAGACAAGCCAAAACTGATGATGAGGTCAAAAAGTTAACAGTAAATAATGTAAAAGGTGCGTATCATGATTTAGCCATTGACTACAACCATTTACTAGATTTGGATTATATCTATTGTCCTCATTGTGGAAAATGGAAATCAACTAAAGGTAATGGAAATTTTTATAAATCTAACAAAAGTAAAAGCGGATTTGAGCATTTTGCGTGTAAGGCTTGTATTTTAGATTTATGTACTGACGTAGATCCTAAAACTGGCATTAGAACAGACAATAGAGAAAAAACAATTAACACTTTTAGACAGCTTGATTGGAAATTTAGCGAAAGTGATTATAACGCACAGTTACAAGCTATTAATGAAGGTGTTGGTGAAAAAGTTCGTGGAACGGCTGTTCAAAATCTTATTGTAATGGTAGCTTCTCTTCCACAGTACAATAACACTTCCTATAAAGACTCTGAATTTTCTATTGATGATATAGATAATAATCCTGAAACAAATACAAGGATTGTTCAAAAAACACTCAAAACAGCAAGAAAAAGATTTGGAAATAACTATAATAATGAAGAACTTATGTATCTTGAGACGGAATACCAAGACTGGACGACACGTTATCCATGTGAAAATAAATCCCAGGAACTTTTATTTAAACGAGTATGTTGCAAGGAACTTGAGATAGATAATGCTCAGAAAAATGGCAAGGATACAAAAGATTTAGATGCTACTTTACAGAATCTGCTAGGAAGTTTAAATATCAAACCTAATCAAAAAACTGCATCTGAATTAACTGATAATCTTACATTTGGGCAGCTTATTGATAAATGGGAACAAGAAAAACCAATTCCAGAACCAGAAGGTGAATTTAAAGATCCTGATAAAATTGGACTCTTAATTGATGTATTCTTTAAGGGGCATCTCTCTAAAATGATGGGATTGAAAAATGCATTTTCTTCTACTTATGAAAAGTTCATTTCTAAATATACTGTCAAAAAGCCTGAGTATGATGAAGATACTGATTCAGAAGCATTATTTGATAAAATCTTTGGTCAGAAAGCTGAAGAGGAGGTATAATTTATGCCTCAATTAAAAACTCAGACTGAGATAGAAAAAGATAAACAACAAAAGATAATGGAAACTGTTGCTTGGAGAGCAGGATATTATCGTAACAACCCACATAGGTATGTCATTGATGTACTGGGATTATCTCTTAAATGGTTTCAGCAAATTCTCTTGTGGTGCATGATGCATTACAATTTTGTTATGTATCTTGCAGCAAGAGGTCAAGGAAAAACATATCTTACCGCCCTCTTCTGTTGTGTAAGATGTATTTTATTTCCTGGTACAAAAATAGTTGTTAGTTCTGGAACTTTAAAACAGGCTAACGAAGTCTTGTTGAAAATACAAGATGATTTCATGAAACAATCTTCCATATTACGTTCTGAAATAGAAAAATGTAATATTGGTCAAAATGACGCTTCTATTTATTTCAAAAATGGTTCATGGATAAAAACAAGAACCAGTTCAGAAAATTCAAGATCAGCCAGAGCAAATTGCATAGTTGTTGATGAATTTCGTATGGTCGATGAAACAGTTATCAATACTGTATTGCGTAAATTCTTAACAAGTCCAAGACAGCCAAAATATTTACAAAAACCCGAATATGCTCATATGCAGGAAAGAAACAAAGAAATATATATGTCCAGTGCATATTTTAAAAGTTCATGGGCTTATAGAAAAGCGCAAAGTTACACTCTTAATTTCTTTGATGACACAAAAAAATATTTCATATGTGGATTACCTTATCAGGTATCGGTGCGTGAAGGATTACTCTCTCGTTCTCAGCTTGAAGATGAAATGAGTGAAGCTGATTACAATGAACTTGTTCAGCAGATGGAAATGGAATGTCTATGGTTTGGTGATACAGATGGTAGTTTGTTTAAATTTGATGAATTAACTGCTCGTAGAAGACTTCGCAAAGCATTTCCACCATTGAGTTTCTGTAATGACAAAATAACAATTCCGAAATTAACATCTACTGGTAAAAGAATTCTATCTATTGACGTTGCTCTTATGCAATCTACGAAAAAGAAAAAAAATGATGCCTCTGCTATTTTTATTAACGACTTAATTCAAGTAAATGATACTGCATATCAATCAAATTTCGTATATGGTGAAACTTTTGAAGGCTTGAAAACAGACGAATTAGGAATGATTGTTATGAAATATTTTTATGAGTATCAATGTACAGATTTAGTTTTAGATACAAACGGAATTGGCTTGGGAGTATATGATTTTATTACCAAGGATCAAGTTTGCCAAGAAAACGGTAAAAGATATCAGGCAATGACTTGTATAAATGATAAAGATATGGCTGAACGATGCAAAGTTCGTGATGCTAATAAAGTTGTTTGGTCTGTAAAAGCTAATGCTAATTTTAATAATGAGATATGTGTATTACTTAGAAATGGTATACAGAATGGAAAAATTAATTTTCTTATTTCTGAACAGGATGCGGATAGCTCATTAAAAGAAACATATAAGGGATATTTCAAAATGTCTCCAACAGAACAAGCAAAATTGAAAATGTCTTATGTGCAAACAACGTTTGCCGTTTACGAATTGATTAAATTGGATCATGAAGTTAAAAACGGAAATATCAAGGTTAAAGAAGTCGAAGGTATGAGGAAAGATAGATATTCTTCTATTGCCTATTCTTATTGGTGTGCTTGTCAATTGGAATTAAAATTAAAACCTAAGACACAAGATACACAATCATTAGTTTCAAAGCTTCCAATCCGTAAAGCAAAATACAATTAAGGAGGTGCATTATCAAATATGCCTAGACCTAAGAAAGTAGATGCAAATTCTAATGCACCTGCTAAAGTAAATAATTCACAGAAGAAAACTACTTCTTCTACTCCAAAACAGCCAACCGCAAATGAAATGCGTGAATGGTATGAGAAAAATAAAAGTAAACTTGAACGTTATGAAGACGCAACAAGTGCAATTACAAGTCTTCGAGATATTCAGAAATCATCTAGATATACGTCAATCAGTAATTACTCAAAGGAAGATGTAAAATCATACATAAAGAATATCTCTTCTAATGAAAAGAATCTACGAAGCTTATCTCGTTATCTTTATTATCGTTCAGAAATCTATTATCGTCTTTGTAAATATTATGCAAATCAGATTGATCTTACAATTCGTAATATAGTTCCTCCATTTATAATCTCAGGCGAAAACGATGTACAATCCACATTGCAAAAGTATCAAGAAACAGTTGATATAGTTGACACTTTAGGATTGAATTATGAATTTCGTAAAGCTGCGTCTATCACTTTAAGAGAAGATGTATTTTATGGATGTGCTTATTATACAGAAGGTCAAGGAATGTTTGTTCTTCCATTAGATCCAGATTATATGAAAATAGCAGGTATGTTTCCTGATGGTTCATTTGCAGGAGCTATGGACATGAGTTATTTCCGTAGCCATCAGGAGCTTCTTGAATATTGGGGTGAACCATTCAATAGTATGTGGAGTACATATCAGAGTACAAATGAAAAATATCAGCTAATTCCAGAAGAATATAATGTATGTATTAAATTTAGGTCTGAAGACTGGGAAACCATCGTTCCCGTGCTTACACCTATATTCTTATCATTGATTGACCTTATGGATGCTTCTGATTATCAAGCAGTTCAACAGGCAGCTAATATATATAAATTAGTATGGCTTGAAATGAAGACAATGGGTAATGATGTAGATGATTGGGCTGTAAATCCAGATATAATGATTCAGTATTTCAATCGTATGCTTGAAGAAGCATTACCACCATATATCTCTGCTGCTATTGTTCCTGGTGAATTACACGAGATAAGTTTTCCAGATGATGCAACTGGCGATGTTACAAAAGTTGAAAAAGCAACAAAGGAAATTCTTAATACCGCTGGTGGTGCTCAGATATTAAACCTAAATTCTGCATCGAATTCTAGTGCTTTTAAATATGGTGTACTTGCAGATTCTACATTTTCTATTTCAACTCTTATTCCACAGATCCAAGCGATTGTAAATCGACTTTTATCTAGTTGGATATCTGAACCTTGTAAAGTTAAATTCTTTGATGTCTCTATTTATCAGAAAGATGATTTTAGAAAATCAATCTTGGAATCATGCACTAATGGATTGCCAAACAAAATTCTTTATAACACATTGAATGGTGTGTCTGAAAAAGATACGTTATCTATGAACTTTTTGGAAGAAGACTGTTTGCAACTTAGTTCAAAATTCAAGCCACTATCTAGCACTTATACTCAGACAGGTAATGATAAAGGCGGTGGTCAAGAGAAGGATGATTCGGAACTTACAGATGCTGGACTTCGCACGAGAGACGAGGATCTCAATAATAAATAAAGGAGGTGTCTTAATATGAAATACAATTTTATTAAAACATCCGACAAGGAGACAAAGGAAAAACTTCTTAAAGAAGGTTTTAAGCTGGTATCTCAAGATGGGAACGTGGCGACATTTTTGAATAACCACCCTCTCACTTTTGAAAATACAAACAATAAAATTCAGCATAGCAATATGCTTACATTCTAACCACTCCACTACTTTGAGTGGTATATCAACAAAGAAAGGAGGAATAGGTTAAATAATGCCAAAAAAGAAGAAACGACGAATTATGTCTATTGATGAGCTGTATGAGTTCTGTTTAAAGAATAATTTTGCTCATTTTGATAGTAATGAATTCGGTAAAGAACTTATGGTTCGTATGAATGGTAATTTTGAAAAAACTTCCAAAGATGAAGATAAACATAAAGAATCTCTTACTCCATTCGTTAGTCGTGCGTTTCACGATCATGTCAATCTCAATAAGTCGGAAATCTCCGAAGAATCTTTTAATGAAAATGTCCCATCAGCAAACTTTCGCCCAATTTTAGCACATATCACTACTAACTCAGATAATGAATTAGATTTCGGTAGCCATGATTATTATGTGACTACCGACAAAGATGGTAATGACAAAGTTGTATATGAAGAGCAGCCTATCGGTGTTATTGATGGTACTAAGACCACTATTGAATATGATGAAGACGCTGGCGTAAATCGTGCAGTTTTGCATGGTTATTTATACGATGAATATTGTCAGGACGCTATTGAGATTCTTAATAGACGTGGAACTGTAGATTGTTCGGTGGAATTATGCATTAGGGAGTTATCATTTAATACTGCTAATAAAACATTGCAGTTAGATGATTTTTATGTATCAGGTCTTACTCTTCTGTCAAAGGATGTATCTCCTGGTATGGCAGGAAGTAATTTTAAAATTGAAGATTTCGCTGTAAATGCGGAAACAGTAACATTTAACACAGACAACAAATTGGTTGAAACTTTAGAGAAATTAACTAACATTCTTGAGAGTTTTGATATAAATCAAAAATCAAAGGAAGGAGGAACAAATAACAAAATGACAAAATTTGAAGAGTTACTTGCCAAATATGGTAAGACTGCTGAAGATGTAACATTCGACTATACAGAAATGTCAGATGAGGAGCTTGAAGCAAAATTCGCTGAGATGTTCGATGATGACAATTCAGAAGGAGACAATTCAGATAACGGAGAATCTGGTGAGCCTTCCAATGATGGAGACGGTGATGGCGAAGGAGCTTCAGATCCAGATGGGAATGAAGGTGAAAGTCAGACTTTTGAAAAGATTGTTCGTACATATGAAATTTCTCATGAAGATACAAGATATGCACTCTATAATCTGTTAGCACCATATGAAGAGTCAGATAATGATTATTACTATATCTCAAATGTATTTGATTCTTATTTTGTATATGAGGGTTGGTGTACTGATAAAATCTACCGCCAGAACTATACGAAAGATGGTGACAATGTTGCATTTGATGGTGAACGTATTGAATTATTCCGTGAGCTTTTAACAGCAAGTGAGAAGGCTGAACTTGAATCTATGCGTTCAAACTACGCTGCACTCAAAGAATTTAAGGAGACAGCAGAAAAGAATGAACTTCATGCACAGAAAGAAGCTATTATCAATGCTGATAACTATTCTGTTCTTACAGAGAAAGATTCAGAAGGAAATTATGTAAATACTGATTTCGCTGAATTAGTAAAGACTATGGATAATTATTCTGTAGAAGACTTTGAAACAAAAGTAAAGGTTATGCATTCAGATTATATGTCTGCACATGCGAACTTCTCTTCTGTTGACACAAAGAAAAACACAAATTCAGTTAAAATACTTACAAATATGAATAAGAAATCAAAGCCTAAGAAAAACTATGGCAGCTTGTTTGATTAAAAAAACCGAATATAACTTCATTTCATATAGAACGCTTTATGCGTTCTTTTTTATTGCAAAAAACAAAATTTAAGGAGGAAAACATAATGGCAATTAAGTACACAGTTGAAAAACATACTGTATGCAATCCTGGAAATCTTATTGCAGAGAATTATGGCGAGCACATGGTTTCTCTCAATATTACAAGTGCTACAGATAACGGAAGAATCGTCAAAGTAGGCGATATGGAGACATTAGACAAATACAAGGTAGAGGCAGCAACAACTATTGGTGCTTACATCTTTGACAAAAATGCAGATGGTACATGGCTTGTAGTTGTAACAAGTGTACCTGATGATCTTACTGCCCTTATTTATCAGAAGCCAATCATCAATGAGGAATCGCCTCGTGCTCTCACTTCTCTTTCTAATTTCTATAACGATCCTGAAGATGGTGCAGTTCGTGGATATATTCTTCATGCGTTAGATCGTTTTAGTCTTTCAGACGAGGGATTCGATGGAACTCCTGTAAAGGGTGCAAAAATCACACAGATTTCTGACGGAAAATTAAAAATCGGTGAGTAATTAGAAAGGAGGAAAAAATACAATGTTAAGATTTAGTACAGACAATTTAAGAAAAGTATTTGCTGATGAAGATAAATACAAGAACTTTAAGAAACTTACATATGACTTAAATCATGGAAATGATATTTATGAATATGACGAGGATGGAAATCAGAGAAAGATTTCTAAGAAAGAAGCTAACAATGCAGTTAGAAAAATTCTTATGGAGGTTTGTGACCTCACAGAAGAAGATTTAAAGTCTAACAAGCTTCGTAAACGTGCAGAAACACAGCATCAGAATGAAGTATTTGAACTCATTGAGTCTGATATTGATTTTAAGGTAGAGACAGGATTTCAGGAGAATGAATGGTTTCAGAATTATGTTGATATGAGAAATATTGCATTAGGTGATGATGAGGAATACTGGACAAAAGATAAGATTATGCTTGTTGTTGCAGAGATTTCTGGTGGACATCATGACCTTACCATGCAGAACTTAAATGAGGGTACATCTCACAAACTTCACACTAGAAAATATGGTATGAAGATTGGTAAAGACATTGATCTCATTCTGCTTGGACGTGTTGACTTTACAGAGCTTACAGATAAAATTGCTGAAGCATTTGCGTATAAAGTAATGGAGCTTTGCTTCGCTGGTGTTTATGGCGCAATAGATAAGTTGCCAAACAAGTCTCAGTTTGTTAAAACTGGTGCATTATCTGCTTCTACTAAGGAATCATTTGATACTCTTATCGAAGATGTTGGTGCAGCAAATGGTGCAGATGTTGTAATTATGGGTACAAAAACAGCCCTTAAGAAACTTAATGCTCTTGCAGATGTTGATTGGAGAAGTGATTCTCAGAAAGAATCTGTTGCAACTACAGGTCGTCTTGGAAATTATGAGGGAACTGAACTTATTGAGATTCCACAGAGATTTGCATTAAATGATGTTACAAAGAAACTTATTCCTAATGATAAGTTGCTTATCTTTGCAAAGAATCAGGAGAAGTTTGTATGGTTTACTGATAAGGGCGAGACAGAAATTACTGAGGCTGGTCAGCAGAAGGGAGATTTAGCAGACGACTTCCAGACATATGAAGTACAGCGTGAGTTTGGAGTTGCTGTTGAACTTCCGCAGTATATGGGTGTTTGGTCATTCTCTTAAAATGACCTTAGTAAATTAGAGTGGCTAGTTAATCTAGTCACTCTTTTTATATTGGAAAGAAAGGAAAAGAATTATGCCATATCAGAAGAAAACAACTACGAAAACTGATGAAACAAAGAATGTAGGAAATAGCGCAACAAATAAATCAGAAAAAAAGAAATTCTCACAGGACGAACTTATTCCGTGTTTATCAATTACACCAGGAGAAATGTTCTTTGTTGGAAATAAGTCGAAAGATTTATATACTTTTGCAGATATTGATGATGTAGTTGATATTGAGTTTAGAGATCTCGATTATGCTGCTAGATCAAAAGATTCTATGATGTTTAAACCGAGATTTATTGTGCAGGACAAGGACTTTATAAAATTACATCCTGCTCTTGACGAAATTTATTCAGCTCTTCACACAACGGCTGATTTAAAAGCAATTTTAAAAATGACTCCATCCCAGATGGAAAAAGTTATCCCTACTCTCCCAGTTGGAGCGCAGGACGCATTGAAAACTATCGCTGCAACTATGGTTGATGAAGGAGAACTTGATTCTGTTAAGAGAATTCAAACACTTGATTCTATTTTTGGAACAGAGTTACTTTTAAAATTGAATATGTAGTAAAGGAGGCTCACAATGACGCTTCCATACGAAACAATTTTTTCACGAACAAGAGGACGAATTTCAGATATGAAAGAACTTTCTCTTGACGAAAACGATCTTAATGAAACATGGACTGAACGCTTGCGCATGGTTGCAGGTGATGAACGAGTTATTAGAAAATTCGCTTCATTTAATATGGATGACGAAATCCAACAGATTGAATTTGAGATGCAATATCCTGTTAGCGATTTTGCAGATAAGGAATATGTTATAGGATTGTTCACTCTTGGAATGACAATTGAATGGTTAAAACCACAGGTTGACTCTGCAAAATTTACTGCTAGAGTTTTAGGAACAAAAGAAGAAAAAAACATACAGAATCCATATAAAGATATGCAGAGTAGATTGGATACATTACAACATGAATTCAGTAGAAAACTTGCAAGTCATGGATATATTAATAACTCATATGTGCGAGGTGAATAACTATGGAATATATATATGGTTCGTTCACTAAAAGACAAATTAAAGAAGCTGCACATGCGATGCACAACGATGTTCATAAGTTATTACTTTATAAGGATAATCGAATAGAAGAAAAAATATTTGAGAACGATGAGTCTTTTCTTATATTTTTTCAGAATGTTATGTTCAAATTTAGCGGAACAAAGACTCTATTTAATAATAATGGAATTATGGTCACATTAATGGCTACTTTGCAAGCTGCTTATGACGAAGCCACATCCGATGAGTTTGATTACATGACATTTCGTAGGGCTATTTTAGATAGTCACAATTATATTAAGCAGATGTTTGAAGGAGGTGTTGGTGATGCCAAGCTTACAGACAGCACGGCGAATCGCTAACGCCAAAACAAATAATGCGAAAACTTTAGGTCAGATTTATAAAGAAGAATCTGATTTTTTGATGGAAGAAACTTGGGATAGCAGTATTCCTTCCAAGACTTGTTATATCTACGATTTTTATCATGATGATCAGCCACGATTAGCAGAAGGCATGACATATGAGAATACAATAAAAACACGCATAGATGTAAAGTTTATTATCAAGTCATATCAGTCAATGGATAAAGACCAGGTAGATTATTATGTTCAGTTTCGTCCTTCGCAGTCAATTCGATTTTCAGAAGATGATGAATTATATTATTTTGAAACTGATTATAAGACTACTTATGGTAATACATTCCCAATCGGATTATATTTGGATATTCCAGATGATAGAAATGTTTATCACAAATGGTTAATCTGTCGAGAAGAAAGAGCAAATCAATTTCCAAAGTATCTCGTTCTTCCATGCGACTATGAATTGTGTTGGATTGAGACAAATGGTAAAGATAGAATTAAGCGTAGAATGTGGTCTGTTTTAAGAATGCAATCGTCTTACACGATTGGGCAGTACACGGATCGTGTGTTTACAAGAACAGATAATCAGAATAAAATCTGGCTACCGTTAAATAAACTTACAGAAAAATTTTGGTATACTAATAGCGAAGATACTACAATGAGAATTGTTGTAAGTGCTCCTACTGAACACCCTCTAATATGGGCATGTACAAAAATTGAGAATACTCAGCCTATAGGCATTCAGAAACTTACAATCTATCAAACTGTTTGGTCTGACAATAGAGATTATATTGAGAAAGACGAAAATGGTAATATTATTGGTATGTGGGCTTCATATTTCGATTCAGAAATCGCCCCAACAGATCCATCTACTCCAACTACTCCCCCATCTTCTATCATAGCAAGAATTTCAGCATCCACTTCAACTATTAAAGTTGGTGGCTCTTATAAAAATCTTACAGTAAATCTATTCAATGATTCCAATAAAGATATTACAACTGAATATGCTGATGCAACCTTTACATGGACTTGCTCTATTGACGATGAAGATTGGACTGATAAAGTAACATGGCGAGCTGGTACAGAGTACAACCAAAAGAAAGTAAAGTTTCCTAATAACACTTCTGTTATTGGAAAAATATTATCTGTTAAGTGTGAAATTGTTAAGGATAACTTGCCGATTGAATCTGAAATTTTGCCGTTAGAATTAACTGAATAGGAGGTGTTTTATGGCAGAAAAATTAGTTACAAAGAATGATTTGTTAAATAAACTTCGTGCATATAGAACTACTCCTGATGATGAAAATATCCAGTATAAGAAAAAGATTGAAAAAGCACTTATGCTTAATCCATGTCTTTTATATGCACTCAATGAAAAGTCATTAGAGTCTGAGCTTTTCGATGATGATGGAAATATCAACTGGGAATGGAATGAAGAAACAAAGGAATACGAACCTCTTGGGGAATGGGATAGATATTTTGGTGGAACATCTAATATTCGTCCTTATTTATTTATTCCTGATACTCAGACTGAGGTAAAACATTATATCTGTTACCAAGTATCTTTTGATGAAATGCCTCGTTATCAAGATACATTAAAGTACACAAATATTACATTTACAATATTTGTTCACGGTAATGACAGAAATGACAAATTAACAGGTATTCCAAGGCATGATCTTATTGCTTCTATTATAAGAGAGCGATTTAATTGGTCTAATATATTTGGAATGCAAACACATCTTGTATCATCAAAGGAATCTACAACAGATAATAATTATCTTGTTCGCACTCTCGTATTCCAAGTTGTTGACACTAATGGAATTCATAAAACAACAGATAAAAAATCTTCTATCATGAATTACGGTATAAGGCGGTGATTATTTGGATGTATTAGAAACGTTAAATAATCTTCAATCTGCTGCTGAAGAAGATATAAAAAAGAAACAAGAAAAAAGTCATAATCCAGAATACCATTTTGACAAACTTAAAATGTATTTTGGTGAGGATTATACAATAAATGGTATAACTGTTTCAATTCCAACCATAGGAGATATTTTAAATATTGGCGAATCAAAATTTTACCAAGCAATCTCTCCTTTTCTGAGTAATTCTACTTCTATTCGAGTTCTTCTTTATGATGTATTTAAAAAGGATTGGAACAAAACAAAAGATATTGAAGTGTTTTATATCTTATATCAATTGCTCGAAGATAAAGAGCCGTTAAAGCTACTATTCAAAGATTTTAGTTTTGATGGTTTTGAGCTGATTCAAGCAAGAAAAAATGTTGACGATCCAGAATACAATCATCTTGCGCTTTTAAATCAAGATAAAAATATGATTATTTATGATGACGAATATATGGAAATTGCCGAATTTATTCGAGCGATGATGAATGTTCATCCAAAGGTTGAAAGGGCAAAAGGTAAAACAACAAAACAATGGATTTTACAAGAAGATAGAATGAAAGCAGAACAGGATGATAAAAAGAAGGGCGCATCGACTCTTTTACCACTTGTTTCGAGTTGTATAAATCATCCTGGGTTTAAATATAAGTTGGAAGAATTAAAACAAGTGAATATATGTCAGTTTATGGATTCTGTAAACAGAATTCAAAAATACGAACAGGGAACGGCTGCATTACATGGGATCTATGGTGGTATGGTGTCAGCCAAAGATATTCCCGAAGACTTAATCAATTTTATGGGCGATATTTAATCGCTCATTTTTTATTGCATAAAAATAACAATTTTAAAGGAGGAAAATAATTATGGCATTTAAATTAGGTGACGTAATCGTAGATAGACTTCAGTTTGGTTACGGTGCAAAGTCTAATGGTACACCTCTGTATGCCTTAACACAGCTTACACAGGCAAATATTGATATTACTGCTGACTCAACAGATATCAATGATAAGGATGGAAACCTTGTATATCGTAAGTATACAGGTAAGAAAGGTGAGGTTACTGCAACTAATGCATTCCTTAACCTTGCTGTTGTAGAAACTATTTCTGCTACTGATGCTGAAATTGCAACCGCAGATAAAGGTATTGTTATGCCGATGATTCAGATCGTAAAAGCTGGCGAAACATTAGATATCACAGGATATGTAGATGGATCAATTCATGTAAATGCTCTTTCTACAAAGGGATCTATGGGTAAGGACGAATTTAAGAAAGGGTCTGCTGCTTCTGCTACAGAGTACGGAATTACACATACTGACGAGTTAAAAGATCCAGGAGATCAGCATGTAACAACTCCTGCAAGTGATGTATTAACACCGCCTATCGCAGATGGTGAAACTCAGTATATTATAAAGTATAAGAAGACAATTAAGAGCGGAGCAAAGATTACTAATTCTGGTAAAAAGTTCCCTAAGTCTCATGAGTTGTTCTTCAAGGCACTTGTAGTAGATAAGTGTGAAACTGATGTATTAAAAGCAGCTATCATTCATATCCCTTCATTTATGCCAAGTCCTGAATTCTCACTTGCATTACAGGGTGGTGATTCTCAGACGATGGATTATAAGGGTTCTATGATGTTAAATGCTTGCTCTACAGATGGAGAACTTTTCTCTATTTATTATATTGATGAGGAAGAGGATGACATCGAATTATAAGAACACGTAGGGCAGTTAAATTACTGCCCTATTCTTACAGGGAGGAATAATGTCAAAAAAAGAATTGAGAACTTGTGTGCTTTGCGGTAAGACTTATTCATTTTGTCCAGTTTGTAATCCAGAAGATCGTTTGAAGCCAACATGGTATTTTTGTTGGTGCTCAGATAATTGCCATGAAATTGACGAAGTGACTTCTGCTTTTGAAGATGGACGCATGACAGATATCGAAGCAAAAGCAAAATTAGAAAAATTAGATTTAAGCAGAAAAGAATACTTTGGCGAAAGTTATAAGAATTCTATTGCTTCTATCATGAAGGCAAAAGCACAAGTTATTAAGAAAGAAAATAAAAAGACGGAGGCTAAATCTGTCAAAAAGGATATTGTTACAAAAGCGGAAAAAGAGGCTGAAAGTAATGTTGAATAGTGATTTTAAATAAGGGATTATAACATACCACTATTCAATGTTAGAATCCCTATTTTTTACGCTATTTACGTGAGGAATAAAAGGAATGATAATTGAAAGTAATTTAAAACCAAGGAATTATACCGAAAAAGAAGTTGTTCGTATATATAATCGAGATCAACAAACTTTTTACATCGACTCTAATGTTTATCCAGTGGATGTATATACGAGTTATAGCCCCAAATGTGAAAAGAAAATTATAATAATGACTTTTTTTAGAAACGACACAAAAGACGTTTATAAGAAATGGCAAGATTATGAAACAGATCAACTTAAACGCCCAAATTAGGGCGTTATTTTTATACACAAAAATAGGTTGCTCAAGATAATGAATATAAAAGTAGATGTCATACCTGTGAGTGAACGATTATGGAATCAATAGTCAGGTCGCTACTACTTCCCTATCTCTCAAGAAAGGAGAAAAACATGTCTTATACTTTAAAAACAGATTTAGCAAATAGGGCTAATTATGGTAGACAGAGAAACACTAATAAAATTAAATATCTTGTCTTTCACGCAACATCAAATGACGGTGATACAGATGAATCAAATGCGAGATATTTTAGAACTCATGTTGTAAAAGCTTCTGCCCATGCATTTATAGATGATAATTCAGTTACTGTATCCGTTCCTGCTAATTATGTGGCTTATGCTGTAGGTGGAAAACGTTATTCTGATTACAACCGTACAGGTGGAGCTTCTATGTATGGTAAAATCACTAATACAAATTCTTACAATATTGAAATGTGTGACTGTAACAAAAATGGCAAATATAATTTCACAGAAAAAACATTAGAAAACGCAGTTTCATATGGTAAATATATTATGAATTTATATAACATCCCGATTACAAATGTTTATATGCATTTTGATGTTAATGGAAAACATTGCCCTATTCAGTGGTGGAATAAACTAGAAGAATGGAACAAATTCAAACAGCGTTTAAGAAACACAAATGTTTCTACTACTGTAGCACAGGAAATGCTTTATACAAAAACACAATTCATTAAAGATGTTCAGAAAGCTATTGGTGCAGGGGTTGACGGAAAAGCCGGTAGAGAAACATTATCAAAAACTGTAACAGTATCTGTAACTACAAACAGAAAACATGCTGTAGTTAAACCAATCCAGAAATATTTAAATTCAAAAGGATTTAATTGTGGCACGGTAGATGGTTGCACAGGTTCAAAATTTGATGCTGCCGTAAAAGCATATCAGAGAGCAAATGGATGTATTGTTGATGGTGTGATCACGGCAAAAGGTAAAACATGGAAAAAATTGCTTGGGTTAGCCTAAACGGAAAGTGAGGAAAAATTATGGATGTAACATTTTTAACAAATTTTGCAGTACCAATTATTGTTGGTATTTGCTTATGTATTGGATATGTATTAAAAAATCTTGTAACAACAGATACAATCAATAAATATATTCCGTTAATTATGGCAGTAATTGGAGTCGTGTTGAATGCATGGATGAATATGAGTTTTACACCTGAGATTTTGCTTGGTGGTTTAGTATCTGGACTAGCTTCTACGGGATTATACGAAGCATTTAAAAATTTTATTAAATCAGAAAAGTAGAAAGATCATAGGTAATAAAAATGACTGAAATTGAAAATTTACTCAGTTTTGATTTTGCGCCTTGGCTTATGGGATTGTTTATTATCATCTTAGGAATTGATAAAATTATTTTTTTATTCGGAAAGATAAAAAAGACTCTTAGGATAAAATTTGGATTTGAAGAAGACAAAGAAACAATTGAAGACAGAATAACCACTTTAGAAAAACATGATAATTGGCAATATAAAGAAATATCAAAAATATCTCAAGGTGTTGACGATATTAAAGATACGTTAGTGCAAAAAGAGATTAAAGATAAAGCAAAGACCGTTGCAACTCTTAGAAATCAACTTTATGACTTACATGGGAAATTCACAGAACGTGGTTATATAGATAAATCAGGAATAAAAACCTTCCTTGAATTAGGGAATATTTATGAAGATGCTGGTGGCGATGATATTTACCATGATAAATTAAAACCAGAAGTATTATGTTTGCCAATAAAAGAAGTTGAAAAAAAATAACTGTATTTTTATATTATACCACAAAAATTACCAATTCTGGTTAATATTTTCTTATGTATTATATGAATATACAAAATAATTCTAAGCATACTACATTACATGAAGAATAAAGTTGGTGAATATAGGTATAAACAGAATATATCAATATCAGAATTGTCCAAGAGATGCGGACTATCTTCTACTGCTATTTCCAATTTAGAAAATGGATATACTTCTGATATTTTATTATCTCATGCAGTCGCTTTATCTCTTGCGTTACATGTAGACTTATATGAATTATTTTGCATAAAAAGATAAAGGAGATGTATGCCTATGGGAATGTATTACAATGTAATTTGTGAAGAAATCGAAATAACAGGTGGAAAAGTAATTCATATTGACAAGAATTTAGGGAATATGAATGATGTCCATAAACTTGTCTGTGAAAATATCAGCAAATATCCAAACGCCAAATGGGAACTTTATTCTATGATTATTAACAACTAACCAAGTACATATAACAATTAAATATAAGAATTAAGAAAGAGCGGTTTCATACGAGATCGCTCTTTTGTTATATGTATAGAGAAATAGCACCGTATTTTTACGATGCTATTTTCCCTTCCATTGACTACTCTCCTACTGTTATAATCTTTGGATTGTTGCAATTAGTCAGATTGCACTTCCAAGATAAGGATTGTTGTTTATAATGGTAATATTTTATTTGCTCTATAGACAATTATACAATTGTTTTTATTATTGTCAAGCAAATATTTTCTCTACTTGTCTTGCTATATCTCAAGAACTTATGCAGGCATAGGATTTTTTGTATTATAGTTTCGTGTAGCAGAAGTTGACTAATCTTCTACTGTTCTATCTAATTTGCAATTCAAGTAGATACTCATATCTGTGGTTACTAAGTAACTTATGCCATAAGATTATCTATCTTTATGGTCTTTATAAACAGTGTATGCAAATCCGAGGACTGCAACACTTGTAGTAATAATAGAGCAAACTACTTCTACCAAAATATTAATTCCTTATCTACCTACACCGCCACAGATATGAGCTATTATACCATAATTTACCAATTAATATCAATAAGTGTCTTTACTACTATCTAGCCATGTAGTAAGGGCATTTTTTTATTGGAGAGTGTGTGGCTAGAACACTCTCGCCCTTAAACAGAAAGGAATGATAATATATAAAACTAATTTTAAATATGGATGTAGTGAATAGGTACAATGAATACTATTTTTCTCAGCATCCTAAAGCAAAAAAGAAACAGATTGAGCATCCCTATCATCCTTCTATAAATATTTGGGCTATTAAACCAAGGATACAGATGAACGCCTTAAAACAATCATGGAAGGCATTTATTATCTGGTGGATTAAAGATTTAGGATATGAAAATAAACATTTGGACAATGTAGATATTGAATATGATATTTATCATCCGACTAAGAGAAGAACCGATCCTGATAACTTCTCTCCAAAATTTATACATGATGGTTTTGTGGAATCTGGTTTCTTAGTTGATGACGATAGAGAACATTTACATAGTCTAACTATTCGTTGTTATGTGGACAAGGAAAATCCACGTACAGAAATAACAATAAATATTTTAGATTAAGGAGAAAAAAGGAATATGAGACTTTTAGAATTTGTAGAGAGATACAATAACATGGCAAACCAGCAGTTAAAAGACAGATTTGTTAAAGAGAAAATCAAAATCACCCCATACATTTCAATCGTTAAGAAAGATGCCTATGCACAGTTAATCGTAAATAAAACAACATTTGAACAGGAAGCTTATGACGATAACGGAGAAACAAAGTATCGTAAAACAGATAAGATTAGAATTAATTCTGTCGCTCAGTATATACAATTTTGTCGTGCCGTAATTGAGTTATATACCGACCTTGAGATTGATGAGAACGATAAAGGTTTTATTAATGGATATGATGCACTCAAATCTTCTGGTTTGCTTGATATTTTAATGGTTGGCTCTGATAAGGCTGATCCACTTATCCCTATGAGTGAATTAAGAGAGTTCAAGACCATTTTAACAATGAAACAGTCTGATACACAGTTTAATGAGACAACTACTCAGGCGTTTATTAGCAAACAGATTGCAAGAATTTCTGATTTGGCAAATGCTACTCTCACACCACTTATGGACGTTGTAAGTAAAAAACTCGATGAGATTCCAAAAGAAGATTTAGATAAGGTTATTGAGTTTGCTAAGAAAGGCAATTTTAAAGAAGTCTAAGTAAATTCAATTTCTTGTGAAATATTTAGGCTCTATGCGTGTCACAGCGTATAGGGCTTTTCTTATGGAGAGTGGGTACTACTGCTCTCCTATTTTAGTGTAAAATAGTGAAAATTTTGGAGGTGATGATGAATGGGATTAAATAAAGACATTATTAAATATTTGGAAAAACAGGCTCAGAAAAAAGCTTCTGAATTAGCACATGAAGTTCAACAGAGATTAACAGATGGTTATGTGTCATTTATTGATTTATATTATAGCGATTATACACCACAACAGTATGTAAGAACACACAACTTATACAGGTCTTATAACAAATTTTATAAAAATAGCCACGGTACTATTTTTTATGGTGGTGTTGAAGTAACACCTGAAAGAATGTTTGATAACTATGACCAAATTACACCTTCAGATCTTATGTCGGAATTTATTTACAATCCGAAAGGTACTTATCATGGTTGGTATAACATTCCTGCTAGTTTCAGTGTGTATAGAGAAATGCATAAGTATCATGAACGATTAAAAGATGAATATAGAAAACGTTGTATGGTTTAGAAAGGATGTGAATGAATGGCTAATTCAGATATTATCAAGATTGGTTTTGACTACAGAGCGAGTCTTGAACAATTTGAAAAAGAAACAAATGGTGTATTTGAGGGAATTAGTGATAAAGCTGGTAAGCAGAAAATCACAATTCAATTAGATGCAAAAGATGATAAAATAATTGATAAAATAAAGGAATTACAGAAACTTAAATTAGATAAGTTCACATTCGAGTTTGGTAATTCTGGATTAAAAGAACAGCTACAGACATTTGATAAATTAGAGAATAAGATTAATGAGATTATTAGTTTATCAAAAGGAATTGACTTATCATTTAATACCAAAAACAAGACAGAAGCTTATAACCAATTAAAAAAATATGCAGATGCTTTTAAAGAATATTATGGTAATGAAGAAGCAATGGCTACCAATGCAGGCGCAAAGGCTGGTTATGCGTATTACAAAGCCTATGAAGAAGCATTGCGAAAAGGTGTTGCACAAAGCAAATTAGAAAAAGTTACTGTCGATTTTGATGTAAATGATTCAATTTTTAGCAAAGAGAGAATTGTTAAAAATAGAATTAAAGAGTTTGAAAATTTTCAAAAGTATGGTAATGCCGATGAAAGTAACTTAATTGCAGAAATTACATTACTAGAGAATCGGATTTTGAAATTTAATTCTGCTTATTCTCAAGTGAAGGCTAATTTAGGTGATGCACCAATTACACCCGAAATCACAAAAAACATTGAAGAATATGTTAGGTTATTAGAAATTGCAGAAAGCAGAGCAAAAGATGCAGAATTATTTGGATATTCAAGCGAAGATATCAATTCGGATAAAGACCTTGCAAATATGTATCTTGACTTTGCAAAAGAAGATGCAACTACTGAAAACAAAAAATATATTGAATCATTAAAACAAGAAGAGACACAAGCTATTGCTACTGCTGAAGCTGAACAGAAATTAGTAGAAGCTCAAAAGGAAACAGTTTCTAATACTTCTAATTCAAATAATTCTCAAATTGAAGAGTTAAAATCTGATATTCAAGAGGTAAAAACTGAACTTGGTGATGTAAAAGATAGAATTTCTTCTATTGAATCGAACGGTTTTGAAAATGTACGAGAAGATGTTGAAAAGACAAAAGAATCTGTAAAAGAACTTAATAGTGAACTTACGGAAATGAAGTCTAATCTCTCTTCTACTCCACAAGAATCGAATATTTCATCTGGAAGGAAAGACGCATTTCCTGATAAAGATGTTTCTGCTTCTGTAGAATCTGCTACTAATTCCATCAAAGAAGAGAATAATGTATTAGAGCAGAATACTCAGAAAGTTAAGGAAAATACACAAGCCAAAGAACAGAATGCTAATGTAAATCTTAATAAGTATGATAAGCGTTTGGATTCTTACAATGGTAAGGTTGATAAATATCAAGCCACTATTGACAGATTTAATGATGGTGGCTGGACAAGTAAAACGTATTTGGAAAATGTGCAAGCTGTACGTAATGCTGTCAAACAGTACGCAACTCTTCTCGACAATATAAAGAATAATCAAAATGGTATCGCTAGTGATGAGGATATTCAGAACTTAGATAAATACGAAAAGAAAATCAAAGAAACTATAGCTACTGTCACTAATATGTCGGCTGCTGAAAAAGGTTATAACTTTGTTTCAGGGCAGAAAGAATTAGACAAGATTCATAAGCTTTTAGCCGAGAACAGTAAGATGTCTTCTGATGCAAAAGCTAAAATCAGAGCTTACTATGCGGAAATTGAAAGTGGTAATCCTAGCATGAGTTTGGATAGAATTCATGGTGAGATTATGAAGATTTACAATGCTGAAGTTGAAGCTGGTCGTGCTGGCAGAAGTTTCTTTGATACATTAAAGAATAGCGGATTCCATCAATTAGCCGCTCAGATGGCAGGTATGTTTGGATTTTATGATGTTATTAATCTGGGTAAAGAAGGTTTTAATGTTGTAAGAGAACTTAATACTGCTCTTACAGAAATGCGAAAAGTATCTGATGAGACTGTTCAAAGCTTGAAAGATTATCAAGCTACTACTTTTGATACGGCAGATGCGGTTGGTACAACTGCAAAACAGATACAAAATTCCACAGCAGATTGGATGCGTCTCGGAGAATCAATGAATCAAGCTGCGGAAAGTGCAAAGGATGCCAATATTCTTTTAAATGTATCAGAGTTTGAAGGAATAGACAAAGCAACGGAGTCTCTTGTATCAATGAGTCAGGCGTATAAAGGTCTTGATAAAATGGATATAATTGATGTTCTCAATAATATTGGCAACAATTATAGTATCTCGACAGATGGATTAGCAACTGCTCTTAAAGATTCCGCAAGTGCATTAGTAACTGCAAACAACGATCTTAATGAAGCTGTTTCGTTGACTACGGCTGGCAATGCTATAACTCAAGATCCATCTAAGGTAGGGGCAGGTTTAAGGACGATTTCTCTTAGATTGGTTGGTACAGAGGAAGCTAAACAGGAGCTTTCAGATTTAGGCGAAGAAACAGATGGAATGATTACTACCGTTTCTAAACTTAGAGATACAATCATGGATGCAACCAAAGCTGCATCGTCAGATGGAAAAGGTTTTGATATTCTTGATTCTAATGGAAATTATAAAAGTACATATGAAATTATGCAAGGACTCGCAGATTTATATGACAATATTGTAAAAAAAGATAAAGAACTAGGAACAAATAATCTTAATCTTTTATTGGAGACTATCGCAGGGAAAAATAGAGCCAACATTGCCGCAAGTATTCTTCAGAATGGAGATATGCTTCATTCGGTGTATAAAGACGCTCAAAATTCAGAGGGATCAGCAGAAAAAGAATTAAACTCTTATCTTGATAGTATTGATGGCAAAATGGCACAATTAGAAAATCGTGCCCAGGAGTTTTGGTTTAAGGTGATTGACTCCGAAACTATCAAGAATGGTATCGATTTATTATCCACACTTCTTAAAGGTGCTACTGATTTTGTAGATACAGTTGGATTGTTACCAACTATTCTCGCAGGAATTGGAGCAGCATTATCTTTTAAAAATGTCGGCATTGATACGTTAGTGGCGTATTAATCAAATCATTGTTATTGTTTTGAACGTACCGACATCATAGGGTTTCTAACGGATACGTTAGTTTGGACTATGATAAGTATGCTATACATACGATAAACGAAGACGCAATATGCGAGGAAGGCTGTAAAACTCATGGTACTACTCTATTATAAGGAAACTAAATAGACATAGTAAAAATTCATGAATTCAGTTGGTTCGCAGGGATAGACCTTTAAAATGGTAAGCCCTCAGAGAGTGACAACCGTTGGTGGTAGTTATATGAAACGATGCTACTATAATATGCATTCCGTACTCATGGCACGACATGTTAAATGATGTGAACTTATCTCATATCTCGTGTAAATTAGTTTGACCTCGCAGTTCCTAGAGGTAGATAAGATGGAACGAAACCAAGTAAATCTCGATTTCAATTAAAAAATAAAAATGACACTACTCTATTTTGAGCAATGCCATTTTGTAGGGAATATATCTTGCTTGATATAAACATATCATAGCACATATTCTGTTATTTGCAAATACTTTTTCTGTTTCAAACGGAGAATAATAAAATAGAGGACTGTCGTGATGACCAGCCCTCAATTAAGGAATAAAAGGAAATAAATTATAGCTTATACAGAAATAGAATTATTTACGAAAGATTTTTCTAGTCTTGATGAACATTTGTGATAAAGACTTGGTTTGTGAGTCCGTATAGTCTTTGCACTTATTAACAGTATAACACTTTCCAATTGTATCAACTATGACACAAAGAAAATGGCAACCGTATACTAAAAGTCCACCACTTACAAGTATTTTAAATACTTCCAATCCTATCCTCCCTTCTTTGTAGTATTTCTTAAAGTTGGGAAATGTATTGCTCAGAACGAGCTGAATTTATTTCCGATGTGAATCGTGCCAAACTACAAATATGGCACTTCGTATGGTAAATACCGAGCATTCTGTCGTGCTATTGACCTGAGATACGATGGCTCAAATACAGTTTGCTTGGTATAATATTACCATATTTTATTAATTTCATAAATCCAGAACATAGGTTTTGTCGATTTATGTAATACGAAAAATCATCAAATTTTTTCAAAAATCTTTACAAAAAATTTCATCTGTGCTATCTTCAAAATAGTAAAAATTTTCATTTTTTGAAGGAGGTAACACGATGAAAAATTCTAGCAAAGAACGCACTTTACAATGGATAAATAATCAAAACAAGAAGGGTAATATATCATTTGAACATCGCCTACAGCGTCCGACTGGACAGTGGAATACACGCATGAAGAGTCTTTTGATTCATAGCTTATTAAGTGGTATTCCAGTTAATCCAATTTATGTTGTTGAGGAAGAAAATGTAATTTATCCATTAGACGGTTCTCAAAGGACATCAACCTGCATTGATTATATTAATGATGTATTTTCATTAAGCAAAGATACTCCAAATGTATTCATATCCGTAAAAGAAAATGGAGAACAAATCATTAAGGAATATGAAATTGCAGGAAAGAAATTCAAAAAACTTGATGATGAAGTAAAAGAAACCCTTCTTGCTTGTACCTTAGAATTTTGCACATTATCTGATTATACAGATGAAGAAGTAAAAATCATGTTTGCTCGTCAGAATTCAGGAAAACCTCTGAATGGTAAATTGCTTCGTGTGGTACATGAATCGGATGAGTTCAGTGAAGTGGTCTACTCTCTCGCCAACCATCCATTTATGGATAAAATCATGTCAAAGACACAACGTAAGAATGGAACAGATAGAGACACAATCATCCAAGCTATGATGCTTATATCTTCTAACCAGGAACAGGAATTCACATCTTTTAGAACAAAAGATATTGATACTTATGTGGCTGATTATGCAGATCAGTATCTTGATAGAGCTGAAACATTAAAAGAAGCCATGGATAGATTTAATGAATCTTTTGAAGAAGGAATAAAAATTCCGTCTACTTCAATTTCACAAATTTTATATGCTGGTTATAGAATTATAAAAGACAAGAAGTCCTTTTCGAAACTTGCAGAAAAAGTCTCTGAATTTATTATAACATATGATTCCAATGAAGAATATAAACAGTTTGTTCAGAGTGGTACAGGTAGTCGTGAAAATGTTAAAGGACGTTTCGATTATTGGCGTGGAATTGTAAAAACATTGCAGTAAAATGTTTTGAAGAGTAGTCGATTGGCTACTCTTCTATTTTTGTTAGTGAACAAACGTTCCTATGGTATTATTTTCCAATTTAGTATATAATTATAAAAAGAATTTACAGTATTGGAGAAGGTTATGGGAAACAGATTTTTCATAAACAAAAAACTAAAAAGAAAAATTGAAAAAGATTTAAAAAAAAGATGTTCCATTGAAGAAGAAATAGATAAAGATTTAGAGGATTTTAATGAAGAAATAGATGATGAAACTGTCTTTTCAGTATTTAAATATATTGAAGATCATGGTAATAAAAAACAGAAAAAATGTTTAATTGAAATAAGAAGCAGATACGAAAAGTCTACATTGATTATTGATGATACTCTAAAGCTTTCTGACTGGTATGATAAAATGTGTGATTTCTACAACAATAGTGATGGAATAGGTTTATAAAAATGAATAATTATATAGTTTTAGACAAAAGGAAAAATTTCAGTCGTATATCTTCTATTATTAAAAATTTAAATTTAAAAAACACTTTAAAAAATAGAAGAACTTCGATATGGGAAAATGATGATTTGGAAATAAGTATAGATAAATATATAATTAGAATAATGATTTATTCAAATGAAGATGTTCAATATTATACTAATTTTATTTTACAAAGGTGATAATTATGGATAAAAGAGAACGAGAAAAAATGATTGATTTTTTAGATGAAATATTAAGCAAATCAAATATCTTAAACTATAAGTATATTGATTTAGAGGGCGATAAAGATGCTAATTTTTTAGTTATTCCAAAAGTTGATAATAAAAAGCTAAAAGAAGATATACAATTACAATTAATTATTTATTGTTCTGATGTTGAAAGTCTAAGTATTTATTGTCCTTTGTTGTATAAATTGCTAGACAAAGATAGTTTAATGTATACTTTGTCAGCAATTAATGAAGTTAATAGTAAAATAGCTGTTGGAAAAATTTATTTGAACAAAGATAACAATTCTATAATAAGTTACATATATAGAGCATTATTTAATGATATTTATAAAGAATTAACGCCGGATTTGATTAATGATTATATTGATGCGTTTTTATTAACTTCTATTGAATTTTATTCACAAATGAAAGAGGTTATTAATGAAAACGAATAGTAGTAAAAATTTTATTTTATTATTTGGTGTTTTGATTTTTGTTGCTTTTATTCGTGTGATATTAAGAACAAATAATAATATAGATAATATAATAGCAGGTATTAACATTGTATCATTATGGTTTGTAACCTATTTAATACTTGAAAACGCTGAAAATAAATTTTCCAAGCGACTTCAAGAAAATACTATTATTGGAGAACAAACAAAATTAAAAAAGAGTGCACATTTCAAGTTAGTTATGAAATATACAAAGATTATTATTTTCATCTTTGGAGTTTTATATATGATTCTTTTTGCAAACTGTATAGTAAACGACATATTAGGGTTTATTTCATTATTTTTATCCATAGAAGAAGAATATATTTATAACTTTATTCAAGATTGTTTTTATAAAAAGAAATAATCTATAGTAAAAGAGCAGGACTAATCTTCTAATCTTCTAATCTTCTGCTCTTCTAATATTCTCACTACTCTTCTTTTCTGCTCAACCCAAAATAAAAGACCTGTCATCCGACAAGTCTTTTACTCTCCCATACTATTTCTAAATGTAAATACCTCTATTTGCAGCTTCTTGTCTTAAACCATCAATGGTTCTTTCCCAATGATCGATTTCACCTTTATCTCCTTTTGCTTGTGCATTATAAAGATTCCTTTCATATTCTCTTAAAAGTTCTTGATAGTGTGTTCCACCAGGATTAGATTGTCCCATAATAAATACCTCCTTCGTATTTTGTAATTATATTATATTACTTTGAGGAAGATTTTACCATTCAAAACATATGTTTAGGCGATTTTTATCTATTTTACAAAATATTGTAATAGTTGGTGTGAATTTGCTATTAAGTTGATTTCTTTGTTTAATCTCATCTTCGTACAATTCTTTATAAAAATCATTTTCAAAAGAAAGGATCTTATCATATGTCTTCAAAGAAAAAACCTCCATTACCAAGCATGTCTATTATAGGTAAAAGACCAGAAATATATTGCTTGGATTTATTTGGTAAAACTCGTAAAAAGTGCGATAAATTTAATAATAGAGATAAGAAGAAAAGTTAGTTCTCTCCACTCTTCTTTTCTTTCGTAGTATTGAGATTGAAAATTTCTTTACGCTTGCCCACTATGCTTGATTGTGGTAATGGGTTACGTGTTGTCTCAGGCTTTTGTCTTTATTATTATTGATTGACATTGATGTGATCTCCTATGCATTACCATACATAAGTAACTGGACTTAAAAAAAGAGAATATATACATAGATGAGTCCGTAGTTATGATGAACCACGGACTCGTTAATGATACTACTCTCCTACTCTCCTGATAAATCGACAATTGGCTAAGATGATGTTTCTATCTTTCAGATGTTATTGTTACTTTATCTGGTATACTTATAGACGTATGCTTTGGTTTGTTGCTATATACCTTGTACACGATATACGCAATGACAAACCAAGGTGTTTGTCCAATAAGTGCCAAAATGATGTTGGGAATTTCTGACATCGCATTCCTCCTTTCTGTAAGAATATAAATTACATAACGGTTGGAAATTAATGCAGAGAATTCTGCTATGAAGTTTTAGATTTTCCAAGAGGTGACTCGCCTTACCTTTCTTACTCTCGGTATGGTTACAGTTAATATGTTACATGACAGAACTACACACGAGGTCGTAGTGTGCTCACGACCATATCCTGTCATGTCTTATTTTATCACTTATTGGAAAATCTTGTCAGTCGGAACATATGTTTACTTTTACTGTTATTCTGATTTACTCAACTCTTCTTCCATTTTATCAAAATCTAATCCATATCTCTTTTCAAGTTCATTAAGTATATTGTATATACCTTTGCCGATGAATAAATGATTAGATCCGAATACATATTTCATTGTATGGACTTCTGATGGAGAAATTGAAGTAATCGAGCCACGATATGTTCTCATATTTTCATTTTGATATACTTTTACAGGATATCTATATCCAAGACCTTCGATTCCCGTATAACCATCATATGAATTTGGATTATAACATTCTCTTCCAACTTTGTATTCGAGTTTGGCTATTAGTGATGCGATGTTCTGGGTGTTTTTCATAGTGTGTTTTTCTCCTTGTTTTTTATTTTGACTTAGCATATTCCTTACAGAATATTCCATCTTCAACAACATAAATAAAAATTAGTACGAGGTAAATAAATATGACAAAATTAAACATTAAAATTAAAATAAATGAATTAGAGGAATTAAAATCAGTTATTGAGTATTTAAAGACTCTTAATCTAAATAAAATACCCGAACTCAATCCAGAAATTACTGTTGAATTCGGGTATAATGATTAATCTTCTTTGATTACATTGATAACTGAGATTTCTCTATTTGATACGGTGAATGCTTCCTTTTCAGCGTACAAGTGTAAATCATAACAAGTTTTATATTGATAGGTAAATATATCTTCTCCTTCAATAACTGTTTCTTTTGCACCTGGAACAGGAACTGTATAACAAACTTTTATAATATGATTATACTCCTTGCATTCACCGTTCTTATCTGTGATTTTAAATGTATACATTATTATTCCTCCTCCGTATTAGTATTATGGTATATTTTACCATATAAAGGATGATGAGGATAGTCTGAACGTTAGTTCCATTCCTAGAAGTCACTTCCACACTTATTGCAATGCCACTGTTTACCAATCTTCTTACTGGCTAATCCGAAGAAACTTGTGGAAGCTATACGACCTACTGTGCCTATTTTAGATGTGTCGAGCGAATGGCAGTAAGGACAATGGATTAGTGGAGCTGATGGAGTGTATTTTTTTCTTCTCTCTTCTCTTTCTTCTATTTCAGTTGATGTAGCCTTTTCTTCAACACATACCATCTCTATGTTGCAATGTGGGCATAATGTAGAAAAATGCGATGCTTTATCAAACATAAAACCTCTATTGCATTTAGGACACATATAACAAACTCTTATATATCTCATAGTATAACTCCTTTTTTATTTATAATTATACCCCTCAAACAGGTATAAAACAATACATTATAGTACGATATTCACAACAATAAAAGACGATCTTATTGGGGTTAATAATTCTATTGGATTATTTGGAAAATCTATAGAAGATATAAAAAGCAAGTTATATGATATTCAAACGCTTGGTCTCAAACAAGCGATTTTTTCAACGCCTAAAATAGATGCAAAGGCAGTTATCGAATATAATAACGCAATTTTAAGTGGTGTAAATTTTGAACGAGCATTTGCAGAAGCAACCAAGGGTGCAAATAAAGAAACAAAAGCATTAATTTCCTCTGCAAATGGTGCAACTATCACTACCGAGGAATTAACAGCAGCTCAAAAAGCTTCAACACTTGCTGCAAAGGCACAGTCAATGGCATATAAAGCTGTTGCAGTTGCAGCCAATATGATTATAACAGCCCTCGTTGTAAAGGGAATAGAATTAGCAGCTAACGCAATAGATCATTATGTAAATCGAGCAAAATACGCTGCTGAAGCAATGGAAGAAGCCCAACAAAAGATTGATGACGCACAAAATACTCTTCAAGATATGTCTTCTACTATTTCTGAAAACAAGGATAGATTTTTAGAATTGTCAAAAGGTGTTGATAAATTTTCAAATAACCTTTCTCTTTCAAAAGATGATTATGAAGAATATTTAAATATATCTAATAAATTTGCTGAATTATCTCCTTCACTTGTGTCAGGTTATGATGACCAAGGAAATGCATTATTAAATATCGGTGACAGTGCAGAAGAAACTAGCAAAAAGTTAGACACTATTATTGAAAAGCAAAAAACAATTGCAGAACAAACACTAATTGACAATATGGACGATGTTGCTAATGGTATATATTATGAAGTTGATGAAGCTAAAGATTCTATATCAGAATTGCAAGATGAATTAGAAACATTGCAACAACAATACGAAGAGTCAAATATTAATTTAAAAGCATCAAATGGTGTTATTACTTTTGGCGATGAAAATTATTCGAAGTATGGTAAAGAATTAGAAAAAGCATTAACATCTGCCGGAATTGAATTTGAAAAAATAGCAGGTTTATACGATACATCTATTCAGTTAAAAACCGCTTCACCAGAACAGTTAGAAAAAGCTCAGTCATTTTATGATGCATGGTTAGAGACGGAAAATGAATATTATTATGCTTCTGAAAATGGATTAAAACAAGATATTGAATCAAAGGAAAAATCTATTGAAGATTCATATTCTAAGATGACAGCTAATCTTCAAGCATGGGTAAAAGATAATTATAATTATCAATATTTATCAGACGATTCTTCTGCAATTGTTGATAAATTAATTCCAGAAATAGACTGGAATTCTTTAGAAGAGCCACCTGTAACAGCCTATGATTATCAGAATTATGTTGAAGAAAATATCTTAAAACCTTTAATGGAAGTTCCTTCTGAACATAAGCAGGAAATTGACGATATGTTTAACAAGCTTTTATCTTTTGAAGATGGTGATTTAGATATATTGTCATTTGCAAAACAATTAGAAGAAAAGCTTGATGAATATGGAATCAAAATAGATATTACTCCTATAATTGCTAACGAACAGGAAGCCAAGGATAAATTACAGGCTTCTATAGAATCTATTTCTGAAGGTGGAAGTGCTGATTTTACAACTTCTTCTGGAAAACGTGTTGATGCTAATGATTATAAAAAATTATCAGAGTATACAAAAGATTTTAATAGTGAGCAAATAGAATTATGGAATAAGGTAACATTAAATGCAAAGACTGCCGAGGAAGCAATAAGTGCATATGAGACAGCAATAAAGGATTCATCCGAAGACACCTTTGAAATTCCAGACGCAGAAACACTCGAGCAACAAATCTCCGACCTCAACTCAGCAATAGACTCTATCCAGTCAGCATATGACACTCTAAACTCTGCCGTAGAGGAGTACAATACAAACGGTGGAACATTATCTATCGACACAATTCAATCACTACTCTCTCTTAGTGATGAATACCTTGCTTGTTTACAAGTAGAAAACGGACAACTTTCTCTTAATGCGGATGCAATGGCTCAGTTAGCACAAGCAAAACTTGATGATGCACAAGCTACTGCCGTTACTCAAGCTATGACAGAGTTACAAGCTATTGCTAATGGCGAAGCAACACAGTCAACTACAAATTACATCACTGGTAATGCTGCCCTTATGAGTAGTTTAGCTCAGTTGAGTGGTTCATATGAAGGTGTTGCAAAAGCTGCTATGACTGCCGCTCAAGCACAGAAGTTATCTGCTTTAATATCCAATGCAGCAGGAAAAGATAAAACTGCTACAGAAAATGTTATGAAAGGCTTGGATACAAAGCTTAAATTAATCCAAACTACAAAAGCTTCTATCAATGCAGGCAATTTTGGAAAAGTAGCCGGAAAATCATCCTCTAGTTCTAAAGGTTCTGGTTCTGGTAAATCAGCATCAGACACCGCCAAAGAAGAAATCGAAGCATATATGAAGTATATGGAAGCTTCTCTTGATGCTGGTAAAATAACTTATCAGCAATATGTAGATCAAGTATCTAAAATGCTAGACGATATGTATCATCAAGGCAAAATTTCCGCAAAGGAATATTTTGATTATGTAAAGGAACGTCTTAGTCAACAATTAGATATTTACAAGGCTGCGCTCTCCGCTGTCACTTCTCTTCTTGATGATACAATGGATAAAATTCAAGATGATATAGATTCTTTGAATGATAAGAATGACGCACTGAATCAGCAAAAGGATGACTATGATAGTATTCTTTCGGTTGTAGATGATGTATATCAAAAAGAAATAGACAAGCTCAATGAGCAGAAGGATTTATTGCAAGATAAGATAGATGCTCTAAATGACCAAAATGATGCTTTAGATTTACAATATCGGAAAGAGCAAGCTCTTTATGCGTTAAGAAAAGCCCAAGAACAGCGTACGAAAAAAATCTTTAACGGGAAAGAATTTATATATGATACAGATAAGGAAACCATTCGTGACGCACAAAAAAATCTTCAAGATATTGAAAATGAAGAAATCATTAAGAAACTTGAAGATGAACAAGACGCTCTCGACAAATCTATTGAAGATTTAGAAAAATATCGTGATTTATGGGCTGAAATTGCAGATGCATACAAAAAGAATACCAACGAAATGCTTGCAATTCAACTTTGGGGCAAGGATTATGAAAATTTAATTCTTCAAAATCGTATTCAAGATATTAACGGTTTTAAAGATAACTATTTAAGAATCCAATCTCAAATAACTGATAATGAAAAAGAAATAAAATCTTTAGAAGAAAAGAAAGAGATTTATCAGCAGTTGAAAGACCAGTGGAATTCTATTTCTTCTGAATATGAAAATCAGATGAATCGTCAATATGCTGCACAGTTACTTGGCGCAAATTGGGAACAAGACGTTTTAAACGGACGTTTAGATGTTTTAAACAATTTCCGTAATCAGTATATTGCTATTCAGCAAGCTATAGCTGATGCTGCATGGCAAAGTGCTCAAGCTCAAATCCAAGCCGCACAAGCTGCCCAAAGTGGAGATAGCGGTGGAGGTGGTGGCGTTTCAAATAATACACCTACCACTACTACAGCACAAAATTATCATGTTGTCCATTTGGTAAGTCCAGGTTATTCTACAAGTGGAGAAGCATCAAGTAAAATAAGTAGTTTTAATGGTAAAGGTGTTTATAAGTATAAAGATGGAAAATGGTATGTTTACAAAGAAGAAGATTATTCAAATCTGAGCTTTGGTAGCAAATCAGAGGCAGACGATTATATCAAGAAACATTTAAGTCCTACCGGAAAATTTTTAGTAAAATACTATCATGATGGTCTTGAAAATGGTCTTGTTGATTTTAGTAAGAAAGATTCCAACTTTGACCTTGTTCAGAAATATGGTCTTAAGAAATATGAAGTACCAGCAATCTTAAAACAGGGCGAAGCTGTCATGAATCAAGAACAAATCAAGAATCTTGGTGAAGCATTGAGAGCTATTCCAACTGCCGCTACTTTGTATACAACACCTGATTATACAAAGATGCTGTCTAGTCTAAAGACTAATAATACTCCTGTCATGGTTACGCAGAGTGTAGATATAACATTACCAAATGTTACAAATAACTCTGGTTATGAAAATTTAACAAGAGAATTAAATAGACTTAAGCTTGACGCTTACCAGTTTGTGAACAAACGTTAGTTTTCTAACTGCACTCTGAAATATGAGTGCAGTTATATTGGAAAGATATGGTATTCTGTCAATTATTGGTATATAATGGAAATATTAATAATGACGGAGGTATTATATAATGGGGAATGACTTAATAGTGAATGATAATATTAAAGTAATTAGTTATGGTAAATGGAATATTGATAATAATATTGATATTGATTGCTATGTAACAGAGGATGGTCAACGCATTTTGTCATTAAGGGGAACAGCACGAGCAATGGGGTTATCTGGAAGCGGATCAGTTGCTTTATTAAGAAATTTAAATGCTAATTATTTACAACCATATCTTTCCGATGAGTTGAAAGAATGGGTAAGAAAAGGAAATAATAATGAACTATATAAAATAAAGGGGTATCGTGTTGCATTTGTTCCATTTGATGCGACTTTATTTGTTGATGTATGTAAGGCATATATATCTGCCAAAAATGACGGTGTTTTTGATGGGGATGGATGGGAAAAACAATCTGAGTTAGCGGATAAGCTATTAGCTGTTATGTCTGCATTTGCGAAAACTGGAATTGTTGCTTTGATTGATGAGGTAACTGGTTATCAGGAAATTCGTAAGAAAGATGAATTACAAAAATTACTAGCAGAATTTGTAAGAAAAGAATACTTACCTTGGACAAGACGTTTTCCAAATGAATTTTATGAAGAATTATATAGACTAAAAGGATGGGATTATAATGGTAATGCTAGAACTCCGTTGGTTGGCAAACTTACAAATTATCTTGTATATGATTTAATGCCCAATGGAGTTTTAGAAGAATTGCAAAGACGAAATCCAGTTGATGAAAAAATTCATCGTAGACGTTATAAACATCATCAATTTTTGACAGAGACAACAGGAATTGATTATTTGGACAAGCATTTAGTATCATTAATTAATATGATGAGAGCATTTGATACATGGGAAGAATTTGATAAAGCGTTCAGAAAATCATTTAGACTGGACGAAAATGAGGTGGTCACTAAATAAGCCGATTTGTGTGGCTAAAATAGCTGAAAGCGTTGAAAAATAAGGCTTTTTTAATGGTCCCTATATTATATTTACTTCAAGAGCAAGTAGACTAATACTCTACCTGCTCTTTTATTTTGCAGAAAAATAAGGAGACATCATATGGCAAATGATATAAATAATTCAATTTTAGAAACAATAAAAATGGTAATTGAAAATACTAAGTTTAAATACGACAAAACATTCAAATCCAGAATATGCGAAGTAAACACAAATGGCACATATAAGATTGTGTACATGAATCAATTGTATGATGTACCTAATGCCTTGGGGGTGGACTTAGAGATTGGTCAAAGTGTATGGGTTAAGATTCCTTGTGGAGTATTTAGGAATATGCATATTTGTGGGGTGTGTAAAAAAATAATTTGAAAGGAGACTTGCTGTGGCTGAAGGAATAATAAAAAAAATACAGATTAAACAGCTTCCACCAAAATCATCTGTAGATAACACAGATCTTTTCATAATTGATGATGGTATTACAACATATCAGGTTACAACAGATGACATTGCAGAATATATATCGACCAATGGTCATCTTGAAAAAAAATACATATTAAATAAATCAATTGGAGAAGCCAATGGTATTGCTCCTCTCAATTCAGATAAAAAAATAAATGGAGAATATATTACATATGGCAACTCCTCTTCTACTGCTTACGAGGGTTCTGCTGGTAAATTGTTGGAAGAAAATCTTGATAATCATTTAACCGATGCAGATGCACATGGATACAATACTAAAATAGACAATGAGATTAAACGAGCAAAAGATGCAGAAACTTCTCACAGTACTAATATTTCAAACCCTCATAAAGTAACAAAATCTCAAATTGGATTAGGTAATGTAAACAACACATCCGATGCAAATAAACCTGTGTCTACTGCACAACAGAAAGCTATAGATACAGCATATGCTAATGCCAACGCTTATGCGGAGCAAAAAATTGCTGACCTTATAAATGGCGCACCAGAAACATTAGATACATTAAAAGAAGTAGCTGATGCTATTGAATCAAGTAAAACAGTTGAAGAAGCACTAAACAAAGCTATTGGTGTAAAAGCTGATCAAACAGAATTAGACTCTCATACTGGTAATAATATGGTGCATCTCTCAGAGAACGAAAGAAAGAAATGGAATGAGGCTTATTCTCACAGCACTTCTTCTCATGCTTCTGTTAATGCAGAAGAGAATCAAAATGCTTTCAGTGAAGTAAAAGTGGGGTCTACTATTGTCTCAGCAGATTCTAAGACAGACAATTTGGTACTCGAAGGCAAGAATATTTCTATAACACCAGATGTGGAAAATAAAAAAGTTACATTTGAGTTGACGAAAAACAATGTAATATCGGCATTAGGTTATACTCCCGAAGAAGGTGGAAGTGGTACTGAAACTAATGTAGAATACGGAACTTGCAACACCGCTGCTACTACAGCAGCTAAAGTGGTATCTATTCCAAGCGATAGTTCTTGGCTTTTAAAAAAGGGGGCTATCATATTTGTTAAATTTTCAAACTCCAATTCTGCGACATCTTGCACTCTTAATGTAAATGGCACAGGAGCAAAAAGTATTTGGTATAATAACGCAGTTTATACTGGTAATTCAGTAATGGTGTGTGGATATGCTAATAGAACTCATATGTATATATATGATGGTACTTATTGGGTATGGGTATCTTCTGGTTCAGATTCGAACACAATTTATTCTAATGCTTCTCTTGGACAAGGATATGGTACTTGTACAACAGCCGAAGCTACCGTTGCCAAGATTGTAACATTATCAAGCTATGCGCTAGTTGTTGGTGGTATTGTATCGGTTAAGTTCACCTATGCTGTTCCTGCCAGTGCTACCCTTGACATTAATAGTAATGGTGCAAAAGCGATATATAGGCGTGGTTCTGCCATTACTGCTGGCATTATTAAAGCAGGTGATACAGCTACATTTATATACAATGGCTCTCAATATCATTTAATTTCAGTTGATAGGGATGATAACACTGACACAAAAAATACAACTGGTGCAACTAATACTACAGGGAAGATGTATTTAGTAGGTGCAAAAACTCAAGCTACTGCTGTACAGACATACACTCAGTCAGAAACATATATAGACGAGAACGGAAATTTATGTAGTAATGGCACACCAGTTAGCACCGAAAATCACACGCACGATGAATATGTGAATATTACATATTCTGACACTGAACCGACAGTACAAAGAGTTGGTGATTTGTGGTGTAGAGATTATGAATAGGAGGAATTAAAATGGCAAGAATTTTACAAACACCATCAATTGCTGCGATTGATTCCTTTGATCCATCCTATGATAGAGATATAGATTTCTATTATGAAGACAATCAACCATATAAACATAGAATAGTTATTATTAATAATCAGACGAATCAGACTGTCTACGACAAAACTATTGAATCAATGAGAAAATACATTACTATTCCTGCTAAGACATTAACAGGCGGTGTTCAGTACCTTATTCAGATTCAAGTCTTTGATGTTGATGGGAATAGAAGCAATTTATCCGATCCAGTACTCTTCTATTGTTTTTCTATACCAATTCTTAATTTTTCCAATGTGACAAATGAACAAATATATAGAAATGCTAGTATTGAATTATCTTTAACATACTCTCAAGCACAAAATGAGCAAATTAAAGATTATCAATTCATATTGTACTCTCAGGATAAAATTTTACTGACTTCATCCAAGGTGTTCTATTCTTCTACTCTCTCATCTTATACATTTTATGGTTTGCAAAATAACACCAAATATTATGTAAGAGTTTATGGGGAAACAATTAATGGAATGCAAATGGATACTGGATATGTTGCAATTAATATTCAGTATGAGAGGATTCCTGCTAATATTGGATTTTATATTCAGAATATTTATGACAAAGGATATATTAGTATAGAAACTAATATCCTCAGTATAGGATATGAAACAGAAAATGATAATTATGAATTCGTTGATGGATGTTTAATCTTAAAGAATAATTCATTGACGTATAATGAAGGTTTTGAAATTACAGGTGATTTTTCATTATTCATCGAAGCAAAAAAATTACCTATTTCAAAATTCTTTACTGTTGGAGATGGGAGTATATCACTCAATATCGTAAAAATCTGCAACACATATTATTGTCGATTATTTGTTAAGGATAGCAGTCTTGTCATGTGCACTGCTTTGCCAAAAGCAAGAATTACAACAAATAATGGAGAATATATAATCACAGAGGATGGGAAAACTATTGAAATAATAAATACATCTTATGATGATAACGAACTCGTAGTGTTTGAACTGAAACGAGTAAAAGGAATTTACAGTCTTAATGCATATTACAAACAAGAAAGGATGGTGGCTAACTCATGATTTTCTTAAATACAACTTTCTGTGGTGGTCGTCACGCATTGTCACCACTTCCAACTAAAACAACTCCAATAATGGCAATTCAAATTTTTGATGGTACATATAATAAGCTGTTTCTGTCCTCTGACGCTTCTTTGACTGTCAATAATTTCGATGACGCATGGACGTATGACACCAAAGTAAATGCAGATTTCAATGGAAATTTTGAAGCTGGTAATGTGGGATTTAGTGTTAAAACAACTGATAATATTGTTATTCGAAGACGTGAAAAAGGAACTATGGATTGGACTGTTATCTATGTGAACCCAATTAAGACAGCAAATGATTTCCATGTCATTTTTAATGATAATTACGCAAGGGCTGGAGTTGAATACGAATACAGTCTATCTTCTTTCTGTAATGGAATAGAGAACAGTTTTATTATAGAAAATGTATTTTCTGATTTTGGTGGAGCATATGTCACGGATAAAGATTCTATTTATGGAACAATCTACGACTTAGACGGCTGTGATACAAGTAGAAATATTACAGCTCAGACTCTTCAGTTATTAAATAGCAAATATATGACAGTCGTATCTAACTCACCTCTTAATTGTGATAGTGGCTCTGTAACGGGCACTTTTATTAAAATGGATTGTACTACTTACGAGCTTGATAGAAATGGTGGATTGCAATACAGGAATGATTTCAAGAATAGATTAGCCAACAAAAGACCTTTAATACTCAAAGTATATGATGGACGTATATGGATGATTCGAGTCACTGGTGGTATTCAAGACAAACAAAATGGTCATCCCGATATAAGACAGATTACTTTTGAATGGGTTGAAATAGGTGATGTTAATGACATGAAAACATTATATCTGAATGGCTTTTCTAATGTAGATAAGAAATGGTGGTGATAAGTTGAAGTATAACATTACACAGGAAGATAAAGATTTGCTGCTACAAAGTAATTTAAATTATAAATATAAGCTTCTTGTTTTAAATAAAAATGGTTCTATTTTAGATGAATTAGATTGTATATCAAGTGTTGGTACATACAATATTGAGTCCGAATCTGACATTAGACGGACTACTTATCTTATCTTATATTTAGATGATTCTTATCAATCTATGTCTGTTGAAAATAAAATATATGATTGGATTAGTTTAAATTTCGAGCTGCAAATAGGGATTTATAGTATTAGAAAAGATGATTATGTATGGTATAAATGTGGAAACTATCTAATCACTGATGGCGGCACTAATTATGACGCTACAAACAACTCTATCAGTGTTTCGCTTTCTGATAATTATGCAAAATTAAATGATACGAGAAATGGTCAGGTTGGTGGCGCACCAACCATAGAAATCCCAAATGTAGACGATAATGGAAATATTATCACTATCAAGCAAGTAACGGAAGGTGTTCTTAAGAGCGAAACAGATATAACAAAATATATCATTGATGACATAGGACAATTTTATGGAATGCCACAGAACAATCCTAACTATGTTCAATATCGAAAAGATAACCCTAAATGGAATCAGCTCCCATATGATTTAAAGTATGAAGTTGGTTGCACAGTTGGAACAATTCTTTCTGAAATAGCAGAACTTTATCCTAACTGCCAAATGTATTTTGATATATATAATAATTTTTGTTTCAACCTTATTCCATCTTGTGAGTATGAGCCAATCACTCTTGATAATAAGTATCTACAGGAAATTCTTATTTCAGACAATTCAGAAAGCGTTACTTATGATATTAAAAACATTAAAAATATTACAGAAGTTTTTGGTGCAATACACGAAGTAGATAGAACCTCTACTTCATGCTCGTTGTCTACTAATATCTATACTATTACTCTTGATAAATATGAGGAATATTCTTCTGGTGATATTATTGCATTTACTCCTAATGCTTCAAATATAGCAAATACTAAAGTACGAATCAATTCTCTTAATACTCTTCCACTTTATTATGAATATACAACTGATTATATAGATAAAGGGTTACTAGAAAAGGGTAAGATGTATGTTATCCAGATTAAACGAGTAAATGAAAATCTGCTTGCATATTATCTTGGGCAGTATCAGCCACATGCATTATGTGTATTAACTGATAATGCCAATGATAGTAAATATACAAAATCATATTTTGCAAAAAAATATAATTGTGATGTGCGCAATATCACTCTTAGGGTCGAAAAGAATAGCCCATTTACGGTACAAAGATTAGGTGAAGTATTAGATGTAAAAACTGGTGATGAATTTGAGAACATTATATCAGATTCTGTTGCCGTAGAGAATGCAATATATTATAACAGAAAATCAACTTCTATGAATGATACGGTTACTATAACAACTAAAATGATTCCATTTTTAGATGTAAATGTAAAGGTTGAGTATCAAAAACAGCAAGACAATGAAGTTAAGCAATATATAGTTAAATCAGTATCTAATGATACAGAATCTAATATTACACATATCACAATGTACAGATTTTACCCATTGTATTATGCATAAAAGATTGGAGGGAATATGGAATATTCACATAATTTTGGTAGCAATTTCCCAAACGAAACAATTCCAGTCGGAACAAAAAAAGACATAGATGATACTGTAAAAGAATTAATTAATCAATATTATTTGTATATTGAATCTGGTGACTTAGCGTCTGCAAATCAATTGTACGAAGCAAATAAAGATACATTAAAGTCATATCAGATTAATATGGAATATATTAATAAGCTTGAAGAGGAAATATACAATACAGGTATTTTTGCTCTTAACTCAATTAAATCTATTGTTAGTTCTGATATGCCAGCGTCTCAGTCAGTTGATAGCTTTTGGTATCAAGATTACTAATTGGGAGGTGAAAAATATGGAAGAAAAAGATATCTTATTTGAACCTCATAATGATATGAGTGTGGATGATATAGAAATTGTTACCAAACATAACAACTTAATAAAATTAGGAAATTATAGTGATGCTATTACTCTACTAGATAACAACAATTATCAAAGTGGATTCAGGGCATCACTTTTTAATTCCATTCAAAATAAGACTCATAAGCTGCAAGAACATTTACTAAATACTTTTGTAGCTGAAGACAATGAATATTATTCTTACACCGAGCCAGACCCAGAATTTATGAAAGCAAATGGTTATGAGTTTTGGTGTCAACCTTACTAAATAAAAGGAGGAAATGAAATGGCAATTTTGCAAGGATTTATTAAAACAATTAAACGTAGATTAACTAATGAAGGATATAAATGGCAATCAGAAAAGACAAGTTCTCAGACAGTGGTAATGGGTGATGGTACAGATAATACAGATACTGCCGAAAAAAGATTTGGTGCAATTAATGGAATTACTTCTTCTTTAAACACAAACAATGATAACTATGCTTTATCGGCTGCTGGTGGATATACTTTACAATCACAAGTTAATGAACTAAACACGAATGTAAACAAGAAGCAGGATGCATCAACGGCAATCACGACTAGGAATATTGGTCAGCAAAGTGTGAAATATGCATCAAGTGCAGGTACGGCAGCAAATGCTAGTAAAGTTCTTTGGAGCGGTGTGCAGGGCAAACCATCAACTTATCCACCTAGTTCACATTCTCACGATTACCTTCCAAACAACCCACCTTGCATAGAGATATTTGGACAAGGTGGTGTGCCATTTATTGATTTTCATTATGGTGGAAGTTCGGCAGACTATACAAGTCGTTTAATTGATGCAAGTTCAACTTTTAACTATTTAACAAACAGTGGAATCCATCAGTTTTGCAATGGAAGTGGTAGCCAAGTTGCAAGGATACAATCGAATGGAACATTTGGAGCATTAAGCGGTGGAACTGCAATAGTAGGAAGTGCAATTTATTGTCAAGCAAACTGGAGTGGAAGTTCTTATGCACCTGTTTATGGTACATCATTCACGAATCCATCTTCAAGATTAGTGAAGGAAAACGTTACAGATATGTCTGAAGAAGAAGCTAAGAAAGTGCTTCTATTAAATCCGATTGAATTTAACTATATTAAGGAATTTGGTGGTGAGAAGAATCAGAGAGGATTAATTGCAGAAGATGCACTTGATATTATCCCATCCTGTGTTACTGTTCCTGATGGATATTCAGAAGAAGACTTTGATGCAAGTAAAGGCATTCAAAATAAGGTATTAGCAATTGATTATTCAAAACTTGTCCCGTATCTTATCAAAATGGTGCAGATACAACAGGAAGAGCTTGAAAAAATAAAAGAACAATTGAATAATTAGAAATTTAATATATTGTACAAAAACTCTGAATAAAAAGTAATTAAGAATATTTTTATATTTACAATGAAAGGAGTCATAAATGGAAAAAATAAAATTTAATAAAGACGATGCAATCTATGATGTGAACTTAACAAGAATTAAGAGTAACGTTATTAAGATTGCATCTGAAAAAAATATTTCCAACAAGATAATTACAAATGGGTTTGTTATTATAAATGAGTTCAATAATACAATAATGTCAGACTATAGTGATTATACAACTATTTATCTTGAATCTTGTGATGAATATTATTATTTATCAACTGGTGAAAAATATGTTGAGCCGACAGAGCCGATTGTTCCAACACCATCAGAGCCTATTATTGAAACATTAGAATCTGTTAAAAATAGTAAAATTAATGATTTAAATAGAATATGTAGTGAAATGATTACAAGTGGTGTTGATGTTGAAATAGATGGAAATACAGAGCATTTTTCTTATACCATAGAAGACCAGGCTAATATTGACGACATTGCGCAGATGGCTAAAGTTACTAAAATGGATCAGTCTTATCATTGCGATGATGGTTCATGCAAATTATATACACCGGAACAAATTGCAACGATCTATATGTCACAGAAAATGAATAAAGCTCATAATATTACATATACAAATCAATTGAAATTATATGTAAAATCTTTAGATGTAAAAATAAATGTAGAATCTGTTTCATATGGTCAGGACTTAACTGATGAATATTTAGATACATATAATACAATTATGGAACATGAACAAGCTGTTGCTCAAGCATTTATTGAAAAAGAATAAGGAATTGTACCATGAAAATTATTAAAAAGATTTTTAAATTTATCTGTAAATGCATATTTGCATATTCTTTCTGTGGAGGATTATATCTTCTTATAGAGATGGCATTCCGACAAAGAACCGATTTAAGTATGTTTTTTCTTGCAGGTTTTATTGGTCTGTTTGTTATGTTTTTCAACAATATATTTACATACGAAACAGATTATATAATACAGATTATAGTTTGTACTGCCTATTCTACATTAATGGAAGGTTTTGCCGGAAATATAATTAATTATGATTATCATATATGGGACTATAGAAATTTACCATTCTCATTTTGGAATTCACAAATAAATTTAATGTTTATTGGTTGTTGGATGCTTATTGTAGCTGTAATTATCCCTGTGCTTGATTATATTGATTGGAAATTATTTGATTATTTAATTGATATTCCACCTTACTATAAAGTGTTTGGCAAGAAAATATACCAGTTTAAGAAAAAATAGTTATCCAACTAAACACAAATTTTGTTAAGAAAATAATTGCAATAAAAGTACCTTTCTATTATACTGTATATAAGTGAGGTGCTACAATGAAATATAAAGTATACGATGGAATAACAAAAAATTTATCAGATGTAACACTTAATACAATTGATGATGCTGAAAGTCTTATTGATATATTAAAATGGCTCGCAATTGAATCTAATATGAAACACAACTATATTGTTGTCCCACAAGTAGAAATAGAAATAAAATTATAGGGTATGTAGAAATTAATCTACATACCCTATTTTTTACGATTTTATCTTGTTCATTTCAGTAACCAATTCTTCTATTTCTCGATGTGTATATACTTTTTCAGTCATATCTTCTATTTTATGTCCAACAATTTTCTTCAGGATATATTCGTTCATATTCACATTTAAAGACTTGGCTTTGGTGATAAATGTATGTCTTGTGGAATGTGGTGTAAGGTGTCCGTCAAACTTTAATTTTTTTATGACTTTATTAAAACGAGACAAATACTGATCATATGATAAACCAATACCTTTTTCCTTAGATATATCATTGAACAAAAAATCACTATTAGCACTAATTGCTTCGTTATAATATTTTTTAACTATGTTCTTAACTAATGGATGTATAGGAACTAATCTATTTTTACCTGCTTCAGTTTTGATTCCACCACGAATATAATTATCTTCTAAGTTGACGTTTTCTACTTTTAAATTAATTAATTCGCTAGGTCGCCAACCACTATAACAAGCATATAATATCATATCAGCAAATGGAACAAAGTCTTTTGCATTCCATAATATTTTTAGTTGTTCTTCTGTAAAAGGATCTTTAATCTTCTGTTCTCTTGCTTTTTGCTTAAATACTTCTTTGTCCAAGAAAAAGTTTCGTGCATAATTAATTTCACATATTCTGGCTTCAATAGCATAATCATATATGTGATTAAATAAATATTTAATGCTTTCTTTTGTCTGAGGGCTTGCTTTTATTTCTCTCCCTTTGTCTTTACCTCTTGTCCCAATACGAAATCCATTTTCTATTACACTTTTCATATCTAAAATGGATAACTCTCTGAACTTTTTATCATAAATAGCAGAACAATATGCATATGCCGATGTTAAGCGATATCTTTGAGACTCATGCGTCTTTATAAAATATTCATACCACTTTTCATATAATTGTGAGAATGTAATATTTTTACTATCAAGGTCATATGGGTTATCTAAGTAGTTAGCAAGTGCTCGTGCTGCCTCGCCTTTAGTTTTAAAATTTGAACCAATATTTTTTACAATTTGTTTTGATTTTCCTGTTTTTTCATCTATTTCCCATCCAATAGTTACTTTTGCTCTATAGCGTTTTCTTCGTGAATCATAACTGATAGAACCCTCTCCATTACTACGTTTTCCTGCCAT